AAATATCAAACGTAAAAAGAGTCAACCTAAAATTATTTTGCAAAAATCTAGAAGTCCTAATAAGAAATTCATGGTAACTGTAGATTCCACAAATGTAAATTTCGGAGCAAAGGGTTATTCTGATTATACAAAGCACAAAAATAAATCTAGAATGCGTAGATATGAGAAAAGACACAAATCAAGAGAGAATTGGAAAAAATCTGGAATGAGAAGTGCGGGTTTTTGGTCTAAATGGATTCTTTGGAACAAACCAGGATTTTTAGAATCTATTAAAGATACCCAAAAACGATTCGGCGTAAAGATTGTTTACAAGAAAAAGTCTAATAGAAGAAAGGATGGAATGGACGATGACAACACGGATATGGATATTGATGAGATTTCTGAGCTTTTGTCGTCAACTAAAATAGGAGGAAAAAGAGCCGAAACCCATCATTTAAAAAGCAACAACAGATATCAACTTTGTGTTTAGACTTGAAAAATTGATTTTTAATTATGATAGATTAATATTTTTCAATATTATTATGAGTCCAATTCAAGATACAAATCATGAGCAAGACTTTTATGAATGTTGTGCTGAATTTGACCTTGAGATTGAGCAAGAACAATCTTCTTCAATTCAACAACAAGATCAATCTCCAGAACCGCCTAGAGAATTTATGATTCAACGTTTGTTTTCTATAGTATCCAGTATAGAAATAACAAGACATTATGCAAATATTTCTGTAGACCATATGGAAGACATGCTTGAAATTTTAGATCATTCGATTAAAGAGTGTGAAGACTATTACGGTCCATATAGGAATCGTCATGGTTTATTTTTTTCAATTATAGATGGGGCAAAAGAGTTTTTACATTTTATAAGAGAAGATCAAGATAGAGGACTTCCAAGTATGGATAATCAATATATTTGAGTTTCAATCATCCGAATGTATTTTCTCCGTGAATTTTCACATAGAAATATTTTTCATTTTTTTCATCGCTACTTTTTGAATTATCATATTTTAGTTTTGTTAAATAATCGTCATATAATGTACCCATAATCGCAGTTGGACATACCAACATTTCATTTGAAAACATAAACATAGCTTCTTCTTTTTTTAAAGAGTTCATTTGAGCTCTTATAGCAATCAATAAGTGACTTGCTGATACTTCTTTTGGAACTAAAAATTTACTTTTATTAATAGTACCAAATCTATCATCCAAATCAACAATGACAGGAACATAATTTGGATATTTAGCTAGAATTTTATTTGATTCATCAATTCTTTTGTTCAAAGGCACTTTTTGTTTGTATGTTTTAGACATTATTGTTAGCTCTTTCTTTTATAAAGAATTTTTTTAAATTAATTTAAAAAGTTGAAATTAATTTAATTAATGAATAATCACAAATATGATGGTAAAAATTTATGTCACATAAATCAATATATTTTAGTCAATTTTATAACGAAAATATTTAAAACTTTATACAATTTTATAAATTTATTTGGTCAAAATGAAAGAAACCATCATGGTAATCATGTATTTGCTGATTTCGTTTGGGATGTCACAAAAGATAATCTTGATGGAGAAGACTTTAGCGATCATGTTTTTGGAGATTTTGTTTTTGAAACTATGAAAAAATGTATTCAACAAACAAGTATGACAATTGTACATTCTAAATTATGTATTTATGATCCAAAAATTACTGAACCAGGTTTTTCAAGTGTGCATATTTTAGATGAGAGTCATTGTGCTACACACTGCTATTCAAGAAAGGGATTACTTGCTATTGATATTTTTACTTGCGGTATTACAGATCCTGTACCTATGATAGAATTTGCTGTAAAAGAAATACAAAAAAAATATCCTTCTTTAATATGTACATACAAAGAAAATCATCCTAGATTTCATTATATGAATAAATGTTAATTCATTTCAATAAAAGTTCTATTTTCATACTTGACATCTTTTCTAACTCCATTTTTATAACTTATAAAGAAAGTATCGTGTTGATTAATTGGAATATAATCATTGGCGGATCCTCTTAACGAATTTCCATATGCTAATGATAATAACGAAAGTAAAAACAAAATTTTCATTTTATTATAGTTGAATTTTATAATTATTTTTATTATAAAAATCATTTTTTTTATGCATTTTAAATTACATGATTGGTTTTGTTCCATTATTTATAACAACACCATTATGGTGTGGTTGTTCCTCATCCTCATCATAAATAATAAACTCAGATTCATATCCATCGTCATTTGGTGTTGTTTCTTCAGTTTTTGTTTTAGATTCACTAAAGTAATCAATATGAGCTATTTCATCACTATTTATATCATTCATTCCCTTAATTCTAAATCCCTTCCATCTATAAGTATTATCTAAATCACCCCATTTCTTAATAAAATGTTCTTTTATCTCATTCTTATCAGGAACTTGACCAGAAAATGAATCTCTATACCATGTTTTGAATTCATTATATAATTCATCAACATGTAGATATGATTCTCTGTCTTCTTTCAATCTTTCTTCTACGAATTGTCTTAATCTATCATTTTGTTTTTGGTAAATTAATGTTGCTGCTTTGACTTTATCAGGAACATATCTGGTATTAGTTCCTAAAGCTTTTCTATGCTCTAATAACATATAACAAAATGGTTCAAGTAATTCAGGAATTTTTTTCTTAAAGTTATCATCTCTTGGAAATTTCTTTTGTCTAAGTTGTTCCTCAAATGTTTCAGGAACAGATTCACCACGTCTAACAAATTTAGATTCAAAAGGTAATACTCTTATTCTGTTAAATGTAGCTTCATCAGCGTTTTTAATTCTTGGATTCTTGTTGCAATTATGTGTTACTATACCTTCAGCAATAAAATTACTATAAGGTTCATCTACATTTATATCATAAACATTTTGTTCTTCTACTTTTTCAATTTTTATTATCTTCATTTCATAACAAGGTAAAGAATCTCTATCTCTTGATACAGAATAATTTACATTACCTTTACCATTACCTTGATTACAAAATTGAAACATTTTATTCTCAATTAGATATTTTTTTATATCGATTGAAGGCATATCATATTCAATATTTTCATTGATATATCTTCTAACTTGTGTATAAGTTATTAAGTATCTTTCATCAACTATTTTATCTTTTAATTCTTCGATAGCTTTGAGTCTTGAATTCATTAATGTTTCACATACATTTCCATCAACTATTTCAGATTTTTGTTCAATATACTTCCATTTATAATTATTGGAAGATCCATTTCTTAGAGCAGCTCCTCGTATTGATGAATGATTAAAACCAAGTTCTTTTTCTACATCCATCGAGCTTCTAAAAGTTTTAATTACTTCATTTGTTTTTTTATCTATTTGTTGTAATAATGGTTTAGGATTTTGTTTTTGATAATTTTGATAAAGTTCTCTTGTTCTATTAATAATTTGTTGATTTTGTTGTATGATGTTATTTCTATATCTAAAATATGATGAAACAATCATCATTCTATATGATTTATGACAACAATATCTTACACCGATTTGTTGAATAAATTTGTGAATACTATGATTTTTTGTTATATTTAGAAAAATATAACTTTTATTTTCATCATCTTTGTATACTTGAGTAGTGACATTAAAATCAATATCAAATAATTTATTCATAAGAAAACCTAAATTTTCATATTCTTGTTTTAAACTTTCTATGTGATGAGAAACTTTAGAACCAACAAGTCTAATGTCATTAAAGTTATTATTAACAATACAAGGTATAATTCCATCACCTCCAAATAATCCAGCAATAAATTCTCTGATAATAAATTTAGGACATTTCTCATCATAAATAAAAGTTGGAAATTCAGATGAATTATTGATTCTTCTTCCTTTTGATAAACAACATAGTTCTTGAAGGATATTATGAATAGAAGTTGGAAGATGTATTTGAAATATATTGTTATTTTCAACTATCATAGGTCTTCTTCCGGATAAAAATTCAATATCATTCAATAAATTTTCACAATCTATTTTATGACCTAAATATAATATTTTATTATTACTTCCATCAGTTAGACTAAAACCAAGAATTCTTGAATAGGTTGCTAAAATTATTCTATCATCAAGTTTTCTCATATCAAATACTTTATTTGATAAATTTAATTCATAATTATATGAATCAAACATATCGTCTGCAACAGGATAATCAATTCCCATTTTTAACTTAGTATTATTTGGTTTAATATCTTGTGCCTCAATCCATTCATTATCTGATGTAAGAAATTTATGATTTGGAGTGCATGTAATTTTTCTTCCATCCAACAAAGTTAATGAAACACATTGTTGAATACCTTTATCTAAGAAAGCATTTTGATTAATATTAATAAAACCATCTTGGTTACTATCCCATCCTAGAAGTTTACTCTTGTTTTTAATCAAATTCTTAATTGAAAATGATACACCATTTGATAAAGAGACTTTTGTATTTCCGGATAAACATATAAAAACCAACTTGAACATGGGTTGAATCTCTTTAGTAGATTTTCCTTTTTCAAACAGGTCTCTTACGAATATAGAATCATCACCAGACAAAGATTTTAAATAACCAATATTCAATTCCTCATCATTATCAGGTTCTTCTAAAACAGCCCATCTAACACCTCCACCAGCTCTTGCAAGTTCAGGATTAGCTACACCATTAGAAAGTTTTTTACCTGTTAATAAAGTGGTACTAAATTTAATTGCATAAGGACCAAGCATTTGTTCGATTATTTGTTGTGTAATAGATTTGGCGTTATCACCATTACCAGTCCAGAAATTAACAACTTTTTGACTATTTCCACCTACAAAAACATCAGATACTTGATCCATAAAGTATTGTCTAACAGACTTATCTGGAAAAACCTTTTCAAGAAAGTTATATACTTCTTCAACTCTAGGATCTGTATCATCATATTCAAAGTAAGATATATTCATTTGTTTACTAATATAATCTTCAGGTTTGCCAGGTCTAAATACATTCTTAGTCAAATCATATACTCCATTTTTAAAACCGATAATATATGGATTCATATCCAATTTACGAAGAAAGTTTTTATCATAAAATAAATCAGCTGCTTCCTTCATTACGTTAGATTTAAAAGGAGCAGACTTAAGATTTGTAATAGTTTTTTGTGTTTGTTTAATTTTTTCACCAACAGATTTCTCATCAGCTTTGTCGCATTCTGCTTGTTCTTGGAATAGAGATGAACCATACTTAGAAAATTTATTAACGACTTCAGTTGAAATTTGTTGTCTTAAAAAGACACCTTCTTCTACTTGTTCCCATCTATGATTGATGAATTGATACCATTCTTTGTTTACAATACTAGCGCAAACAAATTCTGTTCCAAATTCATTGTGTAGATATTTAGCGATATCGAAATGAGAACCTTGAATAGAATCCTTGATACATTTTTGACCTTCATCATTTTTAAATTTAGCATATTCTTCAGGACTATCAACAGACGCAAAGTATTTTAAAGTTCCGATAGTATAATCTCTTTTTTTCATTTTACTCCATTCTAAATGAAGTTTATCTTCACCTTCATATTGTTCAGGACATCTTTCAGAGAATTCATTCCATAGTTCTAAACCTTCATCATCTCCATCTGTAACATTATATAATACCCAACCGATTTCCATCCAATCGTGATAATTTTCACATCTAAATTGAGCTAACATAGGAACTAATTTCTTAGCCATTTTGATGTTTTCCATTGTAGAAACTTTATGTTGTTTTTTCTTTTTATTATCACCAACGAATTTGTTTATAATGTCTTCTCTAATAGGAGAGATAAGATTAGATTTTATATCATGAATTTTTCTATGATGAGGAATAATACTAAGAATAGATGGTAAATAATACAACCAATTCTTTTCATTGATAGTAACTAATTCTTCATCAGTATTAAATATTTGATATCCATTAAAAGCATCCTTAGCATTAATTTCTTCACAATTTCCATCATATACTTTACTAATTAAGTAAGGATCTTTTTCAGCTTCTTTTCGACTACCATACATTAACCAAGCATTATCAATAACTTTATAATCCATCAAAGTTGATGAATCTTTCACATTAAGATTTTCAAATACATTCATTTCTTTAAGAATTTTTTGAACTCTCATATAAATATGTAATTCAACATCAGATTTTTTTAAGAAAAAATAAGGAAAGTGAATATGAAATCCTCTTTTGTAATATATAATATCTTTACCATCAGCATTACGAACCATTTTAGAAATAGGTTTTTCAAGTAAGACACATAATAAATCTTTTTCAGAACAGTTATTTAATACTTGTCTAATGACAGATTGAAATATCTTGATTACATCGAGTACATTTTTTTCACTGTATAAAGTATCACAAAATGTAAAATCATCAGTAAGTTTTATTTTGATATCAAAATCAGCATAAACAGGAATATGTTCTCTTGGTTTTTCTGCTACACCTAAAATATTATTGACAGGATCTTTAGCTAACTTTAAATATAACTCTTCAAATTTTTCTAAGTTATTTCTAACAAATCTAAATTTTCCTTTTGGTTCAAATAAAGTTTGGTGTGAAAAGTACATATCATCAACGTAAAAACGTTTAATAAAATTTACAAGTTCTGAATTCATATTATATTAATTATAAATATTAATTTTAAATTTTGTTTTTTTAATTTTTTTCAATTTTTCATATTTACCAGCAAGCTTGTATGGCCTTTATTTTTTAAGACTTTTTTGTGAATAATAATAAAAAAACTATTTAAAAATTATATATCATATTAATAAAAATGTTCTTTACAAAATTAATTATAAATAATGAAAATGAAATTGAAAAAGAAGATGATGGAAATAGTGTTTGTGTTGTTGGAAGTTTAAGAAGTACTATTTCTGATAATACAGAATCTATTGAAAATAATGATGGAATATTTGAAATGGATGAAGACCAAACTTTGAATAAGACTGAAACTAAAGATTCGAGCAATCAAACTACAATTGATGAAAAGATTAATGAAGATGATGAAGATGAGAATAGAAATGATAAACTGTATGTTATTAGTATAGATAATATTCCTTATTATTATGAACAAGATTTGATATCAGCAAGAGCAAAAATGTGGAGTCTCGGAACTAACATAATGAAAGAAACTGATAATGATGATTTTACATTTAATCCTCGTTGTATTTTTGCAAATAACTGTCAAAATAAAATATCAGTTGTATCACAATATAGCTTTCTTGGATTTTATTATAATCACACAATTTGTGAATTAGAAATAAATTATGTTGTAAAAGAATAATTTTTTTATTTTGTTTTTTACTAAATAAATGAAATCAGATTATAAAAAATTAAAAGATTATCATGAACCACTTCATCCAACAGAAGTATCTATTTATAAAAAGAAAAAAGTTGCTGAAGGATTCGATGAATGCACTTCAAATGAGAAACAATACTGCAATAATTACAGTAAAAAGTGTATGGTTGGTGTAAATGATGACGCATTGTGTAATATTGGAACATTTCATACATATCAAAAAAATATGGCTAAAATGTAATATATTTTTATACATTTTTTGTATAAAAATAATATTTATCCACTATAAGACCATTTACTTTTACATTGTAAACATTCATTAAATGTTGTTGATGATTCATCACCTCCTCTAGTTTGTTTAGTAAATGAAAATACTCTGTTTGAACCACATTTATTACATTGAGTTATACCTTCAATTATTTCGAAAGGTTGAATTATAAAATTATCCTGTTCTTCTTCCTCTGCTATTATATCAGCATAATCAAAATGTTTCCAAAGTATTTTTTTTTCTTTTAACTCTTTTAAAACATCTGGAAGTTTTTTTTTATTTTTCAAATCAGTAATTATTTGAAATACTACAGTTTTACATAATTTTTCATCATTATTACATATTTCTAAAATTTTATTACTTAATATTTTCAAGTTTTTTTCACTTTTGATCTCTATTCGTAAACACCTTTCTAATACTAACTTCAAATTATCGTTTTCCATTCAATTTATCTCATACAAAAAAAACATTTATTTCATTTTTTTATTTTGTTTTATTAAAGAAAGAGGAGAATGAATTACTGTTTAATTTTTTTTATAATTGAAATTATTTTAATTATTTACTTATTTACTTTAATATATGAACCATGTTACGTTAAAGATACTATTGAAAACTTTGTTTTAAGGAAAGAAAAAGATACACAAGAAATTGAACCTAAACTAAAACTATTGCAAGATAAAATTAGTCCTATGTTTGCGGATGATGTTGAATACACAGGAATATTAGGAAATATCAATAAAAAGCGATTATTAAATGAAATATATCTCTCCAAAGGACAGAAATCATATACTATTAATAAAGAGCATATTTATATGTGTTTAAAAGATGAAAACAACAACTATTATGATGATAATATGTTAATTTATGTTCTTCTTCATGAAACCGCTCACAGTATTTGCGATGAAATCGGTCATACTAAAAAATTTCACAAAATTTTTGATGCTTTATTAGAAAAAGCTACTCAATTAAATATATATGATCCAAGAATTCCTATAAGAAGAGATTATTGTAATTATACAAATTAATTCATTTGATTGACTATAATCATTTTCTTAATTCCTTCAGGCCAAAATTTATAAGTATCCAATATTTTTATTTCATTTACATTTGGATGTTTTTTATCAAAACGATTTAAATAAAAAGATTGCAATTCTTTTGAATCATCAAATTTATAATAATATATATCATCTAAATATTTATTTTTAACACACATCACATACTCTTTCTCAAACATGATTTTATCTTATATCATTATTTTTTTATTTCTAATTTTTTTCATACTTGAAAAAGAAATAAAAAAATTAAAATTTTACATTATCTATAAAAAAAACATACTTGAATGCTTGTAATTGAACTATTACATCACTTAAATCATCTTGTTTCTTCATTCCTCCAATATGACTCATCGTTTCAAAATCATCTCTCAAAGAAAGTATATAAATACCTTCTTTAACACTCCATTTTTTTCGTTCTCTATCTCCTAACGTTTTATATTTATATCCTTTTTTTGTTTTTACTAATGTTTGTGGAGCTCCTAATATTAATGTTTTATAATAGGCAGGAAACTCAATTATTGATATATCCTTACCATAATTAATCATAAAATATGATTGGCAACTTTGACCTATTTTTAATGCCATTGTATTATTTCTTTTACCAAATGACATTTGTTTTTCAACTATAAAATATGTTACTTTTTTCCAATATTCGGAGTATTGATCCAAAACATCAAACATATTATAACAATAATCTTTATCATAATATTTTTTTGGATCATCACATCCTTCAGTTAAATTAAACGTTTCTAATACAATATTTTTTCCATTCTTAAAAATATTTTCAAGTAGATCTGAAAAACCCTTTTGACACGTTCCATCATTATTATATCTTTTGATTTTTTCTATATTTTTTAGATTTTTTAATTTACTTACATCAATCTCTTCAATATAAAAAGAAAAAGTTAGTTTTCCTATATCAAAAGATGCTAACCATATTGTTTCATTATTATAATCCATTTAATTATAATAGTAAATTATTTTTTCTTTATATCAACTATCATCATCATTACTTTTAGAATCTTCTAAAGTCAAATCAAACAATGATTTCGGTACTACAGTTGGTGGAGGTGGTGGTGTAACATTATCATATTTATTATACTCAATTAATTTAGCATCAATCATTTGAAGAAGTGTTTCTAAATCACAACAAAATTTTATATCATCGACATATGTATCTTTCAAATTTACAATACCGCTTTTTGATTTTTTCAAATCATCTATTAAATTATTACACATGATTCTTTCAGATACTCTATTTGATCTATCATAATATGTTATCAACTCAAATGATTTATTTATTGTATCCTGAACAAATGACAATGTCTTTGTACGATTATCTTGAAGTAATGTTCTTGCTAATTGCGTTACCAATCCTTCTTGTTGTACATAAAGTAATTTAGCGTTTATTTTTTCACCTTTTTGTAATTTTCCAATGAATTTTAATTTACTAATCACTTCTTTATGCGACTCCATTTTTTATTTAATTAATTTTTATTTTTAAGTATAAGTTTTTTATCCAGTACCTGCTACTAAATTTCCAGCTGTTGTTATACATGCTAATGGAGTAGTCAAACTAGTTGTATTATGATAAAAACACAAATCTCCAGAAGAATTTTCACCTATAGTCCATTGATTTCTACCGTTTATTCTAAGTCCGCCTGAAGTACTAGTACCGGCATTTACTTTTGATGTACTTGTGGTAAGAGCATAACCTATTACATTACCTTCTGATGTAATAGAAGATCTTGAATATATTGCACCTGAACCTGTCATACCACCGTTATTTGTAATTGTTCCAGATGTTGTAATGTTACCGGTAACATTAATAGACCCCGGACCTGTCATTGATGTTCCTAAATAGTAGTTTGAACCTGTAAAAGAAGCACCTGAAATTGTTCCAGATGTTGTAATGTTACCGGCAACATTAATAGACCCCGGACCTGTCATTGTTGTTCCTAAATAGTAGTTTGAACCTGTATGAGTAGGTGCTGATATAATACCATTAGTACTATTTAAAGTTAAATTTTTTGCAGCTACCACATCCTGATATAAATTTATTGTACCAGTTCCTGCTGCTGCTGAGTTACCTACATTAACATTTCCAGATGTTAAGTCTTTACCTACATTAACATTTCCCTGATTAATACTTCCACCTAAACTTACGTTACCATTGGATGAATATCCATCATAGTATCCAGCATTTATTCCTTTACTAGAGTTGCCCGAATAAAGATTATTTTTAAAATATATATAACTACTACTATTAGTATTTCCTATTTCAATATTTCCTGTATGACTTGGAAATAAATTGAGAACTCCTGTTGTATTGTTGGAATTCAAAGTTTGAAAAAAACCTGTTGCTCCTGTTATTGATCCTGAAGATAAATTTATTGAACCTGTTCCACTAAGTGATTGATTCAATTGTATAGTATTAACTATGCTAGATGATGTTGTTGCTGGTATAAAAGATGAATTAATTTTACCAGTAGAATCTAAAAACGAATTATTATTAAATGTAACTCTGGTTCCATCCGGAAAACTTGCTCCAGTCATAAAAGATGGTGCATTCCAATAAGTTATTGTACCTGTTGATCCAGTTGAACCAAACACAATTCTTTGATTTGTACCTGTAAAATTTACAGTAGTTCCTGTAAAATTAGTTGTAGTACTTCCTATATTATGATAATTACCCATAAATGTTCCACTATTTGAACCATCTTGATTTATTCCTTGAATAACATTACCCATTTTTTATTATTTAATAATAAAAAATAATAAAAAATTAAAAAAATTAATTTTACAATCAATTTAAAAATAAATTTTGGCTTAAATAAGTTCTAATACTTTTCTTCTTCATAATAAATATAATAAATGAAGAAAGCTTTAACTTCGTTTTTTCTTTAACGAACGTTTCTTCTTTGGAGAACGTTTTTTTCTTCCGTCTGTTTCTTCTTGAATTTTTGATAATGGTCCAGATGGTGGTTTGTATTGTGGTGGTTTGTATTGTGGTGGTTCATTATCGGTGTTATAAGATGAAGGTGGTCTTTCGTTATTTGGAATTACATATCTTCTTATTCCAAAAAATTCTTTAATATAATTTATAATTTCTTCAAACATTTTTATTATAAGATTATAATATAAGATTATAATAAAAACAATAATTTCAAATTTATGGATAGATAAAATGAGTTATATTTTACTGTATAATCAATTTTGGCTTAAATAAGTTCTTAATTTGCTCTAATACTTTTTTCCTTATCTTATATCTGAAATTATATTGATTATCTACGAAATCTTTCTTAAACTTCTTATTACTAGCAAATACTGTATTCAATACTTCATCAACTGGATTAATAGCCACTTTTATATAATAAAAGAAATCTACTGTAAGAACATCACTATGTGCTAAAAAGTAATCCATACTTTCGATTTTTTCATATTGTTTCGCTGTGTGATTCTCAACATCTGTAATCAAATATTCTAATCTCGATCCAGATTGAACTATTTGACCACGTCGTTTCATTTTTTCAGCCAAAACTACTTGAGCTGGTAAACATCGTTCGTAATATTCCTTAGGAGTTACAGCATCTTTTAATTTGAACTGTTTTTCTCTTTCCTTTTCATCTCTTGGGAGTTTTGGAATAATATAATCACCAAGTTTGATTTTTTCCACTCCTTTTTCATCAATATGCGTTTCAAATATTGATTCACCATCAATCTTACAATTATCATCTGCTAAATGTAAATTATTAGTATTACCAACAGATTTTGTAACAACAAAATCCTTATAGGGTATAGAATTAGAACATAGACGATTAAATTCTTGTAAAAGATAATATAATATATCGTCTAATGGTTCTTTATTGAAAATCATCATAACAATACGTTCATAAATCTTACGGACGAATATGGATGAATCTCTTCTTGCAAGTAATACACCCTTTTTACCCACTTTTTCCTCTTCAACACCATCTCTACCACACTGTTTGTACATATAGCGCTTTTTGGTTAAAATGCAGAAACGGGTATAAATGACCTCCTCGAAAGCCAAAGATATGGGTTTTGGAAAGAGGTCTGAAATTTCTTTCGCAGTTTGTATGGCATAATCCCAAGATTCCTCAGCTGTTTTCAAATGTGGAAAATGTATGTAATTTGAATCTATAATGTGATAGATATAACATGTTAGTAAAAATTAAAATAAAAAATAAAAAAACAAGCTGGTTTTCACCTGTATCTCCGTAAACTAGTTCACCGCCGTATTTTGAAGTAATAGTTTTTGCTACTACATCTATATTTGTTCTTCCCATAAAGGTCGTGCACATGGCTCCTTAAAAATAAAATAAAATAAAATTTAAATTGTTAGAATAATTTAATAATGATGATATATATAATAATTGAAAACTTACCTGGCATAAATGGTAAATATCCTTTTTTTACTCCCATAGCTCCATACATACTATATTTTAAAATTAAATATATTAAGTTAGTTAAATAAATAGTAAATAAAAAATTAAAAATATAACTTACCTATTAGCACTGATTTTATAAGCCCATTGTCTCTTATCTAAAACATTATTTAATGTATTTAGATCATCAATTTTTTGTTTATTATCATCACTTTTCTCAAGTTTTTCAATCTCTTTATTATGTTTTTTAATTTCTCCTCTTGTATTCTTACGAGCGTCTAATAAATTTTGTAAAATTGTAGGTAGAACACCTTTTGGTTCTTTAATGAATCTATAATGTCTTTCAGCACATAATACATTCTTATTGATAGATTTTGTTATTTCAGATCTCTCTTCTCTATAAGGCTTAAGTTTTTCTACTCTTTCATCAATTTCTTTTTGTATTTCATTTCGTCTAAACTTATTTAACTTTTTATCTCTTTCTTCTCTCATTTTTTTCAATTCATCTTCCTCCTCTTTAATTAATTCTGTTAATTTATTTTTTCTAATAACCTTAGGATCATCTTTGCACGATACATGATCGCTCCAAGTAAATACGTGACATTTACTATTAGGAATATCACTGTCGTCAGGAACAAGAGTAGAATAATCAATATTATAAGCAATAATTGTTGTTGGGTACAGACTACAATTATGAGCAACAACACCATTTGTTAAAAAATTGTGAACTTTTTCAACTTCAATATCATAAACTTTTTGTATATCATTGTCTAAAATACCTATAACTTTTTTTTTATAAGAAGGTATGTATATACTATCAGTTTCTACTATATATTTGTTATCAGTGAACCAATCAAAACAACCTAATTCCTTAATATATTCTATTTCTGATGGAACATGTTGTCTATATCTAATAGACATTTTTCTTGTTTTATCAGAATGTCTTATATTTTCATGTCTACGATATCCAATATCTTTTATTGATGGTAAAGAATTAGAATTTATTACGATTTCTTTTTTTGTCAATTCATTTTTTGCAATGTTAAGACAGTCTGTAAATGTAATTTGACCTTTTTTTCTTGAGAAAACATTTTTTATATGAATATCTATCAATTCATTAGTTCTTTCAAAAACTTCCATATGCTGTTTTCTAATATTATCTAGTAGTCTTTGATATGATGAAGCAATATTTAATTTTAATGTTTTATTAACACAATATCTAAACCCAATTTGTTCGTTAAATTTTAAAATATCTTCTTTTAGTAGTGATATTTTTATATCATATCTAGGATTTTTTAGATAATCTTTTGGTTTTATTGATGTTATTCCATATTTAATTTTGATTGGTTTATAAATATTACAATCAAATCCTAGTTTTGTATGCATTTTTTTTATCAAGTCAAATATATAGATCATATTTTCTTTGTATTTTTCTATCACTGTCCATTTGAAACTAATTGAAAAAAAACCCTTTTCATTTTTACATAACCCAGATGTACAGCCATCACCTCCGTAAAGTCCACCTAAAAACTCTCTTAAAATTGATTTAGGACATATGTCATTTAATAAAAATGAAGGTAAAGTCATTTCTTTATCAGTTCTTTTTCCTTTTACAATACCATCTAAAGAATGTATCATTTTTGATATTTTTGAAGGTAAGTGAATCGTTACTGTTGTTCCTTTTTTATCTGATATTTTTTTAGAAATAACAATATCATCTTTTATATCAATAATTATTTTAATATCATTGATAAATTGTTTCGCATCAATTATTGTACCAAAACAAGCACCACAACATTCTTTGTAACCTAATTTACTTCTTGGAGAATTTGATAAATATATATAACCATCAGCCAAAAGAAAACCAAGTATTCTTGAAAAAGCTAAACTTTTTTGTCTTTCAATTTCACTATCCATTTTAAATATATATCCATCAACTACCAATTTCCAATCGATTTCATCATCATATTTTATATCCTGAGGATATTCAATTCCACACATTATCTCTTTATTATTAAGTTCTTCAGCTTTACACCAAGAACCATCATATAACATAAATTTATGTTCAGGTGTGCAAGTAATTGTTTTTCCATCTTGTAAATAAATTTTAATAGTATTTTTATAACCTTTTTCCTGAAGCCCATTAATAGTACTAAAATTCTGAAATCCTTTTTCATTATATCCATGTAATAAAATATCATTTTTTAATTCATCAATTCTTTTTGTTGTACCATTACTAAGCGAAACTAAAGTATCACCTGTAAAACAAAAATCAAAAGGAAGTACTCTGTCATAAACTCCTGGAACTGGAGGAAAAACATAAGCTCCAATATATCTGTCATTTTCTTTTGTAACATATCCATCTTTCTCAACAACCATATTATTCTGAAAACAATAGCGATAAACCTGACTATAAACCTTAATCTGTTGTCCTTGTGTATAAAGAGAGAATATACTTGTTCCGCATGTTTTAGCCATCTCACAAAGACCAGTCCAAGTTTGTAATTTATCCATAAGTTTTACAACAAGTTCTGAATCTTTTACGCAATATTTACCACATATTGATATAGCTTTTATTGCTCTTTTTCCAAAAGAACCATCTTTTTCCTTTTTAGTTCCATCTCTATAACATTTGAATATTCCTTTATGAGACAAAGGATCTTTCGTATCATCTTTTAAAAAGTATTCTGAAATAGTTTTTAGTTTGTAATTATCCATCTTAAAATCTCTCTTAACTAAAGGTAAAAGATCTACAAACAATCTACCTTCAGCATCAAGAAACTTAAATTCTTGATTTTTATAAGCAGATGAAGACCATTTAATTATTCTTTCTTTCGCATGACTATATTTATGAAATCCCATTCTATCAAACTCACCAATACAAAAACTAGTACAGTCTGAACGAGCTCTAGCAATCATATAAGGAATATCAAAGCCTAATATATTATAACCAACACAAACGTTTGGATTTTCTTTCTTAATAAGTTTTGTAAAACCAACCAATAAATCTGATTCAGTTTTAAAAGATAGAATTTTAACGTGTTCGCCAACAATTTCATTTGTAGGTTGGCCAAGAGAGAGTAAATAAGAAACAAAATTCTTTGGATCATTATCACCTTCTCTTGTAAAAACGCAAGATATTTGAAAGACTTTATCTCCTTGTCTTTCAGCATCAGGCATTGTAGTAGGATTAGTAGAATTAACTTCAATATCAAATCCCATAATTTTAGGTTTAGCAAGAATATCTTTTTTGAAAGGACCAACATTTCTCCAACTAACTTTATATTCATGGTCTGCGATAGTACACATTTGATTTTTTTCAACTTTTTTTCCATAAAACTGTATCCAACCAGCAGTAGGAATATCTTGAAAAGTCGTAAATTGTAAAATAGGATCAGCATCTGATTCATGAACTTTCATCATGACTTTTCCAAGTTTCGGAACATAAAAAGGACGTTTTAATCTATAAACAAGAGTAGATATATCTTCTTTATTAGCAAAGCTACAGAAAAGATATGGAAATTTTTTTCTAGAACCATCTTTTTCTAAATGAGCATAATATAAACGATGTTTATGCATCAAACTTTTAGTAATTGGTTTTTGTTCTCCCATTAACTTATCAATAGCTGTAGAAACATCATTAATATTAGTCATATTCCAATTAACATTTTCAGGTAATTCAATGTAAACATAAGGATTGAAATCATTTATAATCAAACATATTGTTTCATTTTTTTCATTAAGACAATAGATTCTAAAAGCAGTAACATTTTCTTCTTTCTCATCAATGAACCAAAAATAAGTAAAAGCAATAGTTTTCTCCATTGTATATAATTTTGAAATGATAAACATTTTAAAAAAATCATTTTTTTAAAATTTTTTTAAATTTTTTTTATTTTAAAGTAATACTTTTTGATGTTGAAGTAGAACCAGCAGAATTTGAAACAGTTAATTTTACAGTATATGTTCCCGGTTTATTATATATTTTAGTTGGATTTTTTTCATTTGATGTAGTTTTATCTCCAAAACTCCAAACATAATTTGTTGGGTTATTAATAGATTTATCTTGAAAATTAACAGAGAGAGCACTAAAGTTAGGTATTGGTTTACTTTCTTTTAGCAATACATTTATAGTTTTTGTTGATGTAGAATTACCGTGTGTATTGGAAACAGTTAAAGAAACATTATAATTTCCAGGATTGGAAAATGTTATAGATGGATTTCTGGAATTAGAAATAGTTCCATTTCCAAAGTTCCAAATCCATGATGTAGGAGTATTTGTTGAAGTATCAGTAAATTTTACATCTAATGGTGTATGTCCAGAAGTTACATTAGATGAAAAATTTGATTGAGGAAGTAATTTAAGATTATTTAAAAATTCTGTCAAATTATAACAAGGACTTCCCCATCCTGTACAGCAATCCCAACCATTTTGTGCAATGTAAAATCCATTATTACCAGAATTAATATCTGAACAAACATTAGAATTAGAATAATAAATTTTTTCCTGTAAGAATCCAACAGGAGAATTATTTTTTTGATTAACTCGTGCAATTAATGCTGACCATAAAGGTGATACAGCACTTGTTCCACCAATAATATAATTTGCATCTTGAAGAAAAATTCTAAAACCAGAATTAGGATCAGCATTACCTGAAACATCGGGTGAACCTCTTTTATTTTGAAAATTTAAAAAAGGTATATTGTTCTGATATGAAGGTTTTGAAAAAAAACTTGATATTCCTCCACCAGATCCATTCCATACAACTTCGCTTGTAATATTATTACTATTTCCTACTGTAATTGTTGTTCCTCCACAAGCAACAACATACGGTGAAGATGAAGGAAAATCTACATTTAACCCATAATTATCTGATGATCCATAATCTCCACTTGCAGCCAAAACAGTAATATTATTTTTAACTGCTAAAGAAAATAATTCATTATATCTTGTCATATCAGGCAATGTCCAGTATTTTTCAGGAGCACCCCATGAAATGGATATAATATTACATCCATCAGTAATAGCTTGTTGTATAGCATTATAAAAACTTAATGAGTTATTTTGTCCAAAATAGACTCTAATTTGTGCTTTTGGAACGATAGCAACAATAATTTGAATGTCTAATGAATTTTCAAAACTTGCTGCTGAATTATCAGGACTATTAACAGCATCATCTACACTAATATCTACTATATCAGGAGTAGATGTAATACCGATAGAAGTTAAGTAAGTAGTTATTTCTGATAATTTATATCCACCTCCAAGTTCAATAATACCAATTTTTTGTCCAGAACCATCACCTGAAGGAAAATTGTAGAAGCCAGCGATTTCTAATGGTGTATAACCAGTAAAAGCTTGTGGTTTTAAAAAATCTTTTTGGAATGGTTTTAAAAAATCTTTTTGAAAACTTTTTGTATTATTTTTTTCAATATTTATTAAATCTATTTTTGGAATATCATCAACTTTTTGTTTTATTTTACAATACGGCTTAATAATTAAAGACATTCAGTATTTTTATTAAATAGAATATAATTTACATATTAATTTTTGACATGTCCACCATTTTTATTTATATATATGTATAATCATTTTCAAATTTAATAAAGAATGTATGACGTAAATCATCAAAAAATTTTATAAGAAAATTTTTATTTTGTGTATAAGCATCTAAATTGTTTAACTGTTCTTGTATATAAACTTTCATAAATGATTTACATGAATCATTACACGGTATAAAAAATGGAAGATTAATAATAAAATTTTTCATTCTATCTATATCATATTTTGTAGGATTCACAGGATAATTTCTAACGCTTTCAATAACGCTATCCCAAAACATATTCATAGTAGGTAGGTATTGATTATACGTCGTATTATATGGAGAATATGCATACATATTATAAAACATTGGAAAATAATCAGAAAAATCATTAAAATATGGATAATAGTTACTATAATATCTATACGGTCTATCAAATAAAAAATAAGGAGGTGGAACAGGATAATATGAATAATGATGTGGATGATGACCTGAAGGTGGATGATGACCTGGTTGTAGTGAAGGTGGTGAAGGTGGTGAAGGTGGTGAAGGTTGTGAAGGTTGTGAAGGTTGTGAAGGTGGTGAAGGTGGTGAAGGTGGTGAAGGTGGTGAAGGTGGTGAAGGTTGTGAAGGTGGTGAAGGTGGTAAAGAAGAATTCCATGGCCCGCCAAATCTTAATGAATTCACAGGTTGAAAAAATTCAGCAAAAGATTCCATTGGAGTATAAGTATTTGGATTATAATTATAAGCGTGATTCAAAGAAAAATAAGAATCTAATTTAGGCATTTATTACTTAAAAAAAAAGTTTTTTATATAATATCGAAAAATATAATGTCATATGTTACAAATTTTTTGAATATTTATTCAACATCTCCAGCTACAGTTTTTTCAGATATAGAGGATGCTATTTATGAATTTGAAGATAAAGAAGATATAATATTCAAATTATATTACGAATTAGTGTTGAAAGATTTAGAAATACATCATTTAAAGAAATTAGTTAAAAAATATTCAGTTTCACATGATAGATGGACTGTTCTCATGAATTCATTTTAAAAAATAAACTTAAAGAAAAAAAATTATATAATAATAAAAATGCAACAGTTTCAAGATTGGAATACAGTTTCATGGGATAAGAGAGGTGAAAAAAATAAGAATGAAAGCTCAAAAGAACAAATTGCAAGATTACAAAGAACTGGTACTGGATTGGTTACAAAAACAAATAAAACAGCAGGAAATAAACAGAAAATTAATGTTGTTGATAGTAGTAAATTAAGAAAAATAGAAAATGAAGAAGATACGTTCAAAATAGAAAAAGTTCCTCTTTCTATAAGTAAAAAAATAGCTCAATTGAGATGTGAAAAAAAGTTATCACAAAAAGATTTAGCAATGAAGTTATCTTTAGATGTTAAAATTATACAAGAATATGAAAATGGAAAAGCAATTCCAAATGGAAATCTCATAAACAAGTTAGAAAAAATTTTAGGAAAAATAAGATAAACTTTTTATTTTATATAACATAAAATAAAAAGTTAAGATAATAATCTTTTGATTTGCTTAACAAATGATGGATTAGGAGCTGTAGTTTTTTTAGAAGCAATAAATTGTAATGCTTCATTCACAGTGGAACAATATCCCTCTTTTACAAGAATATAAGCACAACAACAAACAGAACGAGAATATCCCATATGACAATGTATTAACATAGGATGTTGTAATGTTTTATAATCATTGTAAACATCGATTGCAATGGGTGTGATATCTTCATATATATCATCAAATATGTGATATGTTTTAGTAGTAAATTCAGGATAATCAGAAACAGTATTTCCATAATTAAGTATTCGAATGATTGATTTGATATTAGAATTATTTAAAAAATTTAAATCAGTACCATCAAGTAAACTACCAACAAATAATTTATTATCGATAAGACAAGTCATTATGTAATGTTAATTTATAAATCTTTAAATTTTATTTTACTATTCTAAATGAAACGTATCCATCTTTTTGAGTTATTTTTATGATATCTCCCTTCTCAAAACCTAAAAATCTTGAAACAGGATCACTAGAAAGTAATACAGGAAATTTATCACCATATTTCTTTTTAAAGTTAACACATCCTTTTGTACCTTTTCTATAATGAATTTCATGTTTTGGAACTAAGAAATGTTTTGTTAAATTATATTGTAATTCATCAACATGAAATAATTCTATTTTAAAATCTTTTGTATCATCTATAATTTTTTTAGCAACTGGTGTAACATTATCTTTGAAAACAATAATACAATGATTTAATTCCATTTTTCTCATCATCAATATATGTTCTTGTATGCTTTCAACATTAAATTTTAAAGAATTCGTTAAAAAAACGCACATTAATTCATTATTAGGTTTTTTAGCAAGAATACGTTCATCATCTCTATCTAATACTTCATATTTTCTCTCGCTAAGTATTTCCATACAAATTTCATATGCTTTTTCCATATTTAGTTTTAATATTATATTTTTGTTTTAATTATCAATTTTACTCTTTTTGAATTTGGAGGTTCTTCTTTTTCATATAATGTAATTTCTGAAAAATTATGAAATGATACCTGTTTTTTATAACATAAACTGTTTCTTTTCAATATTTTATATAGAATAAAAACTAAAACAATTATCATTAAAACAATCGAAATCACTACAAAAAAATTCATTTTATTTTAATAATATTATTAATTTTTTATATAAATAAAGATGTCGGAAACATTTTATTTTCCTGAGGGTAAAAATCATATAAAAAAGACAAGTTTTGAAGGTTCAGCATATTTTAATTTCATTGTAATGTATTTTTTATCTCATAAACATGAAAATTGTTGTGTCGTCTTTCCTGACAACTTTGAAACTGACTCAAAAAAATCAATTCACTTTTCTAAAGATGGAAAAGATCATCATATACATGATGATACGTGTGTTTTATTACCTAAATCTTTAAAAGATATTCCTGATGAACAAAGAAAAGTATCTTTAAGATGGGTTGAAAAAAAAAGAAAAAAATCAAAAAAAAATAGAATAATTACATTAGAAAAAATATTAGATAACAGTGACAACGGATTTATTTCAGTACCCAAACACTTTTGGAAAAACTTAAACAAGTGTTCAGGTACAAATAAACGTTTTATTGTTTTTCCTTTCGGTTATAACTGTGTTGATTCAGGACACGCTAATTATATGTTATATGATAAAAAATATAAAACACTTGAAAGATTCGAGTCGTTTGGAAAGGTTACAGATTCATGTATCAATCCTCCTGATCTAGATAAAAATATTTTTAAATTATTTGTTGACAATGCTGGTTCAGATTTTATAAAAGAATATCATCCTCCATTATCATATCTTCCAGTTGAAAATTTTCAAACGATTCAAGAAAATGAAAAAGATTGGATTAATAGAAATGAGGACGATGAACCTGTAGGGTATTGTGCAGCATGGTCTGCTTGGTATATTGATTTAAGATTATCAAATCCTGATATTGAAAAAGATAAACTTACTAAAATGGCTTTAAAAAAACTACATAGTTTACCTATATCTTTTACAGAATTTATAAGAAATTATAGTGGATTAATAGTGCAAGTGAGTAACGAAATAAACAAATTTTATCTTAAGTAAAATAAATGTTTTGGTTATATTTCATTCTTACTTTTATATTTGTTAGTATCCCTTTTTGTATGGTGAAACAATTTATTGTTACAAATGAATGGCAATATATTTTATTTGCCATATTAGGTTATTCATTTCTAACGTTTTTATATTCACAACTTCTAAAATCACAAGATATGTCGTGTTTATATTCTTTAATAAACATTGTTTCTATATTAACAGTCATTTTTGTAGGTATGATATTCTATAAAGAAAAAATCGATATATATTCTACATGTGGAATAATATTGTCTATTATTGCGATATTGTTATTTATAAAATCTTCATATGACAAACAAAATAGAAATTGATATTTATTACTTATTAAGTAATAAATATAACCATTTTTTAAAAATCATTACATTACTTATCAGATTTTACTACTTTCTTAATTACTTTCTTTACAATCGTAGGCTTTATTTCTTCATCTATCTCAAATTCATCATCAGATAAATCAGCAACCGTAATAGTTTTTTTCGGTTCAGAGTTTACAGTAGAATTAGCTGTTGGTCTTGGCAATAATCTCTTGAATCCCATATCAACTGGAGTAACTTGACATTCATATAATTTTATTTGAATAGAAATCTTATTTCCAATAAAAATAGATTCAATCTTTATAGCAGCTTTAACATAACAATGTTTTCCTAATAAATCCAGAGCATTTATACTCTCACCAGAATCTTTATTGAAGATACAAGTAATAATCTTATCTCCATTTTTCTTAGAAACAATAAGTTTTCCATAAAGAACAGGTGATGTTCCATCTACAACTTTACCTTTTTCTTTTTTATAATATAAAGGATTCAATTTTTTTAAATCATTTCTCTCAAGGTCGTATTGACCAAGTTCCTCTTTGTTTTCAATCAAGTAATCCTTACATCTTTCAACAATATTATTAAAAGTATTGACGAATTCTTTTTGATTATCAGTTGGTCCATTTTTGTCAAACAAAACAATAGGCATTACAAAACCATTTACTTTACCAGTTTCTTGATTCATGTTTTCACTAACACCAAAACAATAACATTCTTCCGTAGAAAAAAGTAAATCACCGATAGTTCCATCATCATATTTAGTAGATATATTAATTCTACTATAATTGATAGCTGGTTTACTATCAGGAATAGATCCTTGAATAGGATCTGAAAAAATCATTTTAGATGTGTCATAATTTAAAGCTGAAACTAATTGGTTATTACTCATTGTGTTATGTGTTTGTTTAAGTATCTGTGATAATAAACAAAAAATATTTGAAAAAATCAATTTTTCATTTTTTATATTAAGTTGTTATTGGTTTTTTTTAAATCTGGAAAAATAAGTTTCAAAAGTTCTTTTTCTTTTTCAACTTTATTTTGATAAAGTTTATCAAATTCAGATTGATAAGAAGAATCAGATGCAAGTTTTTGATTAATATTATTTAGAATTAAACTAATTTGTTCGATTTCATTCTTTAATTTTAAAATTTTTTCGTTATTCATATTTTTTTATTATAAAAAATCTTTTTTATATTGATTTTTACAATATAAAATTTACAAAAGAGATGGAGGTAATTTATAATTTATTTTGGTTGATGTAAAATCCTCCATTTCATCATCATCATCATCATCATCATCATCATCAGAAGACGAAGAAGATGTATCATCATCTTCACTATCGTCTTCATCTTCAGAACATTCACCAAGTGAATCATCAGTTGCTAAATCTTCTTCATCAATGTCTTCATCGTCAATAAAGTTGTCAATAAGACCATTACCAATTAAATCAGTTACTCTAGACATTTTCTTTTCAGTATTATCCTTTTTCTTAAAATTAAAAAGTATAGGTTTTAAAATACCATCAAATTTTCTATGCCAGTAACAATGATTAACATCAATTTTAGTCATTTCTTTTGCTGTTGTTGCTGAAACAGGATGTTCTAATTCAACATCAAAAATATGACAATCATCCATTGCATACCATTCAATATTTTCAATTTGATCTTGAAGTAGTTTTAAATTTTTTTCATTACCTTCGATTCTTATAAAATAATACCATGATTCATATTCATCAGGACTTGTTTCCATTAATATAGCATATTTACCATTCATTTTATGAGAAGGAACATAATCTAAAGAAATTCTTTTTTTCTCTGTTGTCATTTTTATTATTTTTTCTTTTTTTTTAAGCTAATTTTATTCATCACTGTTTTCATCACAATTTTCTTCATCTAAATCATTATCATTATTAGGAAAACTTAAATCATCATCAATCAAATCAACTGAAACCAAATTTAAATTTAATGATGTATAAGGATTATTTTTTCCATTTCTCATAAAAGACATATATAATGATATATCAGAAGGAATAACTTTCACACGTCCAGAATGTATAGCCAAAAAATTACTATTCTTTAAAATATTGACAATATACTGTTCTATAAAATATTGTAGTACAGTGAAAACTTCCTTACTAATTTTTTGATTTTCAGATTGATTCATTTTAAAATAATTTCTTAAAAGTTTTTCAAAAGGAGATTTTGATAAAACTAATGAATTACTTATTTTTTGTTGTTTCTTAATATTTTTTATAGCAAGAGTTCCATATCTAAAACGATGATGTGATGTTGTTTGTTCTTTTTTAGTTTTCTTTTTAATTTTAGTTTTATTTAATAATGAAGAATGAATAAAAGGAACTACACCGCCTCCCAAAAATGAAATGTTATTTTTACAGAATAAGTCATTAAGTTCCGTATCATTTCTTACTGATAATTCTAAATCTCTAATTGTAATACGTATATGTTTTCCTTCAGAACATAATCCAACACTCAAATCAAGAATTTCATAACAAATATATTCTAAAACTGATGCTAAAAAAATTGGAGAATTACCACTTACCATGATTTTTGATGTTCCAAAACATCTCAAAAACTTTTCTACGATAGAAGGAGGAAAGATAATACCAGCTTTTAATTGTCTGGAAGAATTTACATTAACATTTGTTCCATTAGATGCAATATTTTCTAAAGATTTATTTCCAATATTTAAAGAATTCACTAAAAGCTTACCAGATAATGATAATTTAAGAGCATTTTCAACTTCCTTAAGTGAAATAGTTTTCTTTTTTGCAATAGATGTTAATTTAATAGTATTTTGAGAAATATATTTCAAAATATGACACAAGGCACTATTTAATTGCTGTTTTGCATTATGAGTGATTCCATTTTGTGATGAAATTTGCTTTAGAACTTTACTAATATATGTTTCAAACATATGAGTTCTTTTTTTCTTCAATATTTTTGAATTTAGAATTTCTTCATTTTGCATTTGTTTTTCTTCCATTTTAATTTACAATACGAATTCTTTTAAATTATGTTTCATTATTTTAATTTAAAAAGTTATACAATAATTAAAAATGGAAAATATAGATAATATTTCTAAACCTTCAATAACTAGATTAGCTAGACAATCAGGTATCAAAAGTTTATCTGATGATTGTTTCGAAACAATAAGAAATATAATGGATGAAAAGATTGATGAAATTGTGAAAACTATTTTAATTATAAATTCTGAACATCAAACAAAAACTGTCATGGTAAGTGACGCTTATCATGCACTTCAAATGTTAAATCATAATATTACTGAATCTACTGAACTTAATACAAAATCTAAAAATTGAAACTTTTAATTTTTTTAAAAAATTAAAAATTAACCTAAGTCAATTTAAATCCCATTTCTATGTAAATAACCTTCTTGTTTTGCATTAAAATTAGCTACCAAATCAGCAATAGTTACACCTTCTCTGGTTCCTCCTACTCCTTTTAATTGGTCTGCTGTAGCATTAGGACCTAATACTTCTTTAGCTATGTTATCTTTTTCTTGTTCTACTTGTTGTTTCACAACTGATGCTGGTGGTGCAGCACGTAGTCCACCTGATTTTCTAGCCTCTTCAGCATTCCTAGCTGCTACATTTTCCTTTGCAAGATCTATTAGAGCACTACTTTCTCCAGGTTTACTATATAAATTAGTTTTGGGTTTAGCTTGTTGATATCTTGAAGCATACTCACCTGCATCCATAAATCCAACTTGTAATACATTAGGATCAGCTGATACATTGAAAGAAGCATTATTATCGGGAATGATTGGTAAATCACCTCTAATAAAATCAGCAAGACCTCTACGTCTTCCGTTAATTTTTGTTGATGTAAAACCGATAGTTCCAATGGTTCTATCATATACATATTTATTATTTTCACCAGCACTAATATCAGTCATATCAGGAACAGGCAAACCAATTTGACCGCTCTTTTCATCAAAAACAGGAATATTTTGTGATCCTTCACTATATCCACCTAATTGTTGATAATCAGAAATACCATAATTTTCTACAGGGTATCCACCAGCCATAGCACTAAAGTTCAAAGGAGAGGCATAATGTTCAGAAGCTGGTAATTCATAATTTTCAGAAGAATAATTAACAGGTTGTTGGTTAGTATAATTTTCAGAAGAATAATTAACAGGTTGTTGATTAGTATAATTTTCAGAAGAATAATTAACAGGAGGAACATATTTTTCAGGCATTGGTAATACATCCGTAGAACTCTTAGATGAATCACCACCACATCCATAACATTCAGATGTCGGGTTCACATAGTGGTTTCGTGTTTCACTATATTGATTATATTCATCATCATCACTCTCGTATTCATCATTACAATTATCTTCATTGATATAATACATACCACCACAAACGGCAAGAACACCTACAAGGGCAGCACAACCAAGCAATAAGTTTTGATTTTTATTATCATCAGACATTATTTTTATTTATAATATAGAAAGAAAAAAGAGAAAATTATTTTATTATTATTTTTTTATGTATTCATAAAACGATTCATAATTTTGTTAATTTTTGTTTAAACTGACTATTTGATTCACAAAGTTTTTGAATAATATTTTCAAAATCACATATATTAGTTTCATCATATCTTTTTTGAATCAATTCATCAATTTTTTCAGGTTTACTGGAAAAATCTAAATTTATTTTATTTATTTGTTTTTGATAATTCATTACTTTTTTAATTGAATAAAAATCATTTTCATTATATTGAATCGAAACTGAATTATATTTTGATATATATTTCACTTCTTTTTTTAAAATTCGTTTCTTTATTGATAATTTTCTTATACTTTTCAAAAGTTTTTTAGTATCATTTTTTAAAAATACCTTAAAGTTAGTTAAGATTGTATTTAATTTGACAATTTTTTCATCATGTTCTTTTTCATTATCGATAATATGTTTGATTCTATTGATAAAATAATTAATTCCTGCTTTTTTGTTTGACATAATTCTATACATCAAATCATCATCAATAGTTATCATATATGGAATATATGAATCAGTATTCTTATATAATATATCAAAATTGTCAGATTTGAATGTATCTGAAATATATTGTATCAAGTGTTTTGGAGATAAAGAACCTAATTCAGAATCATCGTGTTCTATTAACAAAGAATATTTCTTTTGATTACTAAAAAATAATTTCATATCTTTGAAACTTTCAAAAGTATTTTTTCTAAAAGGAGTTCCACTAAATATATTAGCCAATTTTATAAGTTTACTAAAATCACTTTTTTCAAGATGTTGATATGTAAGTATTTGAAATAAAGAATTTACTAAAAGAGAAAGAACATCCTGAGATTTACTGAATTTAAATAGCTTAACAAAACCATGATGTTGATGTTTATGTATAAAATATGACTTACCATAATCTATTATAATAGGTAAAAAATTTGTTTTAATTGTAATACATGTTTTTTCATTGATTACATAATCTATTTCTAAGTCTTTGTCTTGTTTTTGTAAAAGAATATTCCACGTTGTTAAATCATAATGCACGAAATTAAAAAGATTTTGAGATACTTGAATAGATGATGCTATTTGAATTAATAAAAATAAGTATTCTTTAAAATTAAAGTCTTTACTTTTGATATAATCAAAAAAAGAAATAGAGTTATCAATATATTCTCTAACAAAATAATTTCCTTTAAAAATACCATAAGTAAAAGAAAAATTAGGTATATATTTTAAAATATTATTGATACAAAATATTCCAACAAATGCTTCATGTATATTTTCATTCATTTTTTTTTCATTAATAATTTTTAAAGAAAAATCAAAATTATTTAGATATGAAAGTTTATATATATTTGTTGATTTACTTTTATAAATAATACATTCATCCGTTTTATCATCAATACATTTTAATAAATTTTTTTGATGAGATGATAATATGTATGACATGCAATTAAGTAGTCCTGAACTTCTACGTTTTGGAATATCTGCTAATTCATTTTTAATTATGTATTTTTTATGATTTTTAATAAAACTTTTTATCAATTTAAGTTCTTCTGAAAGTAAAATATTTTTATAAGATATTTCAAAATTATGATAATTTCCTATTTGTTTTTTCAAATTTATTATTATTTCTTGTAAATGAGTTAAAATTGCATCTTTAGATAAGTATTTATTATAAAATTCTAAAGCATTCTTTGCTATTTCCTTGCATTTTTCATCATTTGATTTACACCATTTTATTTGTTCTATTAAATCAGATAAATCACTTTTTACAGGAATATAATGTATATATGGTTTTAATAAATGAGAATACCATATATTCCATTCAGATTCAACAATTAATAACACTGAAAATAAAGATAATTCAGCAGATAATCTAAATGCTGTAACATGACCATCAATATGTAGAATATATTTATAATTACTTTGGTCTTCTAAAGATATACGATTAACTAATCCAAAAGGTAATGATTCAATATTTATCGTCTGTAATTTTTTATCTGAAAAAATTTTTCTAGGTCGTACATTCCATTTTGTTATACCTGCATCAAGAAACAATAAATTATCATTAGAATCTCTTAATTTTTGTGATGAAAGAAATGCTGCTTTTAATCGAGGATTTGTTTCGACAGTAATCCCTTTTCCAGTAGATGAACCTCTAAAAACACAAGTTGAAATTTTTGATTTCCAATCTAAATTTATTTTTGACTTATCTATCAAACTTCTTAAAGAATGAGGAAAGTATTTATTTTCTTCAGCTTGTACGCGTGTCCAATCCTCATGTGTTGGTATTAGTATATCTGCAAAGTTTTTATTTTTACACATTGATAATAAAGGTGAATATTTTTCATAATTATGAGATACAAGAGGTTTACACATATCATTCCAAATATCAAAATAAGGTTCATATCCATCAACTTGATGAAGAGGAAAATCTCTCCTGTTTACAAAAAATTCAATATCAGGAATACATTTTTGTTTACATAATTCTTCAAACATATTTTTAATAACACAAACATTTGTATCACCTTCTTTTATAGGATATTCATAACGAATCAAAAAGTTATTAGAATACCACGATGAAGTATTAAAATTAACAGATTTAGGATTGAAATTTCTGGATTCAGAATTACAAACATATTCAAAAACTTTATTACAATCAGTTGAATCAATTAAATGACTCCATTCATTGATAAAATTTGAGTTTGAAAAAGGAAGAAAAACCTCTAAATTGTTATTTGAAATTTTTATAAAAATTCCTTTTTTAAATTTATAGAATAAATATCTAAATGTATTAGAGACCGCAGAATAATCGATTTCTTTATATTTATTCCAAATATCGATATTATAAACTATATTATTTGGAATAGAACAATCTTCATTTGTTATTTTAGAAGACTTATATTCATCAAATTGTTCTTCATCACCTGCTGTAAAATGTGTTTGATAAAAATGTTTATATCTCTCATTTGTTTGTATTTTAGGTAACAATTTAAATTTTTCACATTCTTCGATAGAATTAAAAAAGTCAGGATAATGTTGAAATTTCGAAGTAGTTGTCATATTGATCTTAATTTAATAACAAGATTTCTTTAAACTCAATACTTTTTAAAAAAAAAAGATAAAAAACTGATTTAAATACAAAAAATTTAAGATTAAATCAAATTATGAGCAAACAAAATCCAGAAGGAGAAATTATGAATCAAAAGTTCAACAGAGAAAATATCGAAGCTATTCCTCAAATCAAACTTGTAGATAGCGACCATGAAAATGGTTTAGATCTTTTTTCTTATATTCAATGCGATGAGAGTAGTGATGAAATAGTGAAGAATTGTAGAGGTGTTGTCTTTAATGGTGAAGACATCGTTTTCAAGGGATTTTCTTACACTTATGAATTCACAGAACATGATAATGTAGATGAAATACAAAAAGTTGTAGATTTTGAAACTTGTTCTTTTTATGAATCTCATGAAGGAGCAATTATAAGAATCTTTTATTTTAAAAATAAATGGTACTTATCAACAAACAGAAAACTTGATGCTTTTAGAAGTAAATGGGCTTCTAAGGAATCTTTTGGAAATTATTTCAAACAAGCTTTAACTTATCAGTTTAAAAATAATGAAAGAATAAAGGAAAAATTAGATTGTCTTTCCTTTACTGAAGACCAAAATATTATTGAGTTTTTCTGTAATAATTTTTTAGATATTGGAAAACAATATATGTTTCTTATTCTTAATTCCAATGAAAATAGAATCGTATGTGATCCTCCTAATGTTCCAACTATGTTTCATGTTGGAACGTTTGTTGATAATGAATTATCTATGGAAGAAGATGTATTGATTCCATATCCAGTAAAACATGATTTTAGAACATTTGATGAATTATTTAATTACATCAACGAACAAAATTATAAAACTTCACAGGGTATTGTTGTTTTTGCACCAAATAATATTCAATACAAAATATTCAATAGAGACTATATGTATCTTTACAAAATTAGAGGAAATGAACCCAGTATCAAGTTCAGATATCTACAAATTCGTCAATCATCAGATGCAAAAGAAGGTCTAAAGTTTTTATATCCTGAGTTTACTGAGCAATTTGATAACTACGAAAAATACCTGAAAAGAATTGCGACAGATATCAATAATGCTTATATTGAAAGATATATCAAAAGAAATTATGTCACTGTTCCTTCTGAAGAATTTAAGGTCATGTCACTATGTCATTCTTGGCATAGTGAGAATAGAAAAGAAAACAAGATTAATATTAATAAAGTGTACGAAATTCTTGTATCAGAACAACCAACATCGTTAAATAGAATGATTAAACGAAGAATTCAAGAAGAAAAAGATGGGTTTAAAAATGAGAGTAATCCATTAGTAGTAAACAATGATTACAAACCAAGAAAAAAGTATGTTTCTATTTTGACAAATCAAACAATTGAAACAAAGTAAATTTAAAGATATAACGCAATTTTATCTAAATAATGTCTAGCAGTTATATATTTTTACCGAAAGAAAAGATAAAAGAATTACTAATAAACGAAATAAAAAAAATAGAACATGAAATTGCTATTTCTGAACTTGTATACAGTTTACATGGAGAAGATACATTTGAAGATTTATTTAGAGATAATATTCCATTACTTGAGGAAAAAATACAAGGAATAAAATTTGCTCTAAAAACTTTAGAAGAAGATTATGATTGTGAAACAAGTAGTGAAAAATAATTCAATTTTTAAACATTATAATTATGTTTAAAAATCACAAATTCAAGTCTTTTAGATATTTGGTGAGTATTGGTTCATAATGATTACCATACCAAACAATATTTGCTATCTTTACAAAACATTCATCTAATGGTAAGAATTCTAATACCTTTTTCTGATTATACATTACAACGTTAATTTGTAGTTTCCATATATTACAAGCAGCTAATATTTCATTAGCACCACCCCATCTTGTTGTATTCCTCATTGCACTTACATAATTATCACCATCTAACTCAAGAACAAATTTTGTATCTAATCCATCAATAATAGGTTTATTTTGTTCTAAATAATCACATATTTTCTGTCTGATAATAAAACTATCAATTTTTAAAAAATAACTTAAACTATCAAACAAACAACTCATTTTATTATTCAACTATTGTTTTTAATTTGTTTTTCGATATGAAAACTTGATGGTTTTTATAAGATTTTTTTGCTTTTTCATCAATATAGAAATTATAATAATGTTTTAATAGAAAAGGATAATGAATTACAGGTGATGATATTATTTTCGGACTTTGCACTTTTTTCTGTTTATTAATTCTTATTTGTTTTTGAAATTCGAATTTTATTAACATTCTATATCTGTCAATAACCATAAAAGTTTATATATTATATATGATATATAAAAAAATAAAGTATTAAAGAAAAAAAATAATACTAAAAAATATGACATCTTATTTAACAGTCGTTACTTATAACGGTTTATGTAATAGATTATTACCTTTAATTTCGTGTCTACGTTTAGCAAGAAAATACAACAAAAAAGTAAACATAATTTGGACTTATACACCTCAAAGAAGCTGTTTAACATATTTTGGAGATCATTGCAAATTATTAGATTTATTTGAAGAACCTGATAATTTAGTATTCGAAAAGACTGATATTGAGAATTCTAAAACATATGATTTTTATTATTGGTTGAGTTTAGATCATGTTATTGATATGTCAGAAAAAGGAAATATTTATGTTAATTATGCTTTATATCCAATTATAGGAAATGAAGATAAGTCTGATATTTTTATAAATTTCAAAAAGACTTTAAATAAAAATCAAGAATTAATTTTTGACGATGTAGGCAAAGAATTATGTGAAGAAATGAAAAAGCTTAAACCAGTAAAAGATATATGTGAACAAATTGATTTATGTTCTAAACAATTTTATAATGAAATGATTGGAATCCATATTCGAAAAACTGATGGTGGTTTTGTAAAATATGATTGGAAAAGCATTATTAAAAAGATTCTAAATAATGCTAAAAAATGGGTAAATTCTTCAAATAATAGAGGAATTTTTTTAGCAACTGATGATTCTGATACGTACGTTGAATTCGCAAGTTCTCTTGGTTCTAAACTAGTTTTTTATAATCCATCTAAAAAATTATGTGGTATATCTTCTGAAAATAAATTTAATAATGATAAATTTAATGTTATATGTGGTGTGGTTGAATTATATCTTCTAGGTAAATGTAATAAAATGATTATCGGAACAGTTGATAGCACTTTTAGTATTTGTGGAATGTTATTAGCTGATCCAAATATCAAAAAATATTTAGTAGATAATGAGGAATCTGTTCCAGATTTTTTTCATTCATAATTTTTTTATTTTATGATGTATTTTTTAACCAATAATGGTTAAAAAATTTTTATATATGTAATGTATAACTTCAATAATATTTATTTATTATATCGTTTAGACTTATATTCAACTGGAACACCGTTTATATGACCTCCGATTAAAATTTCTATATCAAATATAAATATAATATGATCTTCGTTTTCGATTCCAATACTTATAACATCATAAGGAAATACAGTACCTTTAAAAGGTGATATTGAAAAACCATACTCACATCCGTTATCTACCTTTATAGTTGTTACTAAAGGTTCAGAAATCTGTTGTCTCATGCTATATCCAACTTCACTTAAACAAGCAACATCAAGAAGAAATTCATGATCATTTGATTCATTTTCATAATTTTGTTCAATTAAGAACTTTTTTAATTCCTCTATTTTATATTTTATTCTTTTTTCAACACCAACAGAAATTGGTGAATTCTTAACTTTATCAAATAGTTTTCTAGCATATTCGGTAATTTTATCGTTGTTTTCCATTTTTCTGGTTTTTTCATGCAAAAAAATTCTTTTTATCAATTTTTTTCAATTTGATTAAATCTGTAACATTCGTTTAATTTTTTTATGAATACGTTTTTTATCGTTTGGTATTACACTATTTTGTTCGTTATATATTATGTTATGAAGATAATCTTTTTTTTTTTGAAATTTTTTTCTTCTATTTTCATGTCTGTTCTTTCGAATTAAAAAAATATAATCGTCAATCAATAAATCTTCATCATCGTCAGAATCATAATTGTTTTCTTTTGTAATTAATGAAATTTCCTGTCTACATAACGGACATGAATTATGTATTAGCTTAGCAAAACAAGTATCACAAACATAGTGAAGACATTCCATATAATGGATATTGATTTCCAATATATTATCATCAAGACAAATAGAACAATTCATGAATTTATTTTTTAAAAAGAAAATAAAAAATTGAAATCTAAAATATTTAATTTAACTTGATATCAAAATATGTCTGAAATATGCGTTATTGAAAAAAAAGTTTGTTTAAAACCTGAATTTTTATCAAAAGATTACAAAAAACACTTATTAAATGAAATAAAAAAAACATTCAAGAATGAATGTTCAAAAGAAATCGGTTACATTTTAGATATTTTGAAAATTAAAAATATAAAAAACAACTATATATCGAATAATTGCGAAATTGTTATGATAGTAGAATTAGTAGTTAATGTTTTGAAACCTGATACTAATAAAATATTTGAAGATAAAGTATGTATGATTTTCAGCGGTGGTATTTTCTTAGATATTAAAGAAAAATTCAAAGTTTTAATTCCTCATAACTCTTTATTAGATTATACTTTTGATTCTAAAACAAAAAGTTTTGTTAAAGATAATATACAAATTGCAGAAGGAGATATCATAAAAGTAAAAATAACTGGATTTAAATATAATAAAAATAACTTTAGTTGTTTTGGAGAATTGGTATCTATTTAAAGACATATTTTTTCTCTAAAAAATGGAAGAAGTTGTTTTAATCGAATTTAAAAATAATATGATTACCTTTTTCGATGAGCTTATCGATCAATTTCCAAATTCAGGTGAATTGATTGTAATGAGAATATTTTTAAAAGATCAAATACATATAAAAAATGTAATCGAACTAACAGGATATCAATTAAATAAAAATCAAGGTATCATTCGTAAAATGATTAAAGATAGAGATGAAGAATTTTTTTTAGAAGAAAATAACTTTTTTGATGTATTAAATGAAACAAACATAAAGAATAAATTCAAGTTTTCATCCATATGGAGATCTAAAAGATCAGATAAAGAAGATAAGGAAATAATATGGAAATGGATTGATTCATTTGTCTTTCTAACTGATAAATATAATAAATTAAAAGAAAAAGCTTAATATTTTAATACTTAGCAAGTATTAAATTATAATTTCTTTCTTTTTGACTTTTTCAAACGTCTTTTTCTTTTTTTACCTGTATCGTTTTTATTTCGAAATTCTATAAATTCATCATTTAAATCTACATTAATTGATTCGCTAAATTCTTTAATAGATTCTATTAATTCTTTTTCATTATCATCCATCAATTTTTTCAATTTTTGTTCACTAGTATCCATCAATTTTTTCAATTTTTGTTCACTAGTATCCACCAATTCTACCAATTTTTTTTCATACTCTTCTCCGTCTTTAGATAATTGAAATTGAAAAAATTCTTTATCTAAATCTATATGTTTTCCAGTAATTTCATCTTTCACTTTTTTCAGTTTTTTAAGATGTTCACGTATGATTTCATTTTTTACTTTTTCATAATTTTCATGAATTTTAAATCTTTCTCTTATATTTTTCTTCCATTTTTCTTTTATAATATCTTTAGGTTGTTCCATTTATTATAAAAGTAATTTAATTTTTAGAACGTCTTTTTTTAGATTTTCTCTTTGATTTTCTTCGTTTAGATTTTCTTTTAGAATTACGAAGTTTCCTTTTTTTACCATAATCTATATCACCAGTATCACCAAATTTTACTGGTAAATATGTTCTCATACTACATCCGCAACCTGAATCTTTTTTTTTCATTTTTTATTTATATAAAAAGAAAAATAAAATAAAATAAAATATGATTAGTTTGTTTGCAAATCAGATTTTATATCCTGAAGTTATTTTAAGAACATCTGTTTCTATTGCATCTAACTTGATTACAAGCGTTACTTATTTGAATTCAATAATTAAAAAAGATACTCATTTACAGAATTTATTAAATTTAAGTGATATATTAGAAGAAGTTGGTATAATTAAGTCTTTTATTGAAGAAAAAAACAGATTAAATGATAATAGAAGTAAAACTATCGATATATGCTTAGAAAACTTAACACATATATTATCACAATTAGAAAACACTGTAAATAATATAACACTAAAAATAGAAAATCACAATAAACTATGGTTTCATTATTTTCGTTCATATGATATTGATCAAGAAAGTAAACTTATACCTATTTTAATATCAAAAATGAAACAACGATTTGAAATTTTGATTAAAATTTCTTCTGCAGTAAATAAATAATAATGAAAAAGTCTTTAAAGAAAAAAAAATTATTCTTAGAAAACAATGAAAAAATTAATGAACTTTTAACATTAGATCTTATCAAAAAAGTCAAACATTTACATAAAAAAGTAAATAAACTTTTGAAAAAAAGTCAGCAGAAAAAATATGTGATTTTAAGACATAAGAAATCAAATTATGACGATGATGATGACAACTATGATGAAGATGAATACAATTCTAAATATTCGGGCGAAAATCATTCAAACCAAGAATATGATTATCAAGAAAGTCAAAGTTTTTCTCCTTACATCAATCGTAGCAGTAATAAATATAACCTTTCTCCATCTATTTCTTCTCGTCGTACCACTAATACTGTTTCTTCTGTTCGTCCTACTCCTAAGCGTTTGTCTTTTAGTCCGAATAATATCAAATCAACTGTAAAAAAAATAGCATCACCAATAGCACCAAGTCCGCGAACAAAATTTTTACAACAGCATGGAACTCTGTCATCTCGATTTACTAAAGCTACTACAATGACACCTCAAATAGCAAGACCTACACCTAATAAATTTAATGCTGCAAATGCTTTATTAATGTTAGGAAAACAAAATATTCCATCACATAGATATAATTTAAGACCCAGAACTACAAATTATAAACAATCACCAACTAAATCACCAAAAAAATAATTTTTTGATAAATAATATCTATCAAAAATCAATAACTTATATTTACTTAATAACTTTACTTAATAACTTTACTTAATAACTTTACTTAATAACTTTACTTAATAACTTTACTTAATAACTTTACTTAATAACTTTACTTAATAACTTTCTTTACAACCTTTTTAATTGTCTTCTTTGGAACAACTTTAATTGTCTCTTCTACCGGTGGTTCATAATCTGAACCATCATCGATTGTTTCCTTATCTTCTACTGTATCCATAGGTTCATCTTCTTCAACATCCCTATCTGAAGCAAAATTAGTTGGTAATAAATTACGTGTTTCATTTCTCACAACAGACGATGATTCTGGTCTAGGTAACAATCTCTTAAAACCCATATCTATTGGTGTAGCTTGACATTCATACAACTTAACTTGTAATGAAATCTTATTTCCAATAAAAATAGATTCAAACTTAATAGCAGCCTTAACATAACAATGCTTTCCTAATAAATCCAAAGCATTAATAGATTGACCGTTATCCTTATTGAAGAAAACTGTAATAACTTTATCACCCTGTTTCTTTGAAACAATTAACTTGGCATATAAAGTTGGTGCTGCTCCTTCAACTACCTTTCCCTTCTCTTTCTTATAATAAAGAGGATTTAACTTCTTCAAATCATTACGTTCTAAGTCATATTGACCTAAATCCTCCTTATTATCTATCAAGTAATCCTTACACTTTTCTACAATATTATTAAACGTTTCTACAAACGCCTTTTCCTTTTCTGTTGCTCCGTTTCTACTATAAAGTACAATAGGCATAACAAATCCATTCACCTTTCCTGTATCTATATTAGTGTTTTCACTAACACCAAAAGAATAACATTCTTCAGTTGACAATATCAAATCTCCAATAGTTCCATCATCATTTTTAGTTGAAATGTTTATTCTACTGTAAGTAATAGCAGGTTTGCTATCAGGAATAGATCCTTGAACGGGCTCAGAAAAAATAATTCTTGAGGTATCATAGCTTTCAGCCGAGACTAGTTGAGTATTCATTTTACTGTGGTTTTTATTTATCTGTTATATCTTTAAATATAAATTAAAAAAAAATCAATTTTTTAAATTTATATTTTTTCAAAGTATGAAAACAGATCATAATTTTTTATTGTAAAAAAATAATTACTATTTAAAAATGTATTCAAAAATATAAAATATAAAAAATGCATATCGCTGTATTAATCATGTGTAAAAATGAAAAACTTCGTCTTCATGTAACTCTAGAAAGTATAAAGGGTTTTGCTGACAGTCTTATTATGTATGATACTGGAAGCACTGACAATACAATAGAAATAGCTAGAACGTTTTGTGAAGAAAACCGAATTCCCTTTAGATTAAAAGAAGGTGAATTTGTGAATTTTGCTGTATCTAGAAATGTTTCTTTAGAATTCGCTGATACGTTTGAGGAAGTTGATTATTTATTGTTGTTGGATGTTAATGATACTTTACAAGGAGCAGAATACCTTAGAAAATATTGTGAAGAATATTTAAATAACCAATCTTCAGGTTTTTTGCTCTGTCAAGAATGGTTTTCAGGGTCCCATGATAAATACTTTAATGTTCGTCTAATTAAACCAAGACATGAATGGAAATATCATGGAAGTGTTCATGAATTCATTAAAACTTCTAACGAAGAATTTGATAAACATCCTATTGTTAAACTTCCTGATAATGTAATTATCTATCAAGACAGGACACAAGATGATGATAAATCAGGTAAAAGATTCAAACGAGACAAAGAACTTCTATTAAAAGATTATGAAATTGATCCAAAAGAAACAAGAACTTTATTCTATCTAGCTCAAACCTGTGCTTGTCTTGAAGAGAAAGAAGAAGCTTTAAAATATTATCTTGAACGTTCTGAATTAGATGGATTTCAGGAAGAAAAATTTCATGCTTATCTTAGAGCCGGAGAAATTTCTCAAAAACTAGGAAAACCATGGCACGAATGTTTTGTTTTATATTGGAAAGCATTCGAACATTCATCAAGAGTTGAACCATTACTTTTTTCAGCTCTTTATTATCTTGGTATCAAAAATTGGATTATAGCATTCACTTTTATTAAGTTAGCTTGTAGTCTTCAATATCCTACAGATTCAATTCTTTTCGTCAATAGAAATGATTATGATTATAAGAGATGGCATCTTCTTGGAATCGTATCTTTCTATGTAGGTCAATACGATGATGGAAGAATTGGATGTTTAAATGCAATTCAATATTGTAAAAATGCTGTAAATTGTAAAACATCTTCTGAAATCGATGAAAAGAATCTTAAATTTTACGAGGAGAAACAATTTGAAATGAATAATAAGCATATTATACAACAAACTAATAACAATAATCATCTTCTTCAAACATTACCATCTTCCTCTAATCCAAATTCACAACAAAAAAATAATGATAATAAAGTAAATGAAATTCTAACAAAAAAACAATTTATTGAAATTAAAACAAAGGAAGTAAAAGAACAATTTCCTAAATATAATAACAAGAAAATTAATGAAACTGTTAATAATATGTGGAAAAATCGTCAAAAAACTTAATTTTTTTTTATATTTTTTGATAATAATAAATGGACGAAATTGCTATAACTTTACTTTACATAAAAAATCAACTTCAAATCTATCATTGGACTACTTCTAGTTTCTCTAGACATAAAGGTAGTGACCAATTGATTGATTCATTAACATTATTAATTGATAAATTTATGGAAACAATGATTGGTATCGAAGGAAAACGATTCTCATTAAAGAAAAAATCAAAAATTATTCTTAATAACGAAACTGATTCATCAATAATCAAAGTTTTAAAATATTCTCGATCTTGGCTTTCAGATGATTTACCTAAATATATTAAAAATGATACTGATTTAACTAATATTAGAGATGAAATGTTAGCAGAAATTAATAAAACATTATACTTATTTACGTTAGAATAATTTTTTATACTTATATACTTATATCGAAGTATAAAAAACTGATATTTTTAGAAAAAATAATTCATATTACAGACTTTTAAATGTTAGTAACAGAATACCTTCATATACAAGGATACGCTACCATAGAAGAGGAATTATTTTCATTCGATGAATCAATGCAATTGATTTCTATTTATGATTCAATTAATTGTGATAATATAACTCGAAAAGAGAAATTTGATTATATAAAGATTTTGATGACTCAATTTTCTGGTGTATCAACACAGAAAAAAAAAATATCAACACAGAAAAAAAAAATCCTTTGTTTAGTTTTTTTTGCTATGTTAAACACAACTTTTGGATATTCCGTAATACAAAAGTTTGAAAAATTTAGAAACACTGTTTCAATTAAATACAATGAATTTATACAGGATCAACAATCAGACCAACATTTCATAGAAATTCTTAAAAGTAAAAAAATTTAAACTAAATGAAACGTTCACAAAAGAGAAAATCAAAATCAAAATCAAAGAAATCAAAGAAAAAAACAAAAAAACAAAAAAAGATAATGGTTCGTTTAAATATCCTATAACTGATTATATATCACCAACAATTACAATGAATTCAACATTTTTTCCATATAAATATCCGATTTTTGATAACTATTATACTCATTTTTCAAATTTACATAATAGGTCTTCATATAATTCTTCTTATGCTTGCTGTTCACAATATAATGATGATTTCGATAGTTTTTAAAAAAACTGATTATCATTTTAATTTTTAAAAATACAAATTAAAATGAGTTCATTAAACTATACTGGACAAAAAGACTTTTTTGCTGCAAGATATCTCTATGAAGTATTATGTGAAAATGAATTTGATATAGATAACAATACTTTTTTAGAATCATGGAATATATTAAAAAATATTGATGTAGCTAAACATTTAGATTTTTTACTTAATCCTGAATTAGAAGACTTAGTCGATAAATATTCATTTGATAAATTATTCATTCTTTGGAAAAATGATTTTCAAGAATTCGATGTTTCAGATATAATTGAAAACAAAAAAATTATTGCTAAATGCCATTTTACAATATGGCTTATTGATATAGATAATGATGAAATACTAGAAGAAGAATATTAATTCTAAAAAAACATTTGTAATAAATAATAACGATAACATCTTATTATTTTATATTTATTATATAAAAATCAAACTAAATTATCTTTTTCTTCATATTCATCTGTAGTTCTTCTCATATTTTTTTTAACAATTTTGTGATTTATAACAGCAATTTTATCTTCTACTTCTTTTAGCTGAGATTGAATATTTCGTGTAGATATTGGAGATGGTAACCATGAAAATAATAAAGAAGAAAAAATAGGTAAATAAACATTTAAATTATCTGGTTGAATAATTATCAAAGCACCTGTAAATATCATACCAACTACAGTAATTGATAATTGCGAATAAAATAGTGTATCAGCTGTCAATGTTTGAGAAGATGACATTTTATTAAATTATATAATATAAAAAAATGATTTTTTATATTTTTGAAGATACTTTTTACAATTCCAATGAATTCATTTAGTATGGATTTAGTTATCGTTGAAAATGGTAGAAAACTTGATCTTATTAATCTCGATGAAGATTCACTTGATTCTCTTAGAGATTGGATATATGAATTTATACCAGAACATAGTGAACTATGCGTTATATGCGATGAAGATAATCCAGATGGTTATGTTTCTAACTTATCATATGAAGAATACTTTGAATTATGTAATAATCCTATATTTATATGTCCTACAAATACAAAAACAAAAAATTGGGGGGAAACTGTTGTTTTGATTTTCAAACGAAATAAACTTGATTTATCTAATTTCAAAAAATTACAAGAACATTTGAAAATGAAAATAATACAATCTCAAAAAACTAAATTTGAATCTCCTCAACAAAAAGAAAAAAAACTTGATGTATTTCAACAGTTTTATAAACAACTAGAAAATGAAAAAACTACTAAAATCTTAAAACAGAAAAAGAAAAAAAATATACAACCTTCTTTTTCTAAATATTGCGCTTTAAAACTTGTACCACTTAAATATTAAATATCTAAAAATATTGTTATATATTAATAAAAAATATATAACCGAAATGGAAATAGTACCTTTCCAAAATTTAAAAGATTTTCACTTTAATAATGCGAAAGCTTTTTGGAATATTTCAATACAAATTTCTTCTTGGAGTCATAACAACGATGATAAACTATTACCTATTATTCCTAAATTTAATCTTATAAAAACTTTTCTAAGTTACGACACATTCGGATTCACTCAAAGAAAATTTTCAGCTCTTTACAAATCAGAAGAACTCAATATGTTATTAGTTTCATTTTCTTCAACTCAATTTACTTCAGAATGGTTAGATGATTTTGATATCGAACAAACTAAACCTGATTTTTGTAATAATAAAGATATTTTAGTTCACAGAGAATTTTATTATATGTATCATAATTTTAGAAATGATCTTATTAACGAAATAAAAAATAACATTATAAATGACGATACATTATTAGTCCTAACAGCTCATTCATTAGGTGGTTCTGTTGCATCTGTAGTATTTCTTGATATTATTTCTAACAATATTATTAAAAATAGAGTTCTTTATACTTTTGGTTCACCTAGATCTGGAAACAATGTTTTTGCTGAAACTCTAACAAATGAAAAAACAACAATGAGAGTTGTAAATACAGCTGATATAGTTCCTACATTACCTCCACCAATAATAGGTAATCTTATATTTACTCATTTTGGAAATCTTATATATTTTACGAATAATTTAGAAACATATGCTAATAATCATAGTGATAGTTATAATAAATATTTCAATTTATAATTTATAGTCTAAATTATAATACATAAAAATAAAAATGAGTTTATCTGAATATATATTCACTTCTTTTAAATATAATTTACATGTACCATTATTCATGAAAAATCAACATATAGTTTCGAATCAAGTATTATTTGATTATAATAATTATGATTCATCACCTATTGAATTAATATTTGAAGATAATAACGAATCAATTTTTGATGATATTATTATTGAAGAAAAACATTTAATAATTGACGATATAGTTATTGGAGATACTATTAAAACATTTAAAAAAGCTGATAAAAACATAAGTCTTAGAATGATTAAAAACATTTTTGATAATAAAGAATTTAATTATGAACTTAATGATATTATTGAAACAAGTATTATAAAAAAGAAAGAATGGTTAATTAAACGAATCGAAAATAACAATATGAAACTATCTAAATTGATTAATAATAATAAATATTTCGAAAATTCTATCAAAGATGAAATTTTTAATAAAGGTTTATCTAAGAAATTATATAAAGTCAACGAAAAACGAATTGAATATTTCAATAATGAAATAGATATTACATCTAAACGTTTATCATTTCTTAATTCAAAATTAAATACTTTTGAAAATACAAATTATAGTTTTGAAAATTATATAAATCTATTTGCTAATAAGAATTTTCAATTTAATAACGATGACATTATCTCTAATTTTAATATTATAAGTAATCAAAAAAATTCAGGTGAATTCTATGCTGATTTATTTCAAAAGAAAAATAAAAAAATAGATGTAACAAAATTAAAAAATAATTTTAAATGTTTAGAAAAATTTCTCTTTTAAATAAATGAAATCACGATCTATTAGAAAAAGGTCTAAGAGAAAAAGGTCTGTTGGAGTAAAACATAAATCTTTAAAAAAACATATGGATGGTGTTAAAAAAACACAACAACCAAAAGATCTTAAAAAACATGACGAATGGTTTAAAAATTATTATTCTAAAGCTTCAGGAGACGGTGATTGTTTATATAGTTGCGTTTTTAGAACTTTAAGAGATAAACAATTATATTTACCAATTCAAACAGAAGAACAATTTATTCAAGATGTAAGATCTGATATTTCAAGAAATTTAACAAAAGACAGACTAAAAACACATCTACGAAAGATTTTAAGTGAATATAGTAATAAGGAAATGTTAAAAGATATATTAAAAAATACATCATTAAAAAACTATATTGACATTGATGATCAAAACACTAATGAACAAAGCTTTAAGGAAGATTATTTACTAATGGATGTTAAGGATAATATTAACAGAGGAACTTATGCTACAGAATTAGAAATCGGTTTAATAAATAATTGGTTGTCGTCGATGTTTATACCTACTGTTATCAAGGTTCTTTCAACTGGTGAAAAAGTACCAGAAGATTGGAATATTAATGATAAGAATATATATATAACAAATATAAGTGATTCTAAATCAGATAATCCCAATCCCTTTAATTTTAATTATTTTATAAACAAAAAAAAGGTATTAGAAGAAAAGAAAAAACAATTGGAACAATTTAAAAAAGAGAAAGCAGAGTTTGAAAAAAAAATAACAGAGAAAATAAATCAATTTAAAAAAATGAAAGAACAACTGAAAAATATAAAAAATATAGAAAAAGTAGAAAAAAAAATAGAAAAAACAAGAACTGATTTCAAATCATATACAGATACATTTATCAGGATATTTCAAAAATCTAATCCAAAAACACATGAAATTTTTTTAAAAGATCTCGTAAATAAATTAGAAACTGAAAAATTGATTAAAAATAAAGATATAATAACGAATGAAATATTAAAACAAATAGAAATAAAACATGAACAATTAAAAACAAATGCTAACAAATTAAAATTAAAATTAAAAGAACTAAAAACGAAGGAAAAAGTTATATTAACAAAAAAGGATAATATAGAAAAAGTGATTTTAAAATTAACTTCCTCTCTGGATAAAGAAATTATGAATTTTGATTTGGATATATTAGATTTCGAAGAAAGAAAACTAACCTATGAAATAAATAAGATAAAAGAAAATTACGAAAATATAAAACGATATTCTGAAAGATTTCAAGAAATATTTGATAAATTAATAGAAGAAAGAAAACAAAATTTAGAACAAAATGAAATAATGTTAAAAGAAAGAGAAGAATTAAAATTATTACAAACAAATCTGGCAAACGCACCAATTTATTCTGATAATTATTCTGAATTGCGTGATTTATGTATGAAAAAAGAAAAAAAAATTGAAAATTTAGAAAACAAAGAAATAAAAGTATTAGTAACAAAAAAAGATTATTATAACTTTTTCTACGGAGTTTTTAAAAAAATACAAGAAAATGTTACTCTTATTGATAGCATTAACACTAATAATATTAATTCATTAGATATTAATAAATTAAAACAAAAACATAATGAAATTATGTTGAATACTCAGAAAATAATCTATAATGATGTCAAAAATTTATATAAAAATAGAAGTAATTTTATAAAAACAAAATTAAAAGAATTGAAAAATATTGATGCAAAACTTAAAAAAATATATTCTTCTAAAAAAATCACCACAAACAATATTAATAGTATAAATAATTTATATAATGCAATGTTAAAATCTTCAATTCAATCATATGCTTTACAAAATCATAAGGATATTTTTAATATGGTTGAATTTGTTAAGGATGATGAATTCATGTCTCTTTTTGATTTTGGTTCTAATATTGTTTAATAATTAGTTTATATTTTATATTATATTCAATGAATATAATATGCATGAAATCTATAAAATTTTTAAATGTAAAAGTTGTTCAATGTTTAAAAATTTAATCAACTTCATTCATTGAAATAATGTAAACTATATTTTCTAAAAGATGGTCTACACATATACAAAAATTGTGTGTAGACCAAAAATTATTAAAAAAAAATTTAATAAAACTATAGTACAGTCTAAATATATATTATATGTTTTCAAATTATAAAATACTTTAATTAAAAAAAATGTAATTTTTATAAATGAATTTTTAAGTTACAATTCATATTGATAAATTCTAAAAAATATCATAGTAAATTTTTTATTATATTTTGTAAACTTTTGTAAACTTTTGTAAACTTTTGTAAACTTTTCTTACAAATTTAAAAAAGAAAAATTTTATAAAATAAAATGAGTTTTGATTGCGATATTTGCGGTAATAATTTAAAAAATCAAAATACTTTAGATTATCATAAAAAAAATAATAAGAAATGTCTTCAGATACAATTAAATGAAAAAGATTCATCATCAGAAACAGAACAACAACTATTATCTTGTGAATTCTGTAAAAATACTTTTTCTCTTTATAATTTAAGAAAACATTTGAAGGTCTGTAAAATTAAAAAACGTGAAGAATATGAAAATAATTTAAAAATACAGTTTCAAAATGAATTTGAAGAAAAGTTAAAAGAAAAAATAGAATTTGTAGAAAAAGAGAAAAATGAACTTTCAAATAAAATTTCATTATTAGAAAATGAATTGAAAATATATAAAAATTTATATGAAGAAAAAAATAATGTTGTAGTTGATTTGGCAAAGGAGCCTAAAAAAACAAATCATAATAATAAAATCAATGTTAATAATAATAACAGTTATTTCAATTATTTTGATGAACCCGATAAAATGAAAGAAATTATATCAAAAAATCTTACTATAGAACATATAATAGATGGTCAAAAAGGAGTTGCTGAATTCGCTCAACAATATTTATTAACAGATAAAGATGGAGATCCAAATTATTTTTGTTCTGATGTAAGTAGAAATTCATTTAAATACAAGACAAAGAATGGAGAATTAGAAAAAGATAACAAAGCAGTAAAATTAACGAAATTGATGATAAACAATGGTTTGAAAAATACAACTATCCAAAAAGCGTCTCAGATATGGACGAATGAAGATGGAAGTCATGATAGTGATAAATATCATTTACATTCTGAAAGTGCTCAACAAATAGTAAATTTAGGAGAAGATAATACTAAATTTCGAAATCATTTAGCATCTATAATTGCAAAATGATTATTAATTGTTTTTATCAGAAAATAATAAAAACAATTTTAAAAAAATGAAAAATATTAAAAATTTTATTTATTGTAACAAATAATTAATGTTCGTAACAAAAAGAGATGGTAGAAAAGAATCAGTTCATTTTGATAAGATTACAAGTCGAATTTCAAAATTGACTACGGGTTTGAATGAGATTGTAGATCCAACTTTGGTGACTCAGAAAGTATGTTCTAAAATTTTTTCAGGAATAACAACAACACAATTGGATGAATTAGCAGCAAGAATTTGTATGAATATGATAATTGATCATCCAGATTTTGGAAAACTTGGAAGTAGAATAGCGATTTCTAATCATCAGAAAAATACTCCTGAAAATTTCTTTGATGCTATGAGCATTTTATATAATAATAAAGATAGAAATAATGATGATTCTCCATTAGTAACAAAAGAATTGATATGTATTGCTGAAAAATATTCTAATGAAATTCAAGAAATGATTCATATGGATAGAGATTATTTAATTGAATATTTCGGATTCAAAACATTAGAACGTTCATATTTAATGCGAATTAATATTAATAAAAACGAAAAAAAGATTATTGAAAGACCTCAACATTTGTTCATGAGAGTTGCCATAGGAATTCATGGAGATGACCTCGAGTCTGTAAAAAAGACTTATGATTGTTTATCTCAAAAAGAATATACTCATGCTACTCCAACTCTCTTTAATGCTGGAACTAATCATCCTCAATTATCATCGTGTTTTCTTACATACGTGGAAGATTCAATTGAAGGAATATTTGATTCATATAGAGAATGTGGAATTATTAGTAAATTTTCTGGAGGAATAGGAGTTCATATTCATGATATTCGTTCTAAAGGATCTTATATTAAAAAAACTGGAGGTGAATCAGATGGAATTATGCCATTATTAAAAACATATAATGATATAGCAAGACATTTTAATCAAGGAGGAGGAAAAAGATTGGGTTCTTTTGCTATGTATTTAGAAGTATTTCACGCTGATATATTTACATTTTTAGAAGCAAGAAAGAATGTTGGAGCAGAAGAAGAAAGAGCTAGAGATTTATTTTATGCTCTTTGGGTTTGTGATTTGTTTATGGAACAAGTTCAGGAAAATGGAGAATGGTATTTAATGGATCCTAATCAATCTCCTGGACTTCCTGATGTATATGGTGATGAATTTAAAAATTTATATTACAAATATGTAGATGAAGGAAAGTATGTAAAGAAGATAAAGGCTAGAGATTTATGGGAAGCAATAATTTCAAGTCAGATAGAACATGGTATGCCTTATATGTCATACAAAGATCATGTGAATAAAAAAACAAATCAAATGAATTTAGGAACTATAAAATCATCTAATCTTTGCTGTGAAATTAATTTGGTTTCAAACAAAGATGAAACAGCGGTTTGTAACTTAGCAAGTATTTGTTTGCCATCAGTTTTAGAATTTCCTGATGCGATTGATATAAGCAAATATATACCATGGTTTAAGTTATTGACTACTAACCAAAAAGATAAAGCAGTTCATTTATTTGGTGGTAAACTAAAAATATTTACAAAACCAGATTGTACTTATTGTAAGCTGTTGAAGTCATTATTAAAGAGAACAAATTTATCATATGAAGAAATAAATGATGATGAAGCTGAAAAGTTGAGAATAATGAGTGAACCATCTACTTCAGTAAGCAAACCATTTGAAACAGTTCCCCAATTATTTTCAATGTATTCAAGTGACAAGATATATCATTTAGGAGGATATGATGATAATTGGGATGTATTATCACCAAAGATAAATTACAAAAAGTTAGCTGATTTGGCTTATGATTTGACAATTAATTTGAATAAAGTGATAGATAAGAATTTTTATCCTGTAGAAAAGACAAGAGTCTCTAATATGAGACATAGACCGATTGGAATTGGAGTTCAAGGACTGGCGAATGTTTATATGTTATTAAGATTATCATTTACATCTGATGAATCACGAAAGATAAATAAACAAATATTTGAAACAATTTATTGGGGGTCTATGTTAGCATCAGTTGATTTAGCAAAGAAAGATGGAAAATATGAAACATATGAAGGAAGTCCTTTATCACAAGGAAAATTTCAGTTTAATTTATGGGGAATGAAAGATGATGAACTTTCAGGAATGTGGAATTGGTCTGATATGAGAAAAGATGTTTTAGAACATGGAGTGAGAAATTCTACGTTGATAGCGTTAATGCCAACAGCATCTACAGCAAGTATATTTGGAAATACTGAGAGTTTTGAATCAATTACATCTAATTTATTTACACGAAATGTATTATCAGGAGTATTTACGATAATTAATAAACATTTAATAGATGATTTGATATCACTTGAAATGTGGAATGATGATACAAAAGATATCTTAATGTATTATAAGGGATCAGTTCAGAATTTAGATGGATTACCAAAAGAATTCAAAGAGATATATAAAACTGCTTATGAAATAGATCAGAAACTTTTAATAAAGATGTCAGCAGAAAGAGGACCTTTTGTATGTCAATCGCAAAGTTTAAATTTATTTTTTGATAATCCAAGTTTTAAAGATTTGACAAGTGCTCATTTTTATGGATGGAAATTAGGTTTGAAAACAGGTTCTTATTATATAAGAACAAAACCAGCAATCAATGCGCAGAATTTTGGATTAGATATAAATAAAGAAAAGATGTTGTCTCAAAAAATGATGAATAAAGAAAAAGTAAATGACGAGGAAGAAGGATGTTTGAGTTGTGGTGCTTAAAGAAAAAGAATATATTGAAGATAATTAAAAAATGATTTAAAGAAATATTTTTATAAAAATAAGATACTAACAGCAAAAGTGATTTTATTTCAAATGTATCTTGTTCAATAAGAGTCGTTATTAAAATTAATAACGACTCTTATAGTTAAGTGGTATAACTTCGGTCTTATGAGCCGACATCTCGAGTTCGATTCTCGGTAAGAGTATAATTTTAATATATCTTATATATTAAAATATTACATTCTATTATTTTACATTAAGTATTTCATGAATTCTGGGGAAAAATTGTAGATTATTTAAAATTTTATTTTTTGCTTGTTTAATATAAGGCAATCTTTCTTTCCAAAGATCATTATCAATTGCATTCTTTATCGTTTGATAATCTTTTTCAAAATCAATTAATTCTAGATAAACAAAAGCTCTTTCATCAAAAAAATCCTTTATATTAGGACATCCTGAATAAAAAACTAACGTTTCTGCTAATATACCATCAATTATTTTTTCAGTATAATAATTTTTGATTGAGAAGTTTTCAACATTAAAAGAATATTTATAAGGTAATAAAGAATCATCTTTATTATGTAAAGGTAAAGAACCTTTATAATTGTTCCATTTGAAATAATTTCCACCGAATACATGAACAATTAAAGTATTTTTACTCTCAACAAATTTCATGAAATCAATTCTTTTTTTATGTCCAGGATCATTATATTTATCTGATAAAATTGTAGAAAGAATACAACTTAAAGATGAACTTTTTTCAATGTTTTCGTTACAAAGTTGATTATAAGTTTTAGATAGATGCCATTCATTATTATTGAATTTGTTTGAATGATCACCATAAAAAAGAAAATCATCTTTATTAGGTGGGTCAGACCAGTAAGAACCCCAAAAATGTTCGTTTGATTTCATATGCGGTTCCATTCTAAAAAGAATAGTTTTTTGTGGAATATAAGCAAGATTTTTATCGAATGGAGAATTAATAATACAATAGTAATGACAAGGTTCTTTGGATACTATTTTAACGTTTTTCCATGTAAAATCATTATTAGTACTCATTTTGTTCCATAAGTTACAAATATCTTCATTTGGTAACCAATTACAAGTTAATAAAACAAGTATTTTATCATCAGTTTTCATATTGTTTTTTTCAATGTCACTTAAGTAAATATCATTTTTTTTAATATTTTGTAAACATTTTTTATATTCATTACTTATATAGTTAGAATCTTTATGTAATATTTTACCAAGTAAACAACCTAAATAAAATAATTTATTATCAGTGCAATCAGATATAGCATTATTAATATGATTATTTCCTACTTTACTATCGATGTTCATTTTATGATTGTGAGAAATTCTATAAATAATAAATTAATCAAATGATATTTAAAAAAGATTTATAGAAGCAATTTGTAAGATAAATAAATGAATTTTTGTTGTTTTTTTATTAAAGACAAGGCTTTATTTGGTAGTTTTCCAATACAAAGTTCAGTAGATGAATTAGAAGAAAATGGTGTTAGATATTTCATAAATTTGACTCATAATACAGAAAAAAAAATTGTTCCGTATAAAACAAAATATTTTTATATGAATTATCCTATAAACGATCATAGTATACCGGATGATTTATATTCATTCAGTAATTTTATTATAAAACTGTCTAAAATAATAAGAGAATTAAAAGACAATGAAAAAATATACATACATTGTCGAGGTGGAAGAACTCGTTCAGCAACAGTTGCTTCCGTTTTATTATGTCATATGTTTTTATTATCTCCATATGAATCACTTCAATATACCACAAAATGTTATATGGATAGAAGAGAACTTAAAGAAAAATGGAGAAAATTAGGTTCTCCTCAAACATATGTGCAAAAAAAATTTATATATAAGTCTTTTCATCCTGTAAATATGAATATGATATTAAAAAGTATACTAAATACAAAAATAGAATCCGAAATTGGATGTTTTAGTAATATTCAAGAGTGTTTGAAAGTATATAAAGAAACTTTTATAAGTAATAAAGAAAATCCAATATTTTATAAATATCAAAATCGTAAAAATGAGATTGATAAATATAATTGGAATGTGATTCAAGACAATATAATAAAGATGTTAATATATAAAGTTATTGAAACAAATACAGAAATAAAGGAATTATTTATGAGAACATTTCTAAGACCAATTAATATATCATATATCGAACAACATTTATTCTGGAAAAATCAAAATATTGATACAAATAAGTTTGCAAAATTATTAACAAATGTGAGAACAAGATTATTTCTTTGAAATTTATATTGAAAATAATATAAATTAAAATAAAATGAAGTCAACTGATATAGTAATGTTTTCAATATTATTTTTATCCGAAGAATTAATATAAAGTGTATATTCATTAAGTGGATTTATTAAAAAGACATTAGACATTTTCAAACAAGATTTTCCACAACATTCAATTATAAAATATTCAATATTTTCTAAATTAAAGAAGATATTTTGAACAGCACTAAAACTTTTGATATCAAATAAATCCATATTTAAATTGAAGCTATTTTCATTTGGTGTAATTGAAAATAATTTGTTGATTTTAATTCCAAATGCATTTTTATCTTGTTGTTTATATAAATCTAATGATTTTTCAGCTATATCTTTAATATTTAACACTTTATGTAAATTCTCTAAGCCGTTTACTTTAATTTCTTTTATATGTTGAGCTTTGTTTAATAAAATTTTTTCATCATTTCTATGTGAGAACATTTATAATAATTTTTTGTATGTTTTTAAATTAAATAGATTCTTTTTTTTCAAATATATCTTTAGTTTCTTGATATCCATCCGAAAACATATTTAGTTTTTCAACAGAGTTAAAATTGAAATTAAAATATGTAGTTTTAATGCTTTTTAATTTTATAATTTTACAATTATTAGAAGCATTATTAATTAGCATATTTTGTTTTTGTGATATTGGGACAAACATTAATTTGTAAATAAATTCAAGTATATTAATGTCCTTATCAGAACTAAATTTTGACGATTCACTACTAGTAAAAGTAATTCCGATAATTTTTTTCCCGATTTTTTCAGCATAATCAAGAGGAAAATTATTAGTAACTCCACCATCAACATATAAATTATTACCATATTTGTAATTTTCAAATACTAAAGGTAAATTCGCTGACATTCTAATAGCGATAAGACAAGGCATATTAGGATTAGTTTCAAATGATAACATTTCTTCTATATTCGATGTAATATTAAAAGTGAAACAAACAAAATTTTTTTTTAATTTCAATTTAAGATCAGAAAAAGTTGGTATATATCCAATTTTTTCTATTGTCATTTTCTCTAATTGTTCATATATGCTACTAAATGACGAAGCACCATGTCCATTAATCATAGCAACTATATTGAAATGTGCTATTTTTTCAAATAATTGATTAGTGCATATATAAACCATTATTTCGACTGGAGTATATCCTATTGCTAAAAGATATAATAAAATAGCTCCAGCAGATGTTCCTGTAAAATTTTCAATATCGTTAAGATAATTATTGTCATATAAATATTGTAAAGCTCCAAGAAATTTTAAACATTTACTGGATGCTCCTGATATTACTATTGTATCAAAAGATGAAATTGTAGTATGTTCTTTTTTTTCACACGTATTATTGTCAATGATTTCATTCATTTTAATAAAATATTATTGTGTTTTTAAATTTTCATTTTTATTTATCAACAACTCGTTTCAATAATATCAAACATATAATAACAAGAACTACAATAATTCCATAAAAAATTGTATAGTTATTATTATAAAGTTTGGAACATACTATACAATCAGCTACATGTTCAGCTATATTGATACAAGAAAGTTCTTTTTTATGTTGATGTTTTTCTTCATCTTGTAATTCAATTTTTTCACGTTCTTCATTCATTAATTGAAGTTGATGAAGTTGTAGAAGTCTTTGTTCTTCTTCCATCATTTGTTGTTGTTTTAACATTTGTTGTTCTTCTAAAAGTTGTTGTTGAGAACGAATATTACTCATTCCTGATTCTGGTGGAAAATTGTTATCTGTCTTTCTAATAAATTTTTTTATTTGATTGTATTCTCTATTAGGAATTAAATCATAAGGTTGTTGTTGGTTTCCTTGAGAATTCATGATTTCATCAAGAAATGGTAAATTTTCTATAAGTGTAACATTTTTACTCATTCTTTAATTTATTTTTATTAGAAAAAATATAAATAAAAATATTTATTTATATTCTGCTTAACATTTTCAAATATATATAACATCATTAGGATCAATAATTTTATCATTAATTATAAGTTCATATGTTTCAAGTAAATACGGATTCTTTTCTTTTTTAATAATATCTATTAGAATAGAATGAAAATCTGATGAATTTTCTTCATTTTCTGAGATATAAGATTCTATTTTATCATTATATGATTTTATTTCTTTTCTATTCGTTTTAAAAACAATTTGAACTCCTGAATTAGAAAGTTCTTTAAATTTCTTAGTTTTTTTGAATGTTTTGAACTCTTCATAGTTTCCTGAAATACTTAATTTTATTTTATCACGTGACTTTATATTTTCATACTTCTCCGCTTCATATACGTCTAAATAGACTATCTTTTTTCTAGGTAAATCTACAATAATTTCTTCAAGAATATAATTATTATCTTCTAAATTCTCAAATGATAAAAATGAAACTACATTTTGTTCTGTTTCACCATAACTAACTTGCATACTTGAACCAGGATAATAAATATTTTTTCCTATACTTTGATTTTTATGTATATGTCCTGATACTATTTGAGGATAATCATCACTCCATTCATCTCCATCTTCTGATATAATTGCTCCCATTTTACACCCTTTAAATTCTTGATGACAAAAAATACAAGCTACATTTTTCCATTTTTCATCAGGTAATGTATTCAAAGCTTCTGAAAATCTTCCAGTAAAAACATATGGTGCAAATAAGAATTCTTTTTCATCATAATCTTCAATAATGACATCATCAACTATAGTAACATCTTTCCATTCTTTCAACGAATTTAACCAATGTTCAGAACTTAAAAACACTTGATTCGAACACATGTCATGATTCCCAACGATAACATAAGTTTTCGCTATATTTCTCATTCTATCAATAAATTCACAAGCTTTATTTAAAGCTAATGTGTGTAGTTTTTCGTGTTTATCTAATAAATCTCCTAATAAAACAATGAAATCAGGATTTTTGTTTAATGCTATAACTTCAATTTTATTCATATATTCATCAACTTCTGGAATATTATTTACTTTGAAATGTTGATCACCAATTACAAGAACAGAAATAGTCATTTTTAAATATAATTTTAACTTTAATTTTTTTTAAAAAAATCAATTTTAGATTTTTTTAATATAATAAAGATAGATATGAATTTTTTAGTTGTTATTTTATCAGTAATTAATATTACAAATGATCCTATAATTGATTCAGATACAAGAAGTATATATGATAATAGAAGAAGAACACACGATACATTAAAAACTATATTTTCAATAAAAGAATTATTGCCAACAGCTAAAATTCTATTAATTGAATGTTCTGATATGCATCCAAGACAAGAACAATTTTTAGGTGATAAGGTTGATTATTTTTATAATTTATATAATGATATTGAAACTCGTAATAAAGTAAATTCAAATTCAAAAACTATCGGTGAAATCGAATTAACATTAAAATCAATTGAATATATTGAAAATAATAATATAAACTATGATTGTTTTTTCAAAATAAATGGTAGATATTGGTTAAATCCTAATTTTAATAAAACATTATATGAAAATGATTTATGTATTTTTGGAACTGATTCAAAACAATCAATTATATCGTCATTTTATAAGTTATCAAATACAGAAATTAACAATTTCAAGAATTTTTTAATAAGTAATCGTGATTCATATGAAATAACTGCTAAAATGACAGATGTATTGTCTAATTTTAGTGATACGATAGAAAAAAAGGAAATTATTGATGATAAGATTGGAATATATGGTTTCAAATCTTCAAATGGAGAATATTGTAATTTATAAATAGAGAAAAAAATAAAATTGATTTTTAAATTTAAAAAATATTGATTTAATATTAGAAAGCACTTTTTTTTAATGAAAGATGATAATATAAAATTTCAAGTAGTTTCAGACTTGCATATAGAATATAAAAATGATTCAGTTCCTGATCCACTAATGTATATTAATCCAACGTGTCCAATATTAATATTAGCAGGTGATATAGGTTCTTTGTATAAATTCAATCAATTAAAAGGTTTTTTAACAAAGACATGTGAATTATTTGAAATGGTTTTTTATGTTCCTGGTAATCATGAATACTATACTCAACAAGAATATGATCCCATTCCGATGGATGTTTTATCAATGAAACTAAAATCAATTGAAAAAGATATACATAATTTGTATATCTTAGATCGTTCAAGTATAATAATAAATGATATATGTATTACAGGTTGTACATTATGGACAGAACCAGAAGTGAAGATACCAAAGTTTATAGTAAGAATTCATGGTATGACAACTTATATGTATCAGCAAAAACATAAGAATGATTTGAAATACATTAATAAAATGATAACTCATTGTAAAGAAAATAAACTAAGACTTTTAGTTGTTACACATCATTGTCCATCATATTCTATTTTGGATAATTTAAAAAGTCCTTTATATTCAAAGGAAAATAATAATAATAGGAAGAAGGATAAATATGTATCTTTGTATTTTTCACATTTAGATTCTATGTTGAAAAAAGAAAATATTAATACATGGATATGTGGTCATATTCATCAAAATTTTGATTTTATTACACATGGTGGTACAAGATTAGTAGGGAATCAATATGGAAAACCTAGAGACAATGTAACTGATTATGATAAAGAATTTTCAATTAGTTTAGAATATGATGATATTTTAGATTGTTGTAATAATCTTGTAGATATGAAGAACATTGAAAATAATAATGTACTAGTTAGTGTATAATTTATAATATATATTTGTTATAAATTATTATTGTATAAACTTAAAATAAGTCTTTTTAACATATTCAGAATCTTTTTTCAATATCGTTTTTTTATCACTATTTGTTTCATTAGATTCCATTGATTTTAATAAATCATATAATCCATGAGGATCATATACTATAACTGCATTTCCTAAAGCCTTTTTTCTATCATTATTACTTTTTATAGCATCATACAAAAATCTTGTCATTAAAAGATTTTCTTTAGATACTTTTTTAATACTTCTTTTTCTACTTTTATTCATACTTTTTTTTATAGATTTGACTTTTGTTGTTTCTTTAAGTTGTTTTTTAACTTTTCCCTTTGTTGGTTTACCACCATCATTTCCATTTTTCGAATTTACAGATTTCATATATGAATATTTTATATTAGAAAATATTTTTTAAATTTAGATTATCTCAATATCTTCATCTTCTAGTAAAACAACTAATTTACTTTGTTTTGTGAAATGCGTTTTTAATTTTTCATAATTTAATCCAAATAACTTATATTTATCAACAAATTCTTTTAATTTTATCATATCTGGAATACCACAATAAGGTATATTTTTTGGAATATCTATTCTACCATATTGAGTAAATAATTCTCTACATCTTATATGATTCAACGCAGAAACATCTAATTTTAATTCCTTTTCAATGTTATCTATTGAACCATATGTTTTCAAATACTTATAAGATGTTTCTATACCAACTTTATGTATGTTTTTATTATAATCACATCCAAACATAATACATAAATCTAAAAACTGTGAATGAGTCATATTAAGTTCTCTTAATACATCATCGTGATTTATTTGAACACATGTGTCATCGGTAGTATTAATCTTACTCAAAAATACTGGAGAACCATAAGCTAAAACATCTGTATCCTCTGTTAATACCGCATCAACATATCCACGTCTGCATAAATCAGCACAAGTACATTCTGCTTCTAATGCCGCTAAATAATAAGGAACATGTAATTTTTCAAATAATTCTTTAGCGATTTCAAAATCATTTGCTGTAATATTAAGTATATAGTTTTTCATCTTTTTAATTTTTTGTTCGACAGCTTTCATATTTATTTCGTTATTTTTTCGAGATATTAATAATGTAGGAACATTTTTTTCAGAATCAGGCATTTTTTCATATAATTCTTTTAATGATATGTCTATTTCACCAGTATTCGTATATTTTTCAAAAGCTGTTTCTAAATCAAATACTTTCTTTTTGATTAGTTCTTGTTGTTTTTTTCTCTCTTCTCTTTCACCTGCTTTTTCTTCTGGAGCACCGTTATCAAAAATAAATACACAATGAATTTCATTTCTTCTTAGCGAAGCAACAAGATTTATGAAAGCTGTTACCCAATTTTCACCGCAAACAGCCTTAAATTTACATAAAAACAACGTTATATCTATAGCAACTTTTTTGTAAGCAAATTCAGAAATATGAATTTCTTTAAATACATTAGGACATTTTTTTCTTAAAAATCTATTCAAATTACTTATTCCCATTATTTTTTATAATACAAAGAGATTATAATATAAAAATCATTTTCTTAAGTTCAAATATAATATTGTATTTCAACTTTACTATGAAAAAATTAAAAAAAAAGTTTATTTATAATAAAACAATTTACAGATGGAAAACGAAATTTTAAAATTATCATATGGTTTTTTTTTAGAACATCAAATGATTACTAGTGGAACTTTGTTTTTTGGTATTATTTGTTCTGCAATCGAATCCATTGTAATACCAAATGTTGTAGCTGGAACATTTAATTCACTATCCAACGATATGATTTTCAATCCAGAATTTAGAAATACATTAATTAAATTAGTATTTTCATGGATTTGTATAAAAATATCATATGCAATTCTAAATAATTTCAGAAAAAAAGTTGAACCTGCTATAACACAATACATAACGTTAGAACTTGTAAAAGCTGTTTTCAAAAAATACGAGATTGAAAGCGAATTTATAAATGTTGCTGTAGTTGTAACTAAAGTAACTATAATAAAAAAGAATTTACAAGATTTGTTCTATATAGTTGCAAATGTTTTTATTCCAAGATTAATCGTTATTGTATTAAGTTGTATCAACTTTTATTTCATTGAAAAAGAACTTGGTATATTAATTTTTTGTTGTTTATTAATTCAATTTTTTATAGTATTATCTGGATTAAATGTCTGTGTGAATAAATCTTATGAAGAACAAGAAAATAAAGATGAAGTATATGAATATATAGAAGATATTTTTTATAATATGACAACATTACAAAGTATTCCAGATGCTTTTTCAAAAGAACTGGATGAAATTAAAAAATTAAGTTCAATTTCAAAAGAAAAAGAAGAAGCTAGTTATGACTGTATAAACAATAAACAATATCAAGGATATATAACTAATATAATCATTTTCTGTTTAATTATTTATAAAATATATTCTATGTATGAATCAAGATCTCTACCAAAAGAAAAAATTACACAATCCATAACAGCATTAACAGGTCTTTTTGAAAATATTTATGAAATGACTTATTATATACCAGAACTTACGTATAAGTTAGGAATTTTAAAGAATAATGAAAAATTTCTTAAAGAACTTAATATAAAATCTGATGAAATATTGAGTAATGATAAATTAGATGTATCAACATTTGATATTAAGTTTGATCATGTTTCTTTTTCTTATAATATTGACAATAATTATACAATTTTTAATGAATATACAGAAATATTTAATGAAAAACAAGTTTATTGTATTTTTGGACCATCTGGTTCTGGAAAATCAACATTTATCAAATTGATTTTTGGTATTCATAAACCATCATCAGGTAAAATTTTAATTAATAATCAAAATATATCAGAATATTCCTTACTTGAATTAAGAAAAAATATATGTTATATAAATCAAAATTCATCTACACTTTTTAATAGAACTATTATTGAAAATATAATTTACGGATTTTATTCAAAAGAAGAATTAATTTGTAGAAAAGATGATATTTATAATATAATTAAAAATATATTTGATAAATTCTCTTTTTACGATACATTTAAGAATTTAGATGATAATAAACCAAAATGGTCTTTTTTAGACCAACAAGTTGGTAAATTGGGTTCAAATTTATCTGGAGGACAAAAACAAATTATTCATTTGATTAGAATCGAATTAAATCAATATGCTAAAATTGTTATTTTAGATGAACCAACTAGTGCTTTAGATGATGTTAGTAGAAATAATGTTATTAAATATATAGAATATTTAAAGGAAACTGGAAAAACAATTTTTTTGATTACACATGATATATATTTTCAAAAAAGTAATTATAATAAACTTCAGTTTTTTTTTAATAAAAATCCTGAATTACAAAAATAAGTTAATTATGTACAATAATATTATATCAAATGTTTTTTAATCAAATTTAAATGAAAAAAAATAATGTATTAATAATAAATTTAAAAAATGATTAGAAACTCTTCGCTTTGTTTATCTGTTTTATTTAACATTGTAAAATCTCAAATATCTTCTTATAAAAAAACTGATGAAAGTGATAATGACGGATTCTCTGATTTTAAAAAGAAAAACCAATTATTACATGGTTTGAAAACGACTTTTGAAAGTTTTGGAGGTGTTTTTAATAAATTAGCTCAACTTCTAAGTATTGATCATTATGATATTAACGCAAAGAATTATGATACATGCAAACCTTTGAATGCAGATAAAACTATTGATTTTTTGAAAAATGAATTTCACACAAATGAATCATTAAATTCTATTATTGAAAGTATTGATTTTAACGTACATAAAAGTGGTAGTATTGGACAAGTACATAAAGCAAAATTAAAAAATGGTGATAATATTGTTATCAAAGTGCAATACTTTGGTATTGAAGAACAAATTTTATCTGATTTGAATTTATTAAATACTATCGCTACTTTTTTATTTTCTTTTGTTGATTTATCAAACGCTATTAAAGATATTAATAAAAAAACGATAGAAGAACTCGATTATATTAATGAATCAAAAAATCAAAAATTTATTTATGATATTTGGAACACGCATGAATATATTAAAATACCTGAAATTATTCCAGAAATTATATCAAAAAGATATTTAGGTATGAATTTCATTGATGCTGAAAGTTTTCAATCTTTCATTCAAAATTCTACACAAGAAGAAAAAAATCATATAGCTTATAATATTGTAAAATTTACTTTTACTAATATATATAAACATAGATGTTTATACTCTGATGTTCATTGTGGAAATTTTCTTGTAAAAGATAAACGTATATTATATGTAATGGATTATGGTTGTTTACATTATGTTGATGATGATTTACTTAATTATATTAAAAATTTGTATTTATCATTCAAACATGAAAATCCAGATTTATTTTATAATTCTGTTTATAAAATTGGTTTCATTGATGAAACTATTTCTGATGAATCAAAAGCATATATGTTTGAATATATGAAACTGTTAAATTTACCTTGGATAACTAAAAATTTTCATTTTACTAAAGATTTTGTAGATAAAACAACTCATAAAAATATTACTTTAATGAGAGAATGGAAAGTTCCTCATAATTTAATATATTTTAATAAAATTCCTTTCAATCTTTTTTCTATTCTTTATTCATTAAATGCTGAATGTAATTTTTCTGATATTTTCGAGGAATTAATAGAATTTTAATTTATAATTGTTTCTAATTATAAATTCAAGTTTTTTTTTTGAGATGATATATAATTTATAGTTTATCCAAAACATTTTTTTAAATTGAACGAAAACTTTTTTTAAAGATATTTAATAAAAAATGTCATCAAAACAATTTGGAACATATTTAATTTCAAATGATGAAACTAAAAAACAAATTTCATCATTGAATGAAATTAATTTTATAAAAAATATTGTTAAATTTGACTTACCTGATTCCTTTAATGGTTCTCAAGTATGGAAAAATTACCTTCCTGAAGTACCTAATCAATATTCAGTTAAATCCTGCTGGGCTTACTCATCTCTTTTCTGCTTTTCATCAAGACTTGCTATTTACACAAAAGGTAAATATAAATTCGATTTCTCACCAGCAAAAATGATCTTTGGAAAAAATAATGACTTTACGAAATTAAAAGATTGGAATGATATCAAACAACAACTCTCTAATCAAATTGCATTTGACTTTTCTACTACAAATAAACTCACAAAAAACGTTATTGAACCTTCTGTTCAAAGTTTAATTGAAACTGCTCAATATCTCTATAGATTTGGTGTTTGTGAAAATAAATGCATCGATAAATCATTAGCTAAATATATATATTCATCGATTCAACTTTTTAGCACAACTTATGATGAATGTCCTAATGAAAACAATGATGAAATGATTAATCATAGAATAGATGGTTATTATTATGTTCCTGGAACTATATCTAAAAATTCGTTATTTGGAGACGGAGACGAAAGTGATATCAGAACTGAAATTTATCATTGGGGACCTGTTTGTTCTGTTATGCGAGTATTCCTTGATTTCTTTAATTGGGATGGTAAAGGAATTTATAAATACGATGAAACTTCTGAACAAATGGAAATTTACGGACATTCTGTAATCATTTGTGGTTGGGGTGAAGAAGATGGTATTAAATATTGGTTATGTTGTAATACTTGGGGGGCTAACTGGGGTGATAATGGTTATTTCAAAATTATCAGAGGTGTTAATAATTGTGAAATTGAAGAAAATGTTGTTGGAATGTATCCTGCTCTTCCTGGTATTAGATTATTCCTAGAAGTTCCAATTCTTTATGATTTCGATGATTTTATCATGCGATCATTATGGGGTGTTAAAGATAACGGATATAAAATCACATCATATGAAAAAGTAATGTTAAAGAAAAAAGATGTCAAATTATATGAATCTGAATATATATATGAACCACAATATTGGCCTGATTTTTCAAAACTTATTGCTGGAAATTTAGATACTATTAAATTCAATATTCAAATCACATCAAAAGAAAATTATAATAATAGAAAATGTATTATCAAAAAAGACAATGTATTTGAAACAATCGTTTATTTTCTATTGATTTTGATTATATTTAAAATAGCTTATAGATTATTTCCAAAAATATCATCATTGATGAAAAATGTAGAAGTTAAATAAATTACTTTTTTTTTACAGCTTCTATATTTTTTACAATAAAATCTGTATATCTACTTATTTTTTCATTTTCTTCTTCAAGAATAGATATATTGTGTTTTAAATCAGTTGTAAAATTTAGTGATTTCAGTTTTTTCGTAAATTTTTGTTTAGACTTATCTTGTCTTAGTTCTTTATTTTTTTCTAAAAGTTCTTTTAAATGTTGTATTCGCGTATTTTCATTTGTGACTACTCTAATTCTTTCATTTAATAGCTTTATCGCTTGTTTTACTTTTTCTTTAAAATCTGTTTTTTTTTCAATATCACCAAATGATAATGGTGATAATTCGAATTCAATTTGGTTTCTTAATTTTTCATTTTGTGATAAAAGTTCATCTAATAATATTTTTTTATTTTTCAAAAAATTTTTTATAACATCGCTCATTTTTTATTTTTAATATTTTTTTAATATATATTTAAAATAAAATAATAATGAGTAATATATCTGAAGTCAATATACCTGAAGTAAAGCAAAAGATTGCTGAATTTTTTCTCAAAGTAAAAAATCAATCAAAGGAATTAAGAGACACAAAAGATAATTTAATTAAAGAAACAGATAAATTAACACAACTTCAAGCATCTCTTGAATCATTACAAAATCAAAGTTTATCTAACAATGAAGAATCAACCAAACAAATTGAAAATCTTAAAAATGAAATTGATAATCAAAAACAAATAATAGAGAAAACTACATCTGAATTAAATACTGTAAAAACTGATTGTCAAAGAGATATAGAACAATTAAATACTAAAAAAAACGAACTACAACAATTAATAGATGAAATAGTGAATGAAGTTGATGAAACTGAAAGATTTATGGAAAAAAAACCATCTAAAAATCGAACGGCAGAGAATTATAAAAAAGTCAGTGATGGTAGAAAGAGAAAATCACGTAATACTAAAAAGTCTTTAAAAAGATCAACTAAAAAAAGATCAACTAAAAGAAAATCATCGAAAAGAAAATCAATTAAAAAAAAATCAAAATACATAAAATAAAGTTTTGAATTATGACAAGAAAAAAGAAAATAAATGATTCATATTCAATATTAAAAGAAATTATTCTTGAAGATGATGATAAAAATGATAATAATAGAGAAGATTTATTGAATTTTATAAAAGAAAAAGTTAAAGAACGTAAAATAAATGATGCTGTTCTAAATGAAATTCTCGAATTTTTCACACAAATGTTACCGAAACAGAAACATTTTGATATGTTTGATGATTTCATAGAAAAGATTATAGCCTACGATTTTGAATAATAAATCAAGATCTTGATTTATTAATTAAATATATTAAACTACTACATCTTTTACTTTTCTAGTTTTCTTTACTACTGTTTCTCCTTTCATTGAATTTTTTTCTTTAGCTAATATAGATTCAACATTTTTTAACCATTTTTCATAAGCTACTTCGAATTCTTCTATATCATTTAACCACATCTTTTTTAAAGAAGTTTTCTTAACATTATTGATTTTTTCTTCAATATTAATGATATCGTTTTGTAATTCTTTGACTTTATCAGATGTAAAATTTCTTACTTGTAATCGTAATAAATAGTTATAACCATTATTATTTTCTTCAGATTCGTCATCTTCTGAATTATTTTTCTTTTCTTTATCATATCCCCTTTTTTGTAATTCTTCAATAATTACTTGTTCTGGTATATTCATGATTTTTAAAGTTTTCTCAACAACTTCTTTAATAAATCGCATCTTATTCGATAAGAATCTTAATTCATATTCTAGTTTATTGAGAATGTATTTTTTTCTCTTGTCATAAAAGATATATCTCATATCACAAAAATCGTTTATAATTTGTTCTACAGTGTACTTTTTCAGATTATTATTCTCATCAAAAAGAACCATATTAGATAATGCTATTGAATCTTCTAATTTCATATTTTTAGCATTACAGCTCATTCCATCTTCATCTTCTGTAATAACAAAATATGGTTTGTTTGGTGTTGAGTAATTCTTGAAAGCTTTTATTTTCTTTTCAGAAAGCCAATCTTCGACAGTTTCTTTGAAACTATTTATTGACATACTAACAGGGAGTTCTGTAATAGTGACTTTATTTTTATCTTTTGTGTATATACCAGATGTTATAAATTTATCACCATTTTTTCTGATTTCTCCAGTAAATCCACGATACCATGGTTTCATTTCTGGATATTCTGTAAGTATATCACTATCTTTATTATTTAACCATATTTTGACACATTTAATGACATCTAATGGATTAAAATTTGGAATATTTGTAGACCAACCTGTTCCAATGCCTTTGCATCCATTAATTAAAATCATAGGAAGAATTGGTATGTAAAAAGTAGGTTCTAACATATCATTTCCATCATATACATGTTCTAATAAAACATCATCATCTTCTCTGTAAATTAGAGGAGTAAGAGTTTCCATTTTTGTAAATACATATCTGGGGCTTGCAGCATCATCCCCAGATGCATTTCTTGAACCAAACATACCATCTCTTGTAAAATAAGGAATATTATTAGATCCAACGAATTCTTGAGCCATTTTGATAATAGTATCATATAAATTTTGTTCTCCGTGTTTATAATCAGAAACTTCGGCTACATAAGCTCCGAATTGTGCAACTTTTAAAGATGTTTTGTTACTTGTAAGATTTCTTTTCTTTGATCCATATAAAATCTTTCTTTGTGATTCCTTGAATCCATCAAATAAATGTGGAATACTTCTATGACAATCCTCTCTTGAAAATTGTATCATTTGTTTATCTAAAAATGTTGACATATTGATAGATATCAATTTTTCACTATTATCTAAAGAAAAACCACTATCGTTCTTGTCATATTTAGCAATCCAGTTTTTTCTTTCATCAGCATACTTATTATTGAAAACTTTGTTTATTTCCTTTTGAGTGTCTTCATCTTCAATATATTCTACAATTTTTTCACCAAATGTATCAGAAACGTCCTCTTGTTTGTTTGTTCCCAATCCTTTATAAAATTTTGATTTATGTTTAGGATTATTTTCATTATATTTTTTATAATTGTTTTCATCATAAAATAACAAATCTTTACCATTAGGACCTTTATTAAAAACTCTAACAACAGGAGTTTTCATACTAATTAAATATGGTTGTTTTCTTTTCATTAACGATGGAAATAAATGATGAAAAAAGTTTAATAATAAGCCTTCAATATGGATTCCATCACATTGTCTTTGTATCATATTTCCAACTCCAGCATTTATTCTACCATTTTCTGTTTCTATATCATAAACATATTTTTTTTCAGTTTTACTTTCATAAATATCTTTTACATATCCAGGATATAGTCTTCTATATCTTTTACTAATATTAATAGTGAAAACATTGTGTTTTCCTTTTTTTTCTTTAATATTATAACAGTATCCTAATCTCTCCGCTATAAAACATAATCCTTGAGCTCCAACTTGTCCAAGAATATCAAATCCCTCAGAATTTTTATTTTGTTTTAACCATCTGAAACCATCCCCATCATAATATCCATCTAAAAACGCTTTTAGAACAGATGTAGAATTATTTAGTATTTCATTAGGAATTTTTTTAAGTTTACTTTCTGTATAAAATTTTTCTCTCATATTTTCAATAAATTGTTTGATTTTTGAACCACCATTCACTACCAATTTATATGCTTGTTCTTGATTTTCTTGCACTGACACTTTTAAAATATTGATATCTAAATCATATATCTTTTTTAATATTTCAGCTGATTTCTCCAGTAATTCTATTTTATTATTTGATATACTATAACAATAGTTCGTTCTTTGCAAAGTATCTTTTTTTTGAACACTACTTCTTTTACTATTTTCAATAGCATTTTGAAGTCTTTGTTTTGACTCTCTAATTTTCTTACTTATTTTACCATATGGTTTTTTATCTTTTTGTAAATTTTCTAATACAATGTTTAATTCATTAATTTTTTCAGTATGTTTTTTAATCCATTTTCTCCATCTTTCTCTTGAACGTTCAGTATTTTTTTCATTTTGTTTTTCTCTAGATTTATCAAAAGTATAAATACCACAAGTTCCATCAGCAAAAAATAACCCCCATACCCATGCCTCATCTATTGAAATGTCTGATAATATATCAATATCACCAATTTGAGAACAAAAATTCAATTCTTTATTTATACTTTGTATCAAATTATTTTTATTTGTTTCAGTAGAAATTTTATAACATTGTAATTCTTTTCCTATTTTTTTTAATTCATTGAAAGACATTTCATTTGATATATTCGGAAATTTTGTTAGTCTTCTATTTCTTAATAATTTATCTCCTTTTTTAATTTCGTTAGCTTTGATTTCTTTACCATTTTCTAATAATAATGTATGATCTTCAGTACATCTAACTATTCCAGAATTAGTATTTATTGTAAAAATTTTCTTATGAGTTTCTTTTTTTCGAATAGCTATTATTTTTTTCCATCCATTTTCACTCCATACTTCTATATTTTCTAATAGTTGATTATTCATTGGTAATTTGTGATTATATAATTCATCCATTTCAACTACAGAAATAATATTATTTTTTTTGATTAATAAAGCGGTATCATGAGTAAAACAATCAGCATCAGTTAGTAGTATTACTTTTCCGTAACTTAATGTCTTAAAATTATCTTCGATAGTATAATCAACGTCATATTGTAAATTTAAAGCTTGAATTAAGTCAGTAATAACCTTATTTTTAGCTATAGATGATATATTTGTATTTCGAACATTCATTACTTTTCCACGTAATGCTAAACAACCATAGTAATCACGTCCAGCTAATTCTCCTATACCCTTCTGAATACCAGCAACAGCATAAGTTTTGGCCGACAAGCCCTCGCAGAGAATTAGGCTACATAGATGTGAATCTTTTGTTCCTGCTTTATTAGCATGATCAAGACCTTCAATTTTAACATATCCTCTTTTCTTTTTTTCTGTTTTCTTCAATACAATCATTTCCTTTGATTTAATAATATCCTCAATATCTTCAATCACAGACCACTTCATAATCTTAGCAATATCAGAATTTTTTACAACAGCCTTGATAGAAGGTGATTCAAGCTTATTTTTGGATTGACTATCGAACATAGGATTAACTACATAAGATACAACAAATAATCTAAAAAATCTCTTAATATCTCCAATATTCAATGATGGTGATCCTTTCTTTGAATTAAACTTATCAACAATTGGTCTAAACAACGCTTCAGACCAACCATCAACGTGTTCACCACCAAGTTTAGTATAAATTCCATTTACAAATGATATAGTTTGAAATTGGTTACATGGTTGTAATAAAACTTCCGAATTATCAGTCTTAAGAAATAAAGAGTCTTCAGAATCAGACTTATAAAGTTTAGCATAACTCTGAAGGTTATTTACTGGAATCAAATCATCATTAAAATAGACTTTGACTTTTGTAAGCATTGCAGCGTCAACGCAAAGTTTAAGATACATAGATATAGTTTCATCATCATATCCATTCATCTTAAATTGCTTAAAATCAGGAAAATAACAGACACTTGTGTAACCTTTAGTAAGCTTAGTTTTTTCTATGATTGGTTCTCCAACAGTTTTCATATTATTAGTCCAAGTTTGCTGAAAAGTTTTATTATTGTTAGGATCTAATCCCTTAACAGTGAACTTAGTAGAGAAAATATTGCATAAGGTTGAGCCCAGACCGTTTTTTCCTGAAATTAGCCTTTCTTTTTCATCATCAAAATTTGAACCAGACAGTAAATTTCCGAATACCAAAGTATGATTATACATTTTATTTTCAGGATTAATTTCGATTGGAATAATATCACCATCATTAATAACTGATGTTTCTCCAGTTTCTTTATTTAATTTTATTTTAATATAAGAACAAGGAATATTTGCTTGTCTAGAACGGAAAACATTATCAACACTATTACTTAAAATTTCAATAAAAATTCTCAATAAAGCAAGTGAAACATTCACATCTTTCTTAATAATTTGAAAGAAATGACAACCTTCATCACCTTCATTTTCTACTTTTTCACAAACGAATTCAGAAGATAATTTTGCTATTGTACTTCCCACATACATATCTGGTCTTAAAAGAACGTGTTCTATAGGGTCTTTCTTTTCATACTTTTTAGAAGCTGTAGTTGATGTCATGTTTTTGTTATATTATTAACATTTTGTTTTTTTAAATTCAATTTTTTAATTTTCGTATAAATAAAATATGCCAAAATCAGTAGTTAAAATAAAAAATAAAGGATTATTAAGAATGGAAGAATGTTTATTAGATGTAGTAAATATTTTAGAAGAAGAGAAGAAAAACTTCGTACCATTGTTAGATATATTCTTATCAAGTTACAAAAACAAATATAAAGTTCAAAAATTAATGAAAACGTTATTTAATATGTTAGATAAATCCATTTTATTAAATAAACAAAGAAAAACAATAGAATTTATGAAAAAGAAAGTAAAAGTAGACGACGAAAATTATTTGAAATATAAAAAGAAAATTAATGAAGGAACCTATGGAGAAATAAGCAGTTGTCTACTTAATAATGAAAATGTTGTTTTAAAAAATCCTAAATATTCTAATTACAACAAAGATGAAGTAAATTCAGAATTTTTAAAAGAGAATTTGATTCATGTAATTCTTTATTGTTGTCATGATTTGATGAATAAATGTTTCAAAATTTCTACAGTACCAAGATGTATTCCACGAATTATGAATTTAGTTAAAGCAACAGATAAAGACTTTTCTGAAGAAAAATTAATAGTAGTAATGGAAAAATTAGATTTTGATGGATATGCTTTTTTCGATAAAAAACATTCTTATAAAGAAGAATTGTCGTTTTTAGCGTTAGTTGCTTATAATATTTATTTTTTACAGAAATCATTAAAAAATTTTATGCATAGAGATTTTCATTTGGGTAATGTAATGATAAAAAAAGAAAAAAAACAACGAATAAAAATAAAAACATCATCTCTAAATTTTTCAGTAGATACATCCTATTCAACATATATAATTGATTTTGGAATGACTTGTTTTGATATGGCATCCTGTTTAAAAATAATTCAAATGCCTCAATCAAGAATTTCAAATGATGGAATCTATAATAGCAATTATTGTGAAAATAGAAGTCATGATTTGAGATTACTTTTAGCAAGTTTATATTTTAATTTTGATAGTATAAGTGTAAAGTTACAAGAATGGCTAGTAACAATATTTGAAAAATATGAAGCAAAATCATGGCATGATTTTTATCATCAAGTTTTAAAAGTAAAAGATCCTAACTTTTATCCTGAAAATGTTTTAAAACATATACATAATGAATTAAAAAAATTATAAATGTTTAAAAAGTAATTTATAATCTAATAAATGTCTAAACCTATAAAAATAACTGCGTTCAATGTTAGTTTGAATTCAATTCAAAATTCTGATGATATGTATCATTTGTTTTTTAATATTAATGATGGTAATTATTTTTCATTTCCATGCTGTATTGATAAATTTAACAAATACATTATTGATGATATTGATAAGATAATCAGTGGTAAAGAAAAAACTATTGATTTGCAATTTAATTATAATTATAATATGATTCAGTTTAATAAAGATACTATTCGTTTTTTTATGATGAATGATAATTCAACAACTATACCACCTATAACACAAGAAATAAGTATAATATTCGAAAACAATAATATTGTTAGAAATTCTTTGAGAGATTTTTTAAATAATTTCAAAAAAGAACATCAATATTATTCATCAGATTTTGAAGATGATATATAATTTGTTATTTTAATTATTATAGTTATGAATTACATTTTCAATTTTGAAATCGTCTTTTCCTGAAAGAAATTGTATCGTATTTTTTACACTATTAATATTAGCGTCAATATATTTTTGTTCATTCATATTTATAAGAGTTTTTAATAAAAATGGTTCAACTGATTGAACTTTTGCATAATTGATTGTAATTGAATTTGTCTTTTCATCAAAATAAATTTTTATTCTATAATATCCATTAATAATGTTTTCAGAACTACTTGTCATACACATAATAAATGAATTATCATTTTCTTCTAAAATGGCCACTTTTTCATATGATGTTGTAAATAAATTATCATTCATAAATCTTGTTGTTACAGAAACAACATCATCAATTTTTACAGGTTTATCACTGTCTTTTCTATGAATAACTGTTTTCAATACTTTGTTATCACGTTCATAAGAAAAAATATCAAGATATTTCAATTTAGTAATGATTTCATTAAATTTATCTTTATTAGAAACAAATGTATAATTTCCTAGAAAATGATGTTTATATATATTTAAATTAAAATTATTGTCTTTTATGTCATATGTATTATTATTAGTAAAAAAACTTCCGTTATTTGATAAAAATATAAAACTTAAAACTTTATATGGAATTAGAAATGTAATAATTATAAAAACTATAAATAATATTCCAATACCAATACCAATATTTGTTAAGCATGTATTCACCATTTATTATATATATATATAATAAATTTATTTCCTAAAACTTTTTCACAATTCAGCATCTACCATTGAATCACTTATAATTATATTTTTGTTGTGATTTAATAAAAAATGTTTTTATATTCAAAATTTATTTACACACAATTGAAAAGTTTTTCACTTATTGTCTTTCTTATAACTTTTGCTTTAATAATTCAAAATAGCAAATATAATATTATTCCATTAAATGTAATTACATTTTTTGGTAGTATTATATTAAATCATTATTATCCTAATTATTATAAGATTGTAAATATTAAAGCTCCTGAATTTATACTATTATGGATTTTAAATGATTTCATTATTCATTATTTACCTCTAATTTTTATACTTATTTATGTAATTTACAACAAAAAAATAGAAATAAATTATACATTATGTATTATTATTTTAGTATTATATATTATTTTATTTAATTCTGAATTTATAGACATATATTTCAATTTCGATCAATACTTTTCTCAAGAAAAATTATAAAAAAAATATTCAAGGTAGTTTAAAGACTTAAAATTATTAATTAATATGTCAGATTTAGATATTGAAAATAATGAATTTGTGATTGAAGAAGAAACTGAAGAATTGGATGAAGAAATTATATCATCTAAATATAAAATAAAAGTAATTCTAGATGTTCGAGAAAAAAGTATAATAAAAACATGTCAAGAATTAATTAGTAAAAATAAAAAGTTTGAAAACATATTAATTGAGACTAAAGCTCTTGATTTAGGAGATATTACTATTTGTGATATTAAAACAAATAAAGAATTAGTGATTATTGAAAGAAAAACTATTCCTGATTTGATTGCGTCAATTAAAGATAACAGATATAAGGAACAAGGATATCGATTAGAAAATAGTGAATACCCAAATCATAATATTGTTTATATGATAGAAGGAGATAATATAAATGGATATACACAAGATAAAGATATGATATATTCATCAATGTTTTCTTTATTCTACTTTAAAGGTTTTTCTATATTTAGAACAAAAGATATTAAAGAATCTGCTTATGTTATTTTAAATTCAGCATATAAAATAGCAAAAGAAGAAAAAAGAGAATCTTATTATAATTCATCTAATCTTGTAAAGAAAGAAGTTACAGAAGATTATACAAGTGTTGTGAAAAAGAAAAAGAATTCAAATATTACTACAGAAAATTTCGGGGAAATAGTTTTAATGCAGATTCCATCTATTAGTAATACAACCGCAAAAGCAATAATGTCTGAATATAAAACAGTTCAGAATCTTATCAATTGTTTAAAAGAAGACGAAAAATGTTTAGATAAAATAACAACAACAGCTGATAATGGTAAATCAAGAAAAATTAGCAAAACATCTATAAAAAACATAATTACGTTCCTTCTTTCATAGCCATTTTCCTTTAACATATTTATAATCACAAGGCATATCTACACTATCTTCATTTCTTTGTCTGAAATACATAATTAAATCATCTCTTAATTTAATTTTATTATTTTCTAATTTCCATAAATTTCTTGAATCTTTTTTGATATCAACAAGTGGATCGAATTGATTATCAATTAAAATTTTCCATCTATCTTGATATTTTCTATCAACTTTATTTCCATGAAAATGATGTAGAATTGTACCATGGACGAATCCTATATTTCTTTTTATATGTTTTTCACATCTATCTTGAAATATTCTACACAATAATTTATAATTATCGTGTAACTTTGAATTTAGATATTTATCTACCAATCCTATAAAAGATAAAGACATATGCATATCAGCACTTCCTAAAATTGGAAATTCCATAAGTCCGCCTATATCATCATATGCATTTCTTGTTATAGCCCAAGAGTATCCTGGATGCCAAGCACTATATTTATGTCCTACCCACTTTTCACCATTACAATATTGATAACAAAAAGATAAATGAACTTGTAATGTTTCTTTCTTTATACCCATATCAATAGCATGAGACCAATTTTGTACTATCTTATACGTTTGTAATTGTTCGATTGTTTCACGAACCCAATTTTTATTTTGAAATTCAATATCTGCATCACACCAACACATATATTTCCAATTATTTGGTAAATGTTGAACAGCTATATTTATTAAATTTTCTTTATACCATAATTCATCATTTGTTCTTAATTTTATTTTCGAATTAGTAGCAAAAGGTCTACTTCCTTGTTGCAATTCAACAGTTATTAAATCTACTTGTTTTTCATTTTTCATTCTGTTACAGAATTCATAAAATAATCGATATCTTGTATCAAATCTTGCTGGATTAGACACTACAGCAATAACATACAATTTATCTTTGTCTGTTAAAGAAAAACATTTACAATTATCACAACAATCACAATATTTCGTTTCTTCTGTTTTTTTGTATTCTTCACAATATTTCGATTCCATATAATTTATTTTATATCATTTTACAATATATTAGATATTTTTATTTCAAACGAAATAAAAATTAAAGCATATATTTATCTACTAAAACAACAAGAAAACCAAGAACTACATTTGGGACTATTTGTTTTTGTATCATAATCTATTCTAATATCTTCAAAAAGATTATATATATTCATATTTGTCTTTGCAGAAACTTCATAATATTTTGCTTCTAATTTATTAGCAATATCTTCACCTTCTTCAACAGTAACTTCTCTTAATTTATCGCATTTATTTCCAATCAAATATAATTTTGTTTTTTTGGATGCTACAGACAAGTATATATTATGATATTGTTCAATTTTTTTTAGAGAATTTCTCTCTGATACATCAAAAACAATCAAAAAAAAATCATACTTCTCAATACACTCATCAATACATTTTTTTGATAATATACAAAAAATTCCTGATACAGACCATAATCTATAACGAATATTATTGATTTTATCAATTTTATGTCTAAATTCCCATCCTATTGTCTGATTTTTTCTAGAATCAAATTCATCATAAACAAATCGATCAACCAAACTACTAACACCTGTATAAGAATCACCAATAACAAATATATCAATTTTGTTCATAACTATATATTAAACTTAAACGTTTTAAATAAAAAATATCATTTTTTTACAAATAAATGTCACAATCTTATTACGATCCATCATTCTATATTTCAATCATAAGCACAGTTTCATTAATAGTATCTGAAATATTACCGTTTTTGCCTATAAAATCTAATGGAATATTACATACTGTATTGACTTTTATAGCAAGTCCTGCTAAAGCAAAAGCTAAATTAGAAGAAGAAAAACAAAAACTTGACAATAAAAATGGAGATGAAAAAAATACTTTATTATCAATTCAAATATCAGAATTACAAAAAGAATTAAAAGAAATTAAAATTGAAATGAATCATAAACATACTAAATCTGAAAAAAAACCAAAATTATGATAAAAGATAATTTTATATATTTTTTATTGTTTAAAGTTAATTTATAGGAAAATATTTTTTTTAGATATAAATAAAATGAGTTCAGAAAATGAAAACCATATAAAAGAAGATTTTTGTCCAGTATGTGTGGCTACTGTACCATTAGCTTTTTCAATTGCAAGTGCTGGAACTGTTAAAGCAACAGAACAAAATGATATCGATAATTGTGATGACGATGAAAAAGAACAAAAAAAAAGAAAAATTCAAAATAGAAATAAATGGATTTTTAGTGTTTGTGGTGTTGTTGGAATTATTTCAATGATAGTTATATTGTATTTTATATTTTATAAAAATTGTGATGAATGTGAAAAAGTTTTAGGAAAATAAGTTAATTTATAAAAATAAGATATTTATAAAATAAAGATATTAATGTCAATATTACTGCCAAAATATTTATATTTAAATAATAATACATATCCTAATATAATTCCTAAATATTTATTTCAAACTTATATTGATTCTAAAAGAGTTCCTCAAAAAGTTTTCGATAATATTAAAAAATTTGCTTCAGATTATAATTATTATTTTTTTGATGATCATCAAGCTGAGCAATTTCTAAAAGAATTTTATATTCCAATCGTTTTACAAAAATTTAAAGAACTTCATGGTGCTCATAAAGCTGATTTATTAAGATATTGTTTACTTTATATTTTTGGAGGTGTTTATTTAGATATTAAAACTATTTTAGTAAAACCATTATCATCAATTTTTGATCATAAATCTAATAACAATTATTGTTTTTATTCTGCTTTATCAATGATTCCATCAACAATTTATCAAGGAATCTTAGCAGTTACACCTATGAATGATATTATGAAAGACAATATTATTTGTACTTTAAATACATCACTCAAACAAACAAAAGATAATTATAATGTTTTTACAGGATATATGTATGAATCTTTATCTTTACGTAATTCAATTCCTATTATAAATCATGGTGAAAATTTACTAAAAAATAATGAAAAAATTAAAATCTTTAAAGAAATATGTTGTAATCATCAATCTTGTCCATCACTTGTTAAAGATAGATATGGATTAAATTGTAGAATTATTGATGAAGAAGGTAATATAATGTTTTATACAAGATTTGCTGACTTTCCTTGGTAAATATATAATAATGATATTATATATTCCTATTTAATCAACTAAAACAAAAAATATTTCATCTTTATTTTTTATCACATCGGATGGTATGAAATCTAATAATATTTCGCTAATATATTGAAAACAATTACTACAATTATCTGCATAATCTTCACTATTTTGGTCTTCTTTGAAAATAAAATTAAATTCCAGTGTATCAAATGTACATTCCAACTTATTGTATCTTGTATAATAAGTAATAGCATCGGCTATATCACTTGGAACAATGTCTTCAACTTTTTTCTGTAATTTATAAAAGAAACTATTATTCAATATTATCATAATATCATCAAAATTTATTGTAATTTTCAGATTTTTATTTGGTTGTTCAGTTTTTATATTTAATTTATTGAAAGTATCGATTAAATCTTTTTCTACATATTTATATTTTCCTAACATTTGTTCTATATTTTGAAATGTTTTATGTTGTTTTTTTTGAACATTTTCAAATGTTTTCATTTTTTTATCACACGTTTTATTATGTTCTTTAAAACTATCAACAGTTTCTAAACAAAACCAACATAATTTTGTATTTAAAGGACATAACTCAAACAATTTTTTATATTTATAAATTCGTAAGTTTTCTCGCTGAGATTTTAAACTATGACAATTAGGACATAACGCTTGAAGATTACTATTATCATCATTATTACTAATAGAATATGGAATTATATGATCTATTTGAAACGAAGGTGGTAGAAGAACTTTACAATGAGCGCATTTATATTCTTCTCGATGAGCAATTATCTTTTTTAACGACTCAGAAAGCTTTCTTTGTTTAGTCATTTACATAAATATGTTTTCAGTCTTTAAATAAGGTTAAGTTCTCTTATCCATTTAGACACTTGAATTGAAAAACTCGGAGAACACCATTGAGCTAATTATATTCATAAATCAGGATGAATCCATGTTCCTTGGTTATATTTATCATTACATCCTTTGTAAACTTCAATTAACTTTTTTCCCGATATGTGATTTAACACATGACTATTATCAAGTTTCTTAATTAAATCTTTTGTTTCTTTTAGTCTTAGCCAGGAACCAACTTGTTTCTTTACATTTTTACATAATCCAGTAGCAAAAACATATCCATCTTCTCGCATTGGAATTGTAAATTCACTACCATCTTCAAGTATTAATTTACACTTAATGATGTCGCCTATTTTTTCAAAATTAGTAGATGTCATTTCCCGAAATATTCTAAGATTTATAATTATTTAATTATAAATCTTTAAAACATCGAGAAGTGCAGTCATTCCATTAGGCTTATAGTGTTCAGATGTCAATTCTGGAACATCCTTTCCATCCATATCATCAATCACTGTCTTTATTTCATTGTCAAAAACAACAAGAGTGAATCTGAAATCACCAGTTTCTTTCTGCTGTTTGATGATTTTATTTAAACCATCTAAAGGTTCTGATCCCATATTTTCTATCGATCCAGAACCATCCATTATAAAAAGAACTGATAATGGAACTCTGTCTTCAACTTTAGAAGTTTGCTTTGTTTCGTTATCTTGATTCATATCATTTTTTCCTAAAATTTTACGAATGATGAATAATGAGTCGAGTAGAACTTTTAATAAATAAAATAATTTATAATTATAAAACATAAATGTTATCATCGGAAATAGAATATAAAAAATCTGTAATTAAAAATATGCATGAATGCTATAATAAAGATCTTCTTCCAAAAAATCATCTTGAGTTTTTAGTAAAACTTAAAAATGAATATGGTTTTAATCCTAAAATTTGTTATGATATTGGGGCTGCCGTATTACATTGGACAAGACATGCTAAAAAAATTTGGAATGATACTGAAATTATTCTTTTCGATGCATTTGATCCGTATGAAGAACTTTACAAAGATCATAAATATAATATAGGGGTTTTGAGCGATGAAAATAATAAAATTGTAAAATTTTATCAAAATGACTTCTTTTTTGGAGGAAATTCATATTATAAAGAGATAGGTTATAAAAATGGAGAGTTATTTCCTGTTGAAAATTATTTAGAAAAAAAGACTCATACACTGGATTCAATTGTAGAAGAAAAAAAGTTTCCTTATCCAGATTTAATAAAAATAGATGTTCAGGGTTCAGAATTAGATATATTAAAAGGATCAACAAATGTTTTAAAAAATGTAAAATATTTAATAGTTGAACTACAACATACACATTACAATGACGGAGCTCCTTTATGTGATTCGACAATAAAGTATCTAAGTTCAATAGGATTTAAATGTATTGCTCCAAAATTTTCGGATAACGGTCCCGACGCCGACTATTGTTTTGTAAATATAAATTTAAAATAGTAATTTTAGTTTTCCTTTGCAATAGTTTGTTTATTTTTAACAACGTTTGTTTATTTTTAACAAATGTTTGTCTTTTTTAATAAATGTTTGTTTTCTTAAAATCTGTCAACACCCACACACATTTTTTTTTTAAAAAAATGAAAAATCGAAAAAGAAGTTGTTATACAATTTTAATTTAAATAAAAAATATTAAACTGTTTTAGAGTTTAATATTTTCAAAAACACATGATTTATTATTCGTCCTCTAAATATCCAAATCGTTAGCGAAATCCCAACTATCTACTTGTATAGGTTTACACGTAGAACTATGCTTATATTCCGTTGTTTTTAGTTCAAAAAAATTGCTCTTGTTATCAAGGCTAAAACTTTTCATAAAATCAAAAGGATTTTCACTATTATAAATTTTTTCAAAACCTAATTGTATAAGAAGACGATCTGCTACATACTTTATATATTCAGTCATCAATTTAGAATTCATACCGAGCATACTTACTGGTATAGATTTGGTAATAAAATTAGTTTCTATTTCGACTGCTTCCATAATAATATCATTGACAGTTTCCTTAGTAACTTTATTATTCAAATGGTGATATAATAATACAGCAAATTCTGCATGTAATCCTTCATCTCTACTTATCAATTCGTTACTTTTACCAAGTGCTTTAGTCATCTTATTTCTATCTTTTAACCAAAATATAGAGGCAAAACTTGCTGAAAAGAAAATTCCTTCAACTACAGCAAAAGCAATTACTCTTTGTTCAAATGGTTTGTCTGTATTCATCCATTTCAAAGCCCAATTTGCCTTCTCAGCAACAGCCGGAATAGTCTCAATAGCGTTAAATAATTCTAATTTTCTTTTGTTATCTTTAACTAGCGTATCAAGTAAAAGAGCATATGTTTGACTATGAATATTCTCCATCATTCCCTGAAATTGATAGAAATTACGAGCTTCAGGTGCTTTCACTTCATACGCAAAATTCTTAATAAGATTTTCTAAAACTATTCCATCACTTCCAGCAAAAAAACCTAATATATTTTCAATGAAATATCTTTCATCTTTTGTTAGCTTTTCCCAATCATTCAAATCAGCTGAATAATCAATTTCTTTTGCAGACCAAAACATGCTCTCATGTAAATCATACATCTTCTGCAATTTTGGATACTTATAAGGAAGTTGAACAAATCTTGAGTTGTCTTCCATAAGTAATGGTTCGGGTAGTCTATTATTTTCGGTCATCTTATTCTTTTAATGATAACAATATTTTTTTTATTCAATTTTTCATTATGAATAAAAAAATCATAATATTTTAGTTTAATTTAAAAAATAACTATAAAAACAAGTATCTAAATTCCACATACATCATCTAATTTTTGTTTCTGATAGTTTTCCATAAAATCTACATCATAATCTTTATATTCTTTTTCGTCTTCATATATAGTAGGTAAAATATTTGGAGATTTCAAATTTATTAAATAATCTTCAATAGTAAATACTTTTTTCCTAACAATAAAAAAATCATCGGTATCGTTTTTATTCGATTCTTCAATATTACGTTTACTTTGAAACGATCCCATATTTATTTTTATTATAAGAAAGATAATAAAAAAAATAAAGTTGCATTTATTACTCAAAATATTTTTATATAAAATATATATTTTAAATTAATAATAATAAAGAACAAATAACGATGAATCGTAATGAAAAAACTAGAGTAATAACATCTTTTTTTAAATATGAAGCTTATCCATTTTATTATTACTTAATACCAATATCAAAATCAGAAGCCAACACATGGATAACTTTTTTAAAATCTAAAACAGAAGATGAAGGAATTATGGCATTAATTAAATCATTATATATGGTAAGACATAATTTTATAGATTGTAAAGTATGGATAAGTTGTTTATGTACATCAGAAATAATAGATTTTATTGATCCATCGAAAATGAATATAGTAATTATATGTTCTATGATTATGAATGATAAAAGTAATGTTAGTACAAATATTGGAATATCTAAGATTCAAAAAGAATTCAAAAGTATTTCTATATTACTTCATTCAATGACAGCAAAAGCTACATTAAAATTAAATGATAAAAAACAAATAATGATTACAAGACCAAATTATACAATGAGAAAAATATTTTATGATTTTGCTAATAATTATTGTAATGAGAAAAAAATTATTGTTGAAAATTTTATTGTAATTGGAGATAAAAACGATAGAAACTATGTAAATAATTATTATAAAGATAGACAATATCTAAATTTCCTTTTAAAAAATACCGAAAGTTTTGATTTAAATAAAGTATTAAATAGATATAATATTTTTGATTTGCGAAGTTTTATTAAATACATAATTACTTATGAACAAGAAATTAATAGTACTTTCTTTGAATTTATACCCCGAATGAAAAATTATAATGAAATATTTACAGAAATATCTAAACCATTAAATAAAAATCGAAAAATAAAAAAAATTATTAATGAATTACTAGAAGAAGAAAGTAAAGAAGAAATAAAAGATGTAGATAAATATCTCGATAATAAATTTAAAATACAAATAGATTTAGATATTAAAGATTCTAAAACACGAGTTGAAAACATTAAAAAAGATAATTCTTGTTTTGCATATCATGAAGATTTAAAAATTATTGAATTTCCTATTGTTCTTTTAGATATAGTTATGTTATCAACATGTCTTGATGATAAAATTACCTATTATGATAGAAAGTAAAATATGTATTATATTGTAATATACATATTTTCACTATTGATTACTTACTTATTTTGCATAATAATATCATTTATATAAGTTCCTCTTGCTAAATGTGTAATTTCATTTATATTTGAAATTTCTTTTTTATTTAATGTATGTTCTGACATTGTTTGTGATACATTATCAATCAATAAAATTTTAGTATTTGTATTGTATTTATATTCATCTGGTAAATTACTTGTTATCACAGCAAATATCTGTTCTGTTGATTTGATAGGAAGTTTTTCATAATCTTTATATTTATCTTTTAATAATTTTTTTGATGTTTCATGCATAAATCCTTCTAATGCTCTAGAAAAAACATAAAGAGAACATAGTAATTTTTCAAAATGTAAATTCTTTATTTTAATATATTTACTAATTTTATCAATTATTTCATAGATTGATTGTCTAAATAATCGTATTGCATCTATTCTTGTTTCTTTATTTGTATATATGTGTCTAATATCTCTAGCAATATCAACAATTCCTTTCAAAATATATATTGAATAAAAAGGATTTGTAATTTCATTTTCGATTTTTATCCATTCTTCTAAAAATGTTTTGAATGAACTTTCCAAATTCTTAGAATCTTGTGATTCCATCGGTAAAATAATTAATGTTTGAATGATATCAATACAATAATGATCATAATATTTAAAAACATCAGATCTTTTGCTTATATTTTCTAGTCTTTTTATTACAACATGAGCAACTCCATTCTCCTCGTATTCATCCCAACCAGATTCCCAATCAATTTTTAAGGGGTGAAATATATTCTTAACAATTCTTCTGAATTTTTTTGCTTTTTTAGTTTTCTTTTTTAATTTAATCTCATCTGATACTGTAACTAAAAACAATTTTGGATCAGCAACCCAATCAAATCTATCACTAAGAAATCCTACATCTGTATGAGCTAAACTAGGCCATAAAGGTGAATCATCCATATTTGATATATATGAAAAACCAAAATCAATAATAACTGGATAGTATCCTAATGTTGGAATACAAAACTGATTATCTTCATCAATTCTATAAAGAAAAACTAAATCTTCATCACATTTTTTTATCATTATATTAAATGAATGTAAATCATAATGACTGAATTTTTTTTTCTTTTGAACAATACATATAGCCAAAAGAATTTGTTTTATTATTGAATATAAAATTTCCTCGCTAATCTTTTCACTTCTTATATAATTATAAAACTTTGAACTTCCACTGATATATTCATTCAAAATTACATCTGTTGTTATTGGATATTTATTTTCAATAACAAATGGATTTTCTTTTTTATCTTTATCTCTAAATTTTGCATCGATTTCACATTGTATTAATCCAATAGTTTTACAAAAATGAGGACAAAACAAAGACACATCATTTAAACCATTCATAACTTCATATTCATGAATTGATAAATAATTTATATACTGAGAAAGTTTAAATATGATATCATATTTTGTATTTTTTATTCTAAACAATCCTACTATTCCTTGTTTTCCTGGTTTATCCAAAACTTTGACAAAATCAAGCCATTCTTTATAAGATTTGTCTTTATTTTCTTCAAAAAGTTGTCTTAATTTATTGTATCTTTCAATATTTCCTTGAAATGTTTCCATTTTTAATGTAAGAAAAAATTACTTTAAATCTTTAAATAAAACAAAAATTGATTATTTGAAAAGTAATTTCAATATATTTTAAGTTACATACATAATGAATAACATATCCGAATTTATATCTAAAGGTAACGAAATTTGTTCGTCTAATAGTTTTTACAACACATTAGCTTTGGTTATTAAATACTATTTTTTAAGTGATAGAAGCGATGTAAATTTAATGGATTTAATGAGAGATGTTTCAAAATCAGAAATGGAATTTAAAACATTCATGGTTTATAAAAACTTTGCTGTAGATTTATATTATTCTCATGTTGAAAAAATTCTCAAAGAACATTCCGATAATCAAATATCTTATGATAATATTATCAATATTATTATTTACTTTGTAAAACACAAATATGATGAAAATCGTAATGTACTTTCGGTTTACATTACAGGTATGAATCATGAAGAAATGATTGAGAAATTTAATTTTATCAAAACAACGTATGAATTAAAAAAAGAAGAGTTATCTAAAGTTACCAAATTATTTGAAGCTATACAATTATTAGAAGAAGCTAATGAATATGAAAAAAAAGCTAAAAAATATAGAAACAAAGCTCTTACAATATTATATGATGTTCATAAAACATCAAAATTATTATTGAATTCAGAAAATTCTAATAACACAAATTTATTGTTAAATAAAATTTAAAAAATATTTATATATTTTGTAATATGATTATCAAATTCATTACAAAATATCCTATTCTTCTAAATCTTTTTATTCCATATTTCGTTTTTTATAACTTGTACGATTTTTATATTAAAAAGAATTTAAAAGTTATTTTTAAAATACTAAAAATGACAGATGAGAATACTCCTATACTTGACTGTAATGATGATGTATGTGATCTAAAAGAAATAGAAGATCAAAACATTTCAGATGAACAAAATGAAAGTGAGATTTTAAATGATTTCAACAATTTTAAAGATAATATATTTAATTTAGATTTAGATAATGAATTAAGAATTAAAATTATCAACAAGTACTATGCTAATAATAGTAATGATTTTATCGAAATTATTAGTACTATAGTTAGTATGTACACAATCAGTGGAACAAAATTATTACAGAAATATATTTTTATGATTATTACAGAAAGTATTATCTCCAATTTTTTAAAAATAGAATTATGTAAAAGTCTTATTAATTTCAAAGAACAAGAAGAAGAAATTTTAAGTGATGATGATGATGATTTTAAAGAGATAAAAATGTTTTCAAATGAACAAATTAAAATCAAAAATGAAAACAGAGAAAATATGGCCTATACTGCTATAAATTATATTTGTAGTTTCGTTGCTTTCGATGATAAATTACCTACTCTTTTAAAATTAGAAGCTATATTTCTTTTAATGAATTCAGATAAATACATTAATGAATCATTAAAATACTTCTTTCAAATCATTAATAATAGAAATTTAGATTGTTCTTATAGATATAAAACCATTTTATCTCTTGAATCTAAAAATATATCTAATAAAAAGCATTTCATATTTGAAAGTTGTTTAGAATTTTCACAAAAATATTTCAATGAAACAATGTATAGAATATTATCTTGTCAAAATTTACTTCAAAATCACGATTTTTATGATAGAAAAGATTCTTTTAATGACGTACAAAGATTATTATTATCATTTGCTGAAAGTGACGATATTGAATATAATTTACGTGCAGATGCTGCAGATGTTCTTTTGAATATTGGAGATGATGAAATGAAAAAGAAAGGAAGAAATATCATTATTGAATTAGGAAAAATTGGCGGAGGTATTCAAACTATTTATAACAATGCTCAGAATGTTCATGCAAAAGATATTGAAAAATCTGTATTAGATATAATTACAAAATTATCAGCATATCCAACAATCAAAATTAATGATGAATACATAACATTAAGTTTTGTTCAAGACAAAGTTTTAGAATTTCAAAATGAAATGAATGATATTAAATGTAATAATATTGTTTGTTTCAATAACAAAGATGGATATGGAAGAGATGAAAACTACTTTTGTTCATCAGCATGTAAAATATCTTTTGAAAATAAAACGAAAGTTGTTGTTTCTTTTAATAGAATATCAATGGATAAAGCATTATATTGTAACAATACTATATCTAATGTATTATTAAAAGTTTGGAGTTACATTGAAAATCATGAAGAAAAAACTCAAATGAAAAACAGATTAGTTGAAGAGTTAATTGAAATGGCCGGTACATGTTCTTCTGGATTTGCTTCGAGATTAGTGAATACTGTGACAGGATTTGGTGAATTCAATATCAGTATTTCTTGGGAAGATCAAATTGTATCCAATTTTTATGGAAGATTATCAGCATGTGCTAAAAGAATTACAGATGAAACATCACCATATTATTTTCATCTTTTTGATGATATATTTAAGTTGTATCTAAATAAAATTAAATTTATGTTACCACATGAACGAAAACAAAAATCAAAGAAACTTGAAAATGTTGAAACTCATGATACAAATAATAAATATACTTTTGAATTCAGAAAAAATAAATACTTACTTGGTAAAAACATAGATGATGTAAAAAAAGAATGTGTTGAAGAATTTTCTTCAGATGTTTTGAACGAAATGATGGAGAAGTCTTCTGATTTTCATAAACGAATGAATTTCTTATTATTCTTTAAAACTCATATGCCTGAAATACATAAAGAAATGTTTTCAGAATTCAAAGAATATATCACAGAAAGTGAATTTGATTTAGCTTTTAGACGAGCTGTATCAATTTATGATGGTGAAAATTAATTTAAATTTATAACATTTTTTGTGTTATAAATATAATTTTTCTATTTTTTTTGAATTTTTCGTTCTCGTTCTAAATTTAAAATAGTTTTTCGAATATGAACACCTCTTCTTTTATCACGACTTTTATCTTTTTGGAGTCTATCAATTCTTTGTTCTTTACCCATAATTATTTATTTTAGCATAGTAAAAATAATACAAAATCATTTTTTTAATAATTATTATATCCTCTCATAACATTCAAATATTCATATACAACATGTTGATTTATCAGCCAAAAATATAATGGATTATTATTATTTTGTTTTATATTTTCAATAATAGATTCTATATGATCTACATCAAAATATTTATAAAAAGCCCATTTAAAAACTTTTTCAGAATTAGTTTCAGATGCAAAAAGACATACATATTCTCTAAGATGATGAACAGAATCAAGTATCCATTTTACTTCATTTACATTATCAGTTTTTACAACATCATAAAATTCTTCTTTTTTAAAAATGAGATCCTTATCCTTAGTAATTTCTTTTCTAAGACATAAATAATTATAGAAAAAATCATAGTTGAATTTGTTTTTCTTTAACCATTCATAAGACTTACATCTATTGAGTAATAAAGCTTTTAAATAAAGTCTACCAGTAAAATTTGTTTTATTTATGTAGAAATTATCACTTATATAATTTAATATATCAATATTATCAGTAATCCTAATACACTGTTCAATATATTTTTTTACACGTTTATCATCAGATAATTTATTTAAATATTCATGTTCTAAAACCCATTTGAACATAGAAAGAGATGAATAAATATCTGTTTTAGAAGGAAAGAATTTTTTTTTATCGATAACTAATTTATTGAAATAAGAATTTACTTCAGATATTATTGTAATTTGTCCATGTTTTAAAAAAGATAAAATATATCTTAAAACATCATCATTTAATGTTTTTAAAATATTCATACTTTGTTAATTTTTATTTCAATAAATTAAATAATCAATTTTCCATTTATGACAAATGTTATATAATTTGTACATAAAGTGCATAAAATAATTATAAATTTCATAAATTTTAATATATTTATTATAAATAAATGGAAGAATTGTGGAAAATAATATTGTTTTATTTAATTTTAATACTTGTTGGAACAGTAATAGGATATTTTTCAGGTAAAACGGAAATAGATAAAGTTAGTTATTCATTTATAGGTTTTGTTATAGGTGCTATATTATCTTTAATTTTATGGTTTACAGCTGGAATTAAAATGGTTGATGAACAAAAGTAAATAAAAAATTGAATTTAAAGAGATGTATTTCTTTAAATTAATAAGATGACTACTAATATACAAAAACCTTTGATATTTTCAGAATTTGATGATATTAAGGTTTCTACTAAAACTTTCATAATTATGACAAATCTTTTGATAGACTTAAAAAAACTTTTTGAGTATTTACCTGTTACTGAATACAACTTTATTCCTAAAAAAAGAGGAAGAAAGAAGAAAAATATCACTACAGATACGACTAAAAATGTTCCTCAAGGTTCTATCGTTACTCTTAAATATGAAAATAGTATTAGAGGTATTGATTTGAAACCCAAAAAATCTCTTTCGAAAAAGAAGAAAAGCAAATGGTTTAGAAATTCATTTACAGTAGTCATTATTTTGGATGATAAACCTATTAACTTTAAAGTTTGTAAAAACGGAAAATTTCAAGTCACTGGTGTTAAAACTGATAAACAAGTCGAAGACTGTATCAAATATATTTGGTTTTATATCAACAATAAAGAAGGTGATATTTTCAAATTTTCGTCAGGTACTTTTCTTGAAGCCATTTTTATACCAGCGATGCGTAACATTGATTTCAGCGTTGGATTCAACGTCGATAGAGAAAAATTCGCTAGATATATGACTCTGCAAAATGATATGCATAGTCTTCTGGAAACCTCATTCGGCTATACGGGGGTGAACGTAAAATGTCCAGTGGAGACCGACAGAACAAGGCTTGAATTGAAACGTTTGACTTATGAAGATCATAACAACCCTGTTGAAAATATTATGACATATGGCGAATATCTTAAACTTTTGCCAAAAAAGGAGCAGATAAAGAAGCTTAATAAGAAAATTTTTATCACATTTTTGATTTTTCATTCAGGTAAGGTGATTTGTTCTGGACTTACAGGCGATTATATGAGAGAACCATATAATTTTTTTATCAATATTGTTCAGAAAGCAAGGCACGAAATAGAGGAAAAATTAGATGTTTAAGTTTTTAAACCAAATTGATGGTTTAAAAACGGTGGGATCTATTTACTTTGTGAATCTGTTCTAAATAGATTCACAAAGTAAATAAGATTTAAAGAAATATTTTTAATATAAAAATGAATATATATTATCAAAATAACATCCCTTTTATAATTGCATCTGAATTAGCATCTATTTTAGGATATGAGAATCCATCAAAAACAGTAAGTTGTTTAATATCAGAAAATAATAAAATATCTTTTAAAGATATTGAATCTGATTATGAAGGGATAAAAATAGATCCTCGAACTAAGCTAATTAATACTAATGGAATATTAGAACTTTTATCTTCTTCTAAAAAAGAAATAACATCTGATGTTTTAAATATATTGAAAAATATTGGAATTAATGAATCGGATATAAAATTAAATAAAAATGACATTTTAGAAAAAAAAGAATTACAAACTTATATTTATTGTTCTGAAAACAGAATGATATTTGAATATTTTGTAGGATATGAAATTGTTAGTTTATTAGGATATACTAACATTAATCAAGCATTAAGTAATAATGTATCAAAAAGTAATCAACTTGTTTTTAGAGAATTTCCAGGTGCAAAATCACCTCCATTAGACCCAAAAACCATTTTAATTACAAGAGCAGGTGCGATTGAATTATTAATTAAAACAAGAAAAAAAATTTCTTCTGATATTTTAGAAATGTTTAAAGAATTCGGAATAGAAACAACTAATCAAAAAGTTTTAACAAAAGAACAACAAACGTTATCAGCAATTTCAGATGCTTTTAAAACATATAAAATTGAAGATCAATATAAAGTTGGTAAATATTATTTAGATATGTATTTTCCAGATTTTAAAATAGTTATAGAATGTGATGAATTAGGACATGCAGATAGAAAACCATGGAAAGAAAGAGAACGAATGGATTTTGTAAATAGTGAATTAGGAATAGATGATTCAAATTGGATAAGATTTAATCCAGATGAATATGGTTTTGATGTTATTGCTGTTATTAATAAAATTATAAGAAAAATTGGAGAATTAAATATTGTGAGATATATTGAACCTGATAATAAAAAAGAAGATAATGAGGAAAATAAAATAAGTTTTACTAGAGATGATTTTGAATTTGAACCGATCACAGCGAAAATTAAAGCACCACCTAAGCAATTTTTAGAAGAAAAAATAAAAAATGGAGATTCAATATTAAAAATAGGTCAATCTTTAGGAATATCTTCAAAACCTGTGGAAAAATGGTTAAAAGAATATAATTTAACTACAACACCTAGTAAAGATAAATATAAACCACCTCCAAAAGATGAATTGTTTCAATTAATTTCAACAAAAAATCAAAATGAAGTCGCATTACATTATAAACAATCAACTCATATAATAAGAAAATGGATGAAACATTATAATTTAAAATTAACAGAAATAAAAAAGAATAAAGTCGAAATTGATAAAAAGGAAGTTGTTGATTTAATAAATGAGGGTAAAAATATTATAGAAATATCTGAAAAATTAGGAGTAACAGAAGTAGAATTAAATAAATATATAAGAATGAATAATATAGAAAAAATACCTCCAAAAAAAGATTTGGAAGAAATGATAAATAAAAAAAGCAGAGATGAAATTGCTGATTTTTACAAAACAACAAGAACAACTCTTCGAAAGTGGCTTCAATTATATGATTTAGATGATATAAAAAGATCTTCATTAAAAGTTAGAGTACGTGTAGTTTCAACAAATAATATAACTGTTGAATATGATTCAATAGTTGAAACTTGTAAAGAATTAAAAATGAGTCATAATAAACTTGAAGAAGTTGCAGATACAGATGAATTGTATAATGGTAGAAAATTTTATTTTATAAGAAATACAGAAGCGTAAATTATTTTTTACCATATTGGTAAAAAATAAAATGGTTAGATATAATTTAATGTTTTTTAACATTTATTAAAGTATATAAAGGGTTAATATTTTTTGTTTTTTCTTTAATGATAAATTCTCTTCGTCGTTGTTTTTCACATTCAGAACAGATGCTAACAAAAGAGTATACTCTTGTATCACAAAACCAACAAAATTTAGCCTTATCTTTCATAGATGTTTTTATTAAACAAAACATATATTTAAATAATCATTTTTTTTATTATATATAAATAAAAATGAGTTTAACATCGACAAATTTAGAACGTTTCTTTTATAAACTAAAGAATGATGAATGGAAAAATATAATTGTTGGATTAACAACATCAGATATGTTATTAATAATAAATGAAATTTCTTTTGCTGATTGGAAAAATATTGTATATGATTGGTATAAAAAAACATCTCCAAATTTTTCATTTATAGAACTTCTAAAAATACAATCATATTTCGATATAAATAATGCATATGCTCCAGAACAATTATTGGAATTTTTTAAAAACCAATCATATTCATCTTTAAAAATTTTATTTATGTCACTTTGTAAGCCGTTATATTTAGAACACTTAAAAAATATAATTGTTTATATGCATATAAATCCTGAAATATTGAAATTAATAATTGAAGAACAAAATGTAAAAACATTGACAAAAAGTATAGGTATTATATAGATTTTATTCGTTAAGAATATGTTTCCATAATCTGGCGTAACGTATAATGTCATCGTCTTTAACATTTAAATTATAAAAGTAATTGACAATAGGTATATTATTATTCATTTTCTTTTTTAATAAGAAATCAAGTTTTTTAGAATCTATATTATTATTTTTACCAAGAATCATAAATGAAGCAACAAGAGCAGGTGGATTTAAATTTTTGATTTGTTTTTCAGAGAAACGATTTTCAATGAAATCATTAATGGTATTATGATTGATGTTAATTTTATTATCAAATAAAACTTGTTTATCATTGTAAAATTCAGTATCTAAAAAAGAGTTAATGATTTCAATTACATTGGTTGTAATAATTTCAAGGGGTGTTTTAAATTTTCTTTTTGAACGTAAATCTTTTCTGTTAATAGCTCTTTTATTGAAAAATAGTTCGGATTGCATTTTTATTATAATTCAAATAATTTTTAATATTTCAAAGTGTGATTTTTATATCGTGAAAAGTATATAAAAATATAATAGATAAATTAAATAATGAATAAAATCATAATTAAACAAATGATAACTAAAATTTTAAAGTAATCATTTTTATTTTTATTTGAAATTGTGAAGTTTTCAATAGGATTATTAACTTCAGCAGAAATAAACGTATAAAAATTAGGAAAATCTTCTGCTAGAAAGTTATTAGAAGATTGTATGTCATTGAATGTTATGTTTCCTAAAGCTAAATTTTCTAAAGTAGTTTCTTTAAGTCCATTGTTTTTGATATTCCATAGTTGTTTAGAAATAAAGTCTTCGCGTTGATAAAGAAAAGGATAATCAACAAAAAGACGTATACCAGGAATATCTGGAACTCCAACGACTACATTATCTTCGATTTCACACATGTTTTTACCTCTGATAATTTTAAAATAACCCCTATCACCCCATTCTGGACCCCAAGAATTTCTCACAATCCAATATTTTTTTCCACGAGAAGTTTCACCCCAACCCATAATGACGATGGCATGTCCACCAATTTTCTCAGATTTACCATCATATTGATAAATACCTTTTCCATTCCAATCCATAAAATCTTGATGAACCATAAATCCGCTTGTAACAGGACCCCATTTATAAATTTCTTTTCTAATATTGTATTCTGATCCAGAAGGTTTAGTAGGATCTGCACTTTTCGTGCCTGGAACCATATAGAAACCACCAGCTTTGAATACAGTCATTCTTTTTTTGGATGAAGGACATAAATCATAAAATCCAGTAGAATATTCACCACAAACAGCATCGATTTCATCAATATTTGTAAGGTCTGGAGTACTATTATCAAAGTTATCTTCGTTTCCATAAAAAAAACAATTATCATCGGGAACACCATATCTATAAAGATATTGCCAAGCGTTAAGAAGATTTTCACCAGAACAAGAATAAGTCGATTCATCATTATCGCTAATAACAACTGAATCTGTATAATCAAATAATTTTCCTTTTGAAAGATTAGTTTTTATTTCTTTAAGAAAAACATTGACATCATTAGTTTTGAATTCATTTAAAGTGCAAAAAATCATTTTTGCAGGTGATAATTTAGGATTATATTTACCTTTTGAATATATGGATAATCTAGATGAAAGAGTAAAACTGCTAGAAAAGGCCCAACAAGAACCGCATAATCCTTGATCTGTAGGAGAATAAATATAGTCATTCCAAACTACTCTTCCATCAAAATTTTGAGGCAATTCAGATTTCAGATTGACTGTTTCTGTAGCTATATTTTGTTGAAGAAGAACTGATAATTTAGCTTGAAATGATGGAGTTGAAGCTAAATCCGTTCCTACTGATTTTCCTTTTTTCCGTTGAGTTTTATATTGCAATGCCGTTTTATCTTTTTTAACTTTGATTTTTCTATCAACAACAATTTCTTGTTTTTTAGTTAATTTGGTTTCTTGTAATTTTTGAACATCAGCTTTAATTTCATCTGTATCAATTTTTTTAACAGATGACATTCTTGCTTCTTTTCTTTGTTTATATCTAGCTGTATCGACAACAACAATATCTGAGTCAACATTCAAAAGTTGATTTAAAAGATTTGAAGTATCTTGATTTGTTTTTGAACTGGATTTTCTACCGCTTTCACCACTACCTAAACCAGCTTGAGAAGCAACATCCATAACTCTTTTTATAGATGCACTAGTATCAGTATTTACACTAGCAATAGGATTACCTCCAGTTTCAAGAGCAACTCCAGCATTATATTTTTTTTTGCTTAAAATAGCGTTAGGATTTTGTCTAGCTCTTGAATTAATATCTGAAAGACTTGGATTAGAATTTTGAATATTACAATTAGTGCAAGTAGATGACATTTTTTTATTATAAGAAACTAATATTGGAAAAAATTGATTTTTTATTTGTTTTTTTTGATATAAAAACAACTGGATACATTATTATTATTATGAAAACATCGAGATCAACATCAGCAACATCATCTGTAATAGATGAAAATGTCATTTATTATGGTGAAAGAGGAAATGAATTCAAGGAGTTTCTTTTTAATTTACTTGTCAAGTCTAAATTAAAAAGAAAGTATATTGATTATTTGGTGGATGATGAAAGTATGGAAACATATCATAAAGCATTTACATCTGATACAGCAGATGAAGAGAATAATTACCAGCTATTTGAACAACTTGGTGATATTTCAGCTAATAAATTTTTGGTTTGGTACATGCATAAACGATTTCCACAATTGAATTGTAGTCAAGGTGTTAAAATAGTTGCGAGATTGCGAATCAATTATGGTGCTAAGCAGTCATTTTTTTCTATAGCAGAGTCTTTAGGGTTCTGGAAATATATATCAGCAAGTGAGGAACAAAGAAATAGATGTAAAAAACCATTACTTGAAGATACGTTTGAAGCGTTTATAGGAGCGACCGAATATTTGATTGATAAGAAATTGCGAGAATATGTAGGATATTCTGTAGTATCAACAATATTAGAGAATATATTTAATGATATTAATATATCATTGAAGTATGAAGACTTATATGATGCAAAGACAAGATTAAAAGAATTGTTTGATTTTTATAATCAAGAAATTATTGGAACAGTATTATATGAAAATGAAAAGAATATGGATGAAAAACTGAATACAACTAAGGTTTATCAGATAGTTGGAGATAAAAAAGCGATTTACGATGAAAATAATAAAATAAAGTATATTCCAAGTGGTAAACCAGCCAAAAAAATGTTTTTAGGAGAAGGAACAGCATCTTTGAAAACAGATGCTGAACAAAGAGCAGCGAATATGGCATTAGAGACCTTTAAAGCAAGAGGAATTGTAAAAATAGTTCCTGAATTTTATAGTTTTATAAGTAAATAATTCGTATGAATACAAATAGAGTAAATTTTGCATCAAAAAAGAATTTTTATATTAAAGAAAGCGTTGTTTAATATATATAATATATGTCTGTTAAGATAAATTTAGTTGATGAAATATGCTATGAAAAAGCAAGTTTATTGATTCACAATATTTTTTATAAGAATGTAATGATTGAACTTATTGATATCTATTTTAATTTCAAGTATAAAAATATATTGTATGATATAAATTCTGTTTTTATTTGTTATGAAAGTGACAAAAGTGAATATGTATATAATATTGATAACTTTATGTTTGAAAAAAACTTATGGGTAGATATAGATATAACAAAAATAATTAATATATCTGGTGTTATAATTGAAAATCTATTTTTAATTGAATTTCATATAAAAAATCATGATATTTTTTGTGTTGATGTATATAAAAAGATATTGTTTGAAAAGAAATTTTATTTTTCTCCAAATTTACCTCAAGTAATTGTTATTAAACATATTTTAGAATTTATAGATGAAATAAATGAAAATTTTGTATATGATTTATATAGTGATTTAATAATATTTAAAGAAAATAAGTCATTGTTTTTTAGAGAATTGGATATATTTCGTAGAAATATTCCAGATAATTGTGGAATATGTTTTGAGACTATATCAAATGATTTAAAAACAACATGTTGTAAACAACCGATTTGTAGATTATGTGTAAATAAAATAAAAAAACCAGTAAAATGTCCATATTGTAGAAAAGATTTTTATTAAAGTTTTTTTTCAAAAAAGTGGTATAAAGATATGAACATAAAAAAACAAATGGTAAATGGTAATGAAAAAAGAAATTTTGTATCCAATTTTTTTAGAATGTTTAAAGTATATAAATGATGGTTTTTGGGAAAATATTTTTGAAGATTTAGCTTATGGAAGAACTCCATATGGAACATATATTACAAAAGATACATTATGTTGTAATTATAAAGATAAGGAATTTCAATATAAAATTGAAAAGAAAAATTCTGAAATATTATATAATGAAATTTATTATCTATTACATAAAAAATTAGGAGTTCTTTCGTTAAGAGATAAGGCAAACAAACAATTGGATTTTCAAATGATAGAAAATGAAATAAAAGAATGTAGAAAAAGTTGGTCAAGCATACGTAAGAAGAACATTAAAGATTTATTAATCGAAAAATTTGTTTTGGATATGAAAACTAAATATTCTTTGACATATCTTCAGACACAAAAACTTTTATCAGGTATATATATAGGTTTAATATTCAAAGTAATACTAGTAAAAGACATTGAATATGTAGGTGGAAAGATTATTTCAATAAATGGAATAAAGTTTTCTGAAAATAATTATGAATTTGAAAAAAATATATATGATAATAATATTGAATTTAGAAAGTGTATTATAATAGAAAAGAATGAAATGAGTGAAAACTGGGAAAAATATATTGTTAATTTAAAAAAATTAGTGCAGTATTGAAATTAATTTAAAGAAATTGAAAAAATAAATTAAGATAATACAATGAAAAACATTTTGTTTATATTTGTTACAATGATTTCTACTATATTAGCAACAACAACATTAAATGAGTATAGAAATCAGTATATTGATTACTGTAAACGTTTTGATAAAGAAATTAGTGAATATGGATTCAACAATTTCTTAGAATCGTTGGAATTAGTTCAAAATGGAAATAAAGAAAGCGGAAATTGTCGTTTTTATTTAACACAATATAGTGATACTGAACAAGAAAACCGAATATTTAAGAAATGTAATAATTGATTTTTTATAAAAAATTTATTATAAAAATTCAAAAATGTTATCAACATCTGCTTTAATATATATAAAATGTTTAGAAAAATATTTTAATAATGATGTCGATGATTATAGTAATATAATATATGAAATATGTTCTTTTTACTTGCCTAAATATGAATATTCTTTAGAAACTCTTTTTTTTAAAAGATATTACATACCTTTTACTTTAAAAATGAACTATCATGAAATGAATAAAAAATTTACTTCAGTTCCAAAAAATCCAAATTATAGAAAATGTAACTATGAATGCCAATTTTTATATAATATTGAATATTTTTTTGTAGAATATAAACCATTTGGTCAATATTTTCTAACTTATAAAGAAGCATTGAATAATTTCAGATGTGCTTTTAGTTATCTTTACTTAAAAAAAAAAGAATTGGTTTATTTATATGAATCAATTATAGTAGTAAGAGTAATAAGAAAATATGTAAGACGAAAAAAATCAGTATTATAATTATATTTCTTATAAATTAAATGAACTACTTTTCATTTAAATTATTACATGATTTATTAATTTCAAAAAATACTAATTATTTGATTTATGAAGAGTCTGGTATGATATTAGGAACAGTTGATATTATAAATAAAAAATATATATCATTCATTGGAGTTAAAAAAATTATTCTAATTAATTTATCTTTATCAAGTAATATTGATGATATACAATCTGAAACAATATTTATTGATGTTATAAAATTTTTAAAAAAATATCCTTATTTACAAAGAAAATATAATGTAAATAACTATTTTGATTTTTTTGTGTATTTAAGTGATAGATATAATTTTGTAGGTCCGTCAACATTAAATATAACTAATTTTGAAACAAATTTGTTTATTGGTGCTATTCCAGAAGATTTAGAAGAATATTCAATATTTTTAGATGAATTTAAAATAGATTCGATCATTAATATGTCACATGAAAATTATTATATAGATAATATAAATGTTTATAGTTATCCGATAGATGAAAACATAAATGAAAAGGATAAGCTTTTAAAAGCAGTTGAAAAATTAAATGAACTTGTTTCCAATGAAAAACGAATTTTTATACATTGTTTATTAGGAAGAAATCGAAGTGCTTCGGTGTTATTATTATATTTAATCAAATATAGGAATAAAAGTTTATTGGAATCATATTTAGAAATATATTCTAAACGAAATATATGTATAAGTAAAGAATTAGGAAAACATATTTATGATGAATGTAGTAATAATCCTGAAGAGTTAGCATTATTTCGTATAACAGCTGATACAATTAATTGTGATAATAGAGGAAATGAGTATTATTTTAGTACATATGGTTTAGATTTTTTTGAACTTCAAAAAATTAAAGACCATGTTGTTTAGTTTTATTATATTTTTCAATATCTTTTTCAATATTATCAATAGATTTGTGAGTTTCAATCAAATATACTGAAATTATTTTTTCTTTTGGAGATGAAAATATTTGTTGTTTTGAAAGTTTTGTTTCTTCGTCTCTTACAGGAGCTTGAAGTTGTTCGATCCAGTAAAACGTATTATTAACTAGTTTTTGTAAGGAATCTGAATCGAATACATCATTAGAAATCATTTGTTTAAATAATTCAACATCAAAACTGTTATAAATGTTTTGTTTTATTTTGTCGTTTCTTTTTATAATATTAACAAGTTTGTCTCTCACTTCACAAAATAAATTAACAAACCAATCAACATCTACTTTTCCAGATATTACTTGTTCGTTAATTAAATCATAAAAAGCTTTTTTCATTTGTTCTTCTATTTGTTGAGATATTCTATCTAAATTTGACATTTTTAATTATACATAATTCATTTTTAAATGATATATATCAAAGAGGGCTTAAAAAAAATAATAGATTCAGATTACATAAAAAATACCAATGTCCAAGCGACCATGCTGTTTGGTTAGCAAGTATAGATAATAAAGTTGACATGAAATGGATTCAACCATTTATTACTTAACAGAACGAGGATTTTAATTTATTTTTTATATTTTTTCCTGAGATAATATAAAAAATGGCAGTTATTGATAAAAACGCTTCTAGCAGAGAAAAAAGCCTTTTACTTATAGCTTTTATGTGTTTTGTAATTTTTTATCTTATTCTTAGAATTATATTTGCGGTAATAAAATACCCAAAAGATAATTTTTGGAAAGTATTGATTGCTTTTGTCGGTTCCGCAATTATTACTTTTTTGTGTAGTTATCTCGGTGCATTAGATCGTATTACGTTATATTTCTATCCCGTAAAAATGGAGGAGGAAGATGTAAATGTGAAAAAACCAAAACTGGAACTGGAACCAAGTCCGGAAAAACCAAATCCAGAAAAACCAATCCCAAATTAATTATTATTCTAATATATAATAAAAGAAAATGAATATGACGTTAAATATTTAAACTAAACGTTTCAATGAAAACATTGCGAAAAATTGTATAAAAGGATTTGGGAAAGCAGGTGAACGGTTATCTGATGATTCTGCTTTTATTAAATCTCCTGTTGGAAGTCTTACAGAAAAAGAAAGAGTATCATTAGGTTTAAATTTAATAGTTTGTGACATACCACCACCAATTTTTGTAAATACAGGTGATTCTTGAATATCAAAAATAGGAACTCTAAAAAGAGCTTTATTACTATGTGGATTATTAGAATAAATGATGTTTCTATTTTGGCTACAAGTATTAGAAAGTTCAACATAAACATATGGATAAAAACTTATACTACCTCCAAGTCCAGATTTGATTATTTCAGTTGGCATTAAAAGACTTAATAATTCTATTTCATAACAAACTAATTCTTGTTGTGATGTTAAACTACCTGTATAAACAAAAGGATTCAAATTATCATGTGAAATATTCATAACTTCTATCAATGTTCCAGCTGATGGAATAACATCAAAATGAGGAAATACAGTGATAGTATTTGTTAAACTATCATATGAAACAACTCTTTTATACTCATTAATCGTTGTTGGATCATAATTATAAATAGAAGGAACAATTCTAATAAATTTTGAATTATCTAAGTCTGGTATGACAACATCTACAGTAACTGTAGATGTTGTTGCTGATAATATTATTGGATTAGCCATATATTTAGGTGGAAAATTTGGAGGTTCAACTCTTATTGAATAATTTTGTAAAGCATTCCAATCTCCTGGAAGTAATCCATCAGAAGTATCTAAATTTAATGTATGTGTAATTTCATCAAAATGAAGAATTTTTTTCCAATCATTAAGACTTTCGTTAAAAAGTAAATAATTGACATATCTATTAGGAAATTTATTTAATGTTGCTGGAACCCAAAAAAAAGGATATTCAGAATTTGTTAAATCAGTTGGGTCATATATATTTATTTGATTTCCAGGAACAAATGTTTCTGGAAACGAACTATCAACTGTTATTTTTGCTCTATCATATCCTGGATATGAACCTAAAAATTCATATTCAGTTATTCTTCTTCTATTATAAAATGCTGAATCTTCTATTATCAATCCAACATAATATCCATACAATTGTTGTAATCTTGGAACTGAATTTATTATAAATGTCTGTGTATTACTACATCCTGATAAATCAGATGTTTTAGGTAATACATTGCATACTAATTTTTTTACATTTCCTATATTTACACTCAAATTATTAGATGTCCAAGAAATTATAGGAGTTGCTTTACAAACTGGATCTATGCAATCTATACCTGTTCTTCTTCCTGTTTGAGACAATGGAATTTCAAAATTTGAAGGTTCTGGAAATCGATTTCTATCACGATAAGTGCTATCAATTTCTAAGTATCTTGTATTACTCATTTTTTCTATTTATTGTATTTGTTATATTTTTTTAAATTTATTAGTTTGTTTTTTTTTTAAGAAAATTTTCTTTAAGATAAAAAAAGTTTTATTTTTTATTTCTTTAAATAAAATGCCAACAAAAACAAAAAAATATAATATAGAACGTGATGTAGCTGGTATATTAGATGATGATGATAATGATTCTAATCTAGAGATAATTACACCTAGATCTGAAGATAGATCATCACGAAGATCTAAAATAAAATTAGATGATGTTAGGACAGGAGATTTATCAACACTATCTGATTATTTTGAATCACAACCTACACCACGAATTGTTCCACGAGTTGTTCCAAAAGGAGATGTATCAACATTATCTGATGATGAATTATTATCTGAAATAGATAATTTACCACAACCTGCATCACAAGTTGTTCCAAAAGGAAATGTATCTGGAGAAGAAAAATCTGCAGATGGTAGAAAACGTAAAAAATCAATTAAAATGATAAAGAAAAAGTATAATAGTAAATCAAAAAAGTATAATAGTAAATCAAAAAAGAAAAAGTATAATAGTAAATCAAAAAAAATACAAAAATCTAAGAAACATTCAGATGGAAAGAAAAAACGTAAGTCTAAAAAAAGATCTATTAGACGTCGTAAGTAATATAATATAAATTAAATTATTCTTTCTAAACACATTTTACATTTTTTACATTGTTTATTATTAATAGGAAACCAACATGACCATGTTTCACATAAAATTTGTTTAAAGTCATCACAGAAATTAAATAAATCTTTTTTATAATATTTTATCAATGGAACTCTAAATCTTTCAAATAATAAAAAATCATTGTTTTTTAAATCAAAACATGCTTCAGAAGTATTTTGATTTAAAATAACATCTTTTTTCCAGTTTTTATCATCTCTAACGATTGCTATATAACCATCGATATTATAATTTTTACATATCTGCGCAATATAAGAATATTGATTTATATTTTCATAAAAGTTAAATGTAAGTTTTTTTATTTCATTATCTAATGTTACATTATTGATAATATTTATGTTTTGTAGTTTTTTGTTATATTGGTTATTAATTTTTGAAAATATATTATGTATAGTAGTTAATTCATTATTATGACTTTTTCTTTTATCAATTTCACATGAAATATATATCGGGTATATTTTTGAATCATCAGAAGAATATTTTAAAAAATAAAGCAATAAAAATGTTGAATCAAAACCACCTGTCCAAAAAATATGAAACTCTTTTTTATCTTTATTAATTTTTATCATGTTTAAAGATATTTATTTTATAAATAAAATGTTATTAAAAGATTTTTATAAAAATACAGTTGATTTAAATGATAGTTTAAAAGGAGGATGGGGTAAATTGTATTATGGAGTATTTTCAGATGTAATTAGAGAACATAATTATAAAAATATTGCAGAAATAGGTATAGGCTATGGTACTCATGCGAAATATATCTTAAAAAATAATGATATTGAAAAATTATATTTGATAGATCCAATGAAAAAATATGAAAATGATGGATTTGTTGATGATATTCTAAAACATGAAACTTCATATTCAGATCATTTTGAAGAAATGTATGATTTAATAAATAATGAATTGCAGCCATGGAAAGATAAGTATAAATGGTTTCGTCAAGAAAGTATAACAATTACAGAAGACCAAATAGCGAATGAAAGTTTGGATTGTGTATTTATTGATGGAAATCATGAATATTCTTATGTATTGAAAGATTTAAACTTTTGGTGGCAGAAAATAAGAGTTAACGGACAACTTTTAGGAGATGATTATTCAGTTCATTCGGGAGTTCCTCAAGCGGTTCATGAATTTGTTAAAGAAAAAAAATTGAAATTGGATTTGCTGAATAAAAAAGATTGTGATCATATCATATATAGAATTAAAAAAATTAACTAGAAATGTATTAAAATCTAATAATAAATTAAGATTTAAAAAGTTTTTGTTGTTATGTAAAAATGACAGAGAACACAATTTATATAAAAGAGTTGAATCCAGAAATTATTGCTCCAAGCACAAAATCATATCTAGAGGAAGGAAATTTTGGTGGAAGTAAGACAATGGTTATCGGAAAGCCAGGTTGTATGGCTATTAATACTCCTATTTTAATGTATGATTGTTCAGAAAAAATGGTTCAAGATATAGAAGTTGGAGATATTGTAATGGGTGATGACTCAACACCAAGAACAGTTTTAGAATTATGTAGAAATATTGATGAAATGTATGATGTTGTTCCAAATAAAGGAGAAAAATATACTGTTAATAAACAACATATTTTAGTTTTAAAAGCATCGGGTGGATTACCTAAAATAGAAAAAGGTACTGAAATTCATATGACTGTCGATGAATTTTTAAAAAAAGGTAAAAGTTTTCAAGAACATATGAAAATATTTAGAGTTCCTTTACAATTTGATTATCAAAAAGTAGATATAGAACCATATCTTTTAGGATTATGGTTAGGTGATGGAAATAAAAATACTACTGAAATAACTAATATTGATGAAGAAATAATTAGTTTTTTACAGAATTATTGTAAAGAAAATAATATGTGTTTGAATCAAAAAGGAGAGAGTATTACTTATTATATTTCTAGTGATAAAGGAACTAAATTAAAAAATAATTTCAAAAATGCATTAAGACAAAATAATTTATTGAGGAATAAACACATTCCTATTGAGTATAAACGTAATTCAAGAGAAATTCGTTTACAATTACTCGCAGGACTTTTAGATACTGATGGAAGTTATGATGAAAAAGGAAATGGTTTTGATTTTATTCAAAAAAATGAACGACTATTTAACGATTTTCTTTTCTTGGCTCGATCTTTAGGATTTTCTGCTTATAAAAGAAAAACTAATAAAAGTTGCACTCATAAAGGTAAACAATTTACCGGTATTTATTTTAGATGTTTTGTATCAGGAAAAGTTAATGAAATTCCATGTAAAATTAATAGAAAAATAGCACGATTTAGAAAAATAAATAAAGATAACTTAGTTTCTGGATTTAAATTAATTCCTAAAGGTGAAGATCAATATTATGGTTTTACTCTTGATGGAAATCATAAGTTTCTATTACCAACTTGTGATGTTCTTCATAATACCGGTAAAAGTACATTAATTGCAAGTTTACTTTATGCTAAAAAAAGTATTTTTCCTGTTGGAATAGCATTTTCTGGTTCAGAAGATTCAAATGGATTTTTCAGAAAAATTATGCCTTCAACGTTCGTATTTAACGAATATAACGAAGATCAAATTAAGTCATTTATTAGAAGACAAAAAATTGCAAAACAACACCTTATCAACCCCTGGTCAGTCATCATCCTTGATGACTGTACTGACGACCCTCGTGTTTTTAATACTCCACTTCAGCAAGGAATTTTCAAGCGCGGGAGACACTGGTCTATGTGGTACATCGTAAGCCTACAGTATGCTATGGATGTGAAGCCCGTGATAAGGACCAATGTCGACGGGGTTTTCATACTTAGAGAACCCATATTAAAGAACCGAAAAGCACTTTGGGAAAATTACGCCAGCATTATACCTGACTTCACTACATTTTGCTCACTTATGGATCAGCTTACCGATGATTTCTGTTGTATGTATGTAAGTAATCAATCAAAGTCAAATAACTGGCAAGATTGTGTATTTTGGTATAAAGCATCACCTGTCCCAGCTGACTGGAAATTTGGATGTGATGAATACTATCAGTTCCATGAAGATAGATTTAATACTGCTTATGTAGATCCTTTTGATTAATATATAATATTATAATAGTTTTTCTTTAATTGGTAAAAAATAGTCAATTTATTTTTCATTTTTCTTAAAAAATGAAAAACTGTTTTAAAGAATTGTTATTTATTATAAAACTAATGTCTGAACCTATTAATATTGTTAAACTTATTGAAGAAAATCCTAATACTAAATTATCTAAATCTTATGAATCAAAACTGATTAATAAACTAAAAGATAATTTTGCAACTGAAAAGCAACAACTTTTCATATCCAGCTTTTATTGTTATTTAAATTATAAATCATATGACTTTGTTATTGATTTAGATAATATATGGAAATGGTTAGGGTTTAGTAGAAAAAACGATAGCAAGAAAGTATTAGAAAAACATTTCAAAGCAGATATAGATTATAAAATAGTTTTACGGCAAGCTCCGCAAAACCTCTCAGGTGGAAGACCGAGTGAAAAAATTATGATGACTATTAAGACATTCAAGAAATTATGTTTGAAAGCAAATACATCAAAAGCAAATGAAATACATGAATATTATATAAAATTAGAAGAAATACTTCACGAGTTAATAGATGAAGAATCTAATGAATTAAGACTTCAATTAGAACAAAAAGAGGATGAACTTCTTGAAATCAAAGAAGAACTTGAAGAAAAAGAAACTCTTATTGAAATTCATGAAGAAGAAAATAAAAAAAAATCTAACCGTATTAAACTCTTAGAAATTAAAGCTTCTAAGAAAGGAGAACGAATAGAGCAAGGAAAAAATGTTGTATATCTTATTACAAATGAATATCTTGAAAAAGATAGAACTTTCATCGTAGGTAAAGCTATATGTTTGGCTAGTAGATTGTCTCAGTATAACAAAAATGCAGAACACGAAGTTGTATACCATAGAGAATGCAAAAATGCTAAACAAATGGCATTAATTGAAGAAAATGTATTATATAAACTTGATAAATTTAGAGAGAGATGTAATAGAGATAGATTTATTTTACCTAAAGATACTGATATTTCAGTATTTACAAATGTTATTGATCACACATGTGATTGGTTTAATGATGTTATTGAAGATGTAATTGTTGAAAGACTGAAAGATGATAAAGATAAAGAATATTATGAAGATAATAAAGAATATATAAAAGAATATAAAAAACAACATTATCAAGAAAATAAAGAAGAAATCGAAAAAAAAAAGAAAGTATGGTATGAAGAACATAAAGAACAAGTAAGTATCTATTATAAAAAATATAGAGAAGAAAATTTAGAAAAAATCAATGTACAAAAGAAAATATATAAGGAAGAACATAAACAAGAATATAAAGATAGAAATGCTAAATATTATACTGAAAACAAAGAAGAAATTCAAAAGAAAAAAAAGATTTATCAAGAAGAGAATAGAGATAAAATTAAAAAACAACGAGATGAATATTATGAAAAGAATAGAGAAAAAATTCAAGCTAAAGACAGAGAAAGAAATCCAAAAGTAATATGTGATTGTGGTTTATCATTATGTAAAAGATCTATATCTGCCCATAAAAAATCTAAAACCCATGAAAGTTTTATGAAAATAAAGATAAAAGAGTATTTTAATACTAATGTTTTGACCAAAATTATAGAAAACAACAAATTAGAATCTTTTTAAAATTTATATCTAATCGTATATAAATTTATTTAAAAAATAGAAAATTGATTTTTTTAAAATATACATAATATAATTTCAGATAATGAAAACAGAAACCTTAACTCAAATATTAGAATTTTCAGAAAAAACCTTTTCTGAAGGAGAACATTTAGAAGTTTCAAATAGTTTGAAAAGAATATATGAAAAAACCGAGGATGAAGATGATTGGATGAATTTTACTGAGTCTGTTAAAATATATGATCATAATCATATGTATCATGATATTGAAATTACACATTTTAATTCAACAAATACAGAATTATTATATAGATTCAATATTTGTGGTAAAATTGAAGAGGGAAATATTGAAAAATTAAAAAGAAAAATATATTTATATTTAAAAGGAAGTTGTGATTCAGATATCAAATGTAGTGATCTTTATTGCTGTTATAATTTTAAACATTATTTAGATTTTTATGGTTATAATTTAGTAGATACAGTTGATCTTGAAAATGGTATTCCAGCAAATACAAGAGAATTTATAGATGAATTTTATAAATATTTTGTTGAGAATATTTTACCTACTATATTAGAATCTAAAATTACATTAGAAAATTAGTAATTATTTATTTAATTTATATCTTACTACAAGATATAAATATTTATATATATCATTTGAAATAATCAGTAAATTGTTTCATTGTATTTTTTCTTTATAGGATGATATAAGTGATTTTTATCGATATCAGAAATTTTCCATTCGTATCTATATAAAATATTTTTGAGTTCTGGAGTTCTAAATTGACGAAGCTTATTATGAAAACACAACGTATTAAACATAATTTCGATAAAAAATTCTTTATTTTCATTAGCATAATCAGATCATATTTTTGTTCAGTAGATGATTTAACAAAATGAAAAAATGATATTTTAAAAATTGTGATCTTTAATATAATTGAAATGATTTCTCCTGAAAATGATGATGGAAATATTGAGTATAAATTAAAATTATTGAATATTGATGATTCAAGAATAAAAACATTAGCTACTCAAATGAGATATAGATGTCAAGAGGGAGATGGAGAATGTATTTATAATTTAGGTATAAGAGATGATGGAACTATGGAAGGAATGACAGATATAGAGTATGAAGAGACTATAAAAAATA